TTTTAGATTCAATAATTTTAGTGTTTATACATCTATTCAATTCAATTATATCATATCTCCTATGATTACCATTAGTTCTTATTGAAGTTATAATTCCATTGCTCTCCCACCGTCTTAGTGTTGATTTGGATACTTTTAAATATTCAGATGCTTCATTCAAATTTAACATTTATTTATTTATTTTTTTTATAAACTATATATAAATAAAAATAAAGTCAATTTTAGTTAATTTTGAATAATAATAAGCAAATATAAATAAGAATTTATCTAACTGTTACTACCCCAAAATTTTTCACTTGAATCATTAGAAAAAATTGCAAATTTACCATCACCAAAAAATTCAAAAGTTTTTAAATTTATCATATTCAATGTATTTTTTATATATATTAAATATGACAAATCAATTATTCTCTATCATATTTTTGATAAGTAGGTAAAGATGGTTTATAATCAGTACCCCATAAATCTGAAGTAATCATAAGATCCGCAGAATGACGATTACAAGCAACAGGTATATCATGTAATCTACATTGACGTAGCAGCATTTGAATATCTGCTTGATGAGGATTAGCGTTAAGATCATCAATTAAAAAAACGCATAAATCAATTTCATCTTTCACAACCATGGAAGCAATTTCTGCATCTCCACCCATTGGTCCAGAATTCATCATTATTATAGAAACTTTATCAATATTTTTAGATTCACAATATTTATCTAAGCATTCTTTAATTAATTTACCAGTTGTTCCAGTACAAACCAATTTATTTTGTTGTAATGTTTCAGCATTATATTTAACCCATTCAATCATATCCTTTTTTCTATAATCATGTGCAATTAATGCAATCATTTTATCTTTTATCATAATTTATTTTTTAATTTTAAAAATTCTTCTTCAAATACTATATTTTTTGGCGGCTCTTCTATAAAAAACATATTAGCCATATCTTGGTTAGAATAACCATTAAGATTTATTTTAATGCCAGAATATGCTATTAAAAATTCTAAATTTTTATTCTCTTCGGCAAATAAATATAATTTCTTTATTTGATTAATAATATGTTCTGAACTTATTGACGGATGTTTATATTTAGTTAAATCTTTTGTTACAATTGCATAAGATTGTCCTTGTAACCCATATGCTTGTCCATATATAGCTCCAAATTTTTCTTTTGCTTTGAGTGCGGCGCCTTTTCCATGTCTGCCTTCTGTATTAGAACCGAAAACAAAGATTTGATTTGGTTTTAATTTTGTTATATTTCCTTTATAAGTTTTCATACAACAAATATACAACAAAAAATTGAATAAAAAAAGAGGATTCATAATTGATCCTCTTTTTTAACTTTAATTGTTTGTAAAATTACTTTTTTGATGTAGCTTCAACAGATGCTGATCTATAAGGAGTAACTAATTTTTTAATTTCACCAAAAGCTTTTCTAACATCGGCCTCAGCAGATTTATTTCCTTTTGTAACAAATTTTTCATGTTTTTCTTTTACAATTTCGAATTGTTCAAGAATTTGAGCATAAATTTCTTCCATTATATATTATTTTATTTTTATAATCAATTTTTTAATTGATTTTTTAGAATATATCTTAATTTTTTAATAAAGTTTATTTTTTAATTAATTATATTCAACTTAATTATATATTATTAGTCTATGGTCCTGTTTTTAGATATATCATCAATGTTCTTCAATTTTATGTTTCTTTCATACTTTAAAACATCAGATTCATTGAATGATTTTCTCATATCAGGATATTGATAAATGCTCCAGCACTCTGATCCATCATATTCATATCTTTGCATCCAAGCGCCATCTTCACAAAATATAACTCCATATAAATTTTGACCTCCATATCCATTATCATAATTATGATTTAATGATTCTAAAAAATCGTTATAATCATTTTTACTAAATAATGGTTTTAATTTAATATCATATACAACACCATCAATATCATAATATTGTATTTCTGATGCAATTAATTTATAATTTTTTATAATATCTAAAAATTCTTTTTTTGCATTCGTACCTTCTTTCATATAAAAAATATTTTTTAAAAATTAATTAAAATAATTAAATTCTTCTTCAATAGCATTAATCAATTTTGGCATATTAGCAGAATAAAAACCAGCAGCATTAATACAACCCAATTCAACTATCTTATATTCAGGTGTTCCATTAATAATAACTTCACATATATCAATAACAAAAGAATTTGCTATTTGATAAATTTTAATCATTCTTCTACAAAATTCTAATGCACCATCATCAACAACTTCACTTCTGTGAATAAAACTACCCATTCGATAAAGACTTCCAGTTATAACTTGTCCACCAACTATCCAAAATCTAAATTCTTTGGTTATTTTTTTAACAGAACTAACTTGTATTTTAGTGTCTTTTGTTAATGATGTTTCATATTCACTATTTAAAAAAGAGTCTCTAAATTCTATCCATTCATACATATCAAATACCTTTCCTGTAAAAGTTTTCGTATCTTCACATGGTCTTGCAAAAAACAAGTCAGTTCTATTAATATTATCTCCAAAGTTTTGAATTATAGAGTCATAATTTAATAAATTATCTTTATAATAACTACTATAAATTCTATAATCATGATTTTTATTCAATTGAGAGCCAGGAAACCATTCATATTTTTTTGCTAATCTTGCCATTTTAACAGAACCAAAACAAAAAACATCTTTTCTATTAGTATTAAACTCAAAATCTTCAACAAAAGGTAAAACCTTAACTATCTCATACGGTAATTCCATTCTATCTAATGCTTTAACTAAATTATCATAATTTTCTTCTTTAAAAGTATTTTCTTGAATTACGTAGTACATTATTTTTATATTTTTATATTTTTATTATCTATTAAAAAAAACAATTTTTGTTTATTAATATATACAAATATGCAAACAATTTTTCAAAAGTTCATAAATGAACACATATCACCTGATATAACACGCTCTCTGAAATATAAGACAGAACTACCATTAAATGATGAAATATTTATGTCCGCTGTTGAAAATACACCAGGAACAAAAATATTAGATGATGGACTATTACTAAATGTAGTTCGTTACCAAAAACCAGAGCAAGATGGAGAAACATCAATAAGAACTGGTGTATTCTATCTACCAATAGAAGATAAAAATGTCAAAGAATATCGTGGAGGAAAAAGTGGTTATGGAGGAACAGATAAACATGAAGGAGAAATTCTATTAAAAAATCCACTATTTATAAAAGGCGCAACTGGAGGTAAACTTTCTGAAAATGCATATGACAAAATTAACGGAAAAGGTGCTACGAATGAATTAAAAGATACTATATTCAAAACTGCAATTAAATATAATCCTCAACCAGAAGATGTTGCTGATGTACTAACTAAATACAATAAAGACTCTAATTATGATGAAAATTGCGATTTAGGATATGATATAATAAGACATAGTAGACAACACAATACACTCAGATACGCAATACAAGAAAATATAATAGCAAATTCTGTTAGAGATGCTGGATATGATTCAATTTTAGGATATAGTAGAAGAAAAAATGGAGATTATTATATATCTGAAATATTTGATGTAAGAGAATTAACATATCCATCAAATGATTGGAAAGCAGATATACACAGTAAATTTTTATAATATATCAGTTATGCCTTTTTAAATCTTTCTATTAATTCAGAAACCAAACAAATTTCATCAATTCCTTCTAATGGAGTAGCTGTTATTATTTCTCCTCGTTCTATAAAAGTTTTGACACCAATAATAAATTTATGTACAATATTTGTTTTAGTTTTTAATAAATAACCATTGTAAGCTTTTTGTTTTGCTCTATCTGATCTATAAGATGCTGTCAAATCAATATAATATTTAATACCATTTTGTTCTATTATAAAATCAAAATCTATTATTTGAGTTAATCCATACTGATTTATAAATGTTGGTTTTTGAGATTTTTTTGCTTTATCATAACCTGTTTTAAATTTAAATTCTTTTTCTAAATTACTACCATTTATAGATTTTTTTCTATTTTCTTTTGAACTTGACGTTTTTTTAGTTCTTTTTATTTTTTCTGATATCATCTTGTATATTTTATACAAAATATAGTCGAATAATACACAAAAGTTTAAAAAATGTGCTCTTGATGTGAATCGAACACACAATCCTTTCCTTAAGAGGGAACCGCTTTACCATTGAGCTACAAAAGCATTTTAATGTCAAAAAAGATTACAAAGGTTGCCAACCTTTACTGATGACTAGTTAGAAACTATTAGAATCAAACCAAGACTTTCAGCACTTCATCAATAATCTTTTCTTAGAGGGTGCAAGATGAGATTCGAACTCACATTAACTATTAAGTATTCCTGATTCACAGTCAGGGCGGCATCCCTTACCGACTACATGCACCATATATAATATTCACATTCTGAATATTTGCGGTGACTGTGAGGATCGAACTCACGCAACGCTTTTTACACGCCCTACTGGTTTAGCAAACCAGCCCCTTTACCATTTGGGTAAATCACCATTATTTTTTAATTTATTAATTATTCCACTAATAGTACTTTTAGATGCATTATAATGTTTAGCAATATCAACTTGTTTTATTCCAGAATTATACATTTTTATTATTTCTTCTCTTGAAATTTTACATTGTCTTTCTATATATTTTGAATTTTCTACTTTATTATATATTTCTTCTTTAAATTCTTCAAAAAATTCAATATCTGAATGTTCTTCAATATGACAATTTCTACATAAAACATCACATTTATCTAATTCATCTATAATATTATCTTTTAATTCTGCTATACTATTTATTCTAATTCCTAATGAACCAATACAAAATAATTTATTTTTTGAATCTCTATGATGAAAAGATAATGATGCTGCACATTTATCATATCCGCATTTTTCGCATTTTTCTCCTTTATATTTTAAATATATTAACTTACTTTTTCTTCTATGTTCATTTGTATTTTCTATATTTTCATTATAATGTTTTTCCATGTGACAATTTTCACATAATAATTCACATTTTTCAATTTCTTTTTTTATTTTTGAAAATCTACTAGTTTTTATTTGTGATATAGTAAAATCTTTATCTGTTAAATGATGAAAAGATAAGTGAAATATATTATCATCACCACATTTGATACATTTTCCACCTAAATAATTTATTGCTTTTATTTTTTTGCATAACATATCTATTTTTTGCCATTCTTTTTTCATAGTTCGTATTTTTATTTGTATATATTAAATAAAAATACGAACTTTTATTACTTTATTAATAAACATTTTGATGCGGTAAGTTGAGGACCCGACCCCCATCCGATTAAACGAAACCTAGTTTTCAAGACTAGTCGTCACTCCAATTGACTGCTTAACTTACCATTTATTTTGCACGCCATATTGGGATTCGAACCCATGAACCTTACGGAATGATTTTGGAGATCATCTGCTTTGACCACTTGCTTAATGACGCATATTATTTTTATTCAGCGAGTAAACGGTGAGTTCAACACCAGCCTTTGGTTTTTCAGACCAACGTACAATAAGCACCTATACGATTTACCCTTATACCATCACTTGATTTTATCAAGTATTATTTTTCTTTCATATTCCAAATCTAATTTCTCAATCACTGAGAATGGCGAAACACCTATTCCTGAATATGTAATATCTTCAAATCCATTTTCTTTTGTAATTAGGCTTTCATTTTCTGATATTGCACCTGAATATTTATCATATCCTTTTTTATGTTCAATATCACCTGTACTTGGATTATATGATCCCCAACTTGATGATCTTTTTGAACCAATTGGTTCCACATAATAACTTTTACCTGTTTTTAATGACTTAACAATGAATCTACCTGTTTCATCTCTTTGTGTCATAAACTTTTTGTCGAAATCTAACTTTACCCCATGATTTTAATATTTATTTTTTATAATAGCTTCTCACTATTCAGATGGATAATTTTTATGCCCAGCCTAACTGAATAACTGTCATCCACTATGACAAATGTGTACCCTACGAGATTCGAACTCGTGTTGTCCATATGGACCCTGATTAAAAGTCAGGAGCATAAACCACTCTGCCAAAGGTACTTAATATATTTAAACAAAAAATCCAAACTTTTTGAGTTTGGATTTTTTATATTTCTTTTTACATTTATTAATGTCAACTTATATTTACAATAAGGCAAGAAGTATCTGTTCCAAACTTGGTTTTTCTAAACCAGAATTTAAAGGACTTTGATGAACTACTATGTTTACTTATTGCTCTCATTATTTTTAAATTTTTATCTTGTTATTTTTTTTTATTCTTTGTTATATATAATAGGAAAAAAGTCATTTTTTTCTATTTTTGTTTTCTTTTAATTTGATAGTGCAAAATTACAAAAAAGTTTTCAAACTACCAAAAATTTATTGAATTATTTTAATTATTTTAATTATTTTAATTTTTTAAATAAATCATATGGTAAATTTGTAACGAATTCAATACCATCTTCATCATTTTCCCAAGTATAATCATTTTCTTCCATTATTTTATAATCTCCGAACAATAATAATATTTCTCTCAATAAGATACTTTCTATGCTTGCCAACTCAATATCAGAAACAATAACCAAATTATTATTATTTTCAAACATTACGCTACCTATTTTTTTTAAATCTTCTTTATATAAATTCATATTTTATTTTGTTTTTCTTTTAATTTGATAGTACAAAATTACAATAAAGTTTTTAATCTACCAAACATTTATTGAATTAATTTTAAATTATTTTTTTAGATAAATTTAAAATGTATTCCTTCAATCATTTCAACATCCCTACCATCATATTTTTCTGAATCTTCTGATAAATATACTCTACCGCCACATTCTAAGTAAATTCCACCTGGGCAATAAAGTAATTGCATAATACTACCAGGTTCTAAATTTTCATCTGGATAATCCAAATATGTATTATCAATATCAGATAATAAAACTAACAATTCTATATCAATTGGTTCGAATAATTTTAATATTATTTTATTATTAGTCTTTATATTTAGCATATATATTTATTTTAAATTTTTATTGATAGTCTTCAGTTTGAATGATACCAAATTTATGAAAATATCTTAATGGTCTCCATTTATGATTATTCACATAAAATCCCCATTTATGATATGGTTTTGAGCATAATAAAATTGTCCAGGCACCTTCTTTTGGAATATCTAAGTAATGTCTTTGTTCTGCTTTCATAAAACGTGGTTCCCATGCTTCAGCTAAATACTTAATAGGATTTCCGTTTTTATCTGGTATTACATTAAAGTATTTACCTTTTATTATTATTGATATTAAATCGCATGAGTGATCATGAAAATAACGTCTATCATCTGATTTAATCCAGTGATGTAATCTAATTGTGTAGCCAAAAATAATTAATGTCCATCTATATAAATATGGACATTCTTTTATTCCCATAGGTTCTTTAAACCTGATTTGGAATATTTTTCCAAATGGAATATTTTCATAATTTTTAAATACTAAAATTTTTTCCATTTTATAAAATTTTGTCAGTTGGGAAGGATTCGAACCCCCTATCTTTTGCCTGTTTGATATTAAAAATATTAATCTCTTATTTTCGGTTATTTTCTATAGTAGCTAATTATATTTAAACGACTTACTTCTTTAAAATTTTTTCTTATTAATACGATTAGTTCTATACTAGTTATAGACTAATCCAACTGCTCTACCTATTGAGCTACCAACCGCGGTTTTAATTATTTATATGCATATAATCCATCTGAATCAACTTCATGATATTTAGCATGATTTTTATGTAAGAATTTACGACTTTGAAGTCCATTTGTTGATACACAGTTAGACAATAAAAAAGATAATACTAAAATTAATAAGATTTTTGTTGATTTCATAATTTTTATTTTATATTGTTTTATTCTACAAAATTAGAATATTTTTTTAAATCTACCAAATATTTTAAACTTATTTATGATTTTTTATTTCAGAAATTATTTCTTCTGTACAAACACTAATATAATATTGAAAATAGATTTTAATATTTTCATATTTTAAATTATTTTTCGATTACGTGATTTGTATTACCATCAAATGCTTCAATTATAAATTCAACATCAAAATTATTATACTGACTTGTTTTTAAATTTGATATTAATCTTTTTAGAACAAGTGGTTCTTTTAACCATTCTTCAAGCATTTCTATTGCTTCTTCTTTATTTTTATGAATTGTCGCCATATATTTTATTTTTATAAAATTATTATTTTTAATTTATTACTAAATAAGGCATTCCTCCTGGTAATACTTTCCAAAAATCTCTCGGCATCAAATAAGACATTTTATCAACTGCAATTCCTAAGCAAACTAATTCATCAACTGTAGCATGAAAATCTGTCCACTGAACTCCATTCTTATCCTCACACATATTTAGAAATGACCAACCATCTCCAGACCCTTTTTTGAAATAGTCAGGTAAGTCATTTAGCATATCAGAAATATTTGACTTATTTTCTTCCAATTTTTTAACACAAAAACTGGCTTTTGTTAATACTCCATCTACTATTTTTGTATCAACACTATCATTAGATAGACATTTTTTAAAAATGTTATGAACATTTTCTGCTGTTAAATTCATAATTATTTATTTTTTAAATATTCTTGATATTGTTTTGGATAATTATCAATTATATATTGTTTATGTTGTTTTTTACCATACATATCAGCATAATCAAAAGCATCACATTTTTTACTTGTACCACGAGGATAGCCATCCTCCACAATACTCAAATCTGCGCCATGAGTCATTAATGCATCTATAACATCTATAATTTTTTTAGACTTATATTTATTACCTAAAATTTGCATCAATGGAGTAAAATTTATATGTATCATTGGCTTATTAACATCACAACCTCCATTAATGAGTGCTATCGCAACATCATATTGTTGTTCATAAATTGCATACAGTAAAAGTGTCCAATTTACTTCACCGTGTTCTGATATATTTTTATTACAAGGTAAATCTTTAATATAAGAATCTAAATCACCTCCATTTTTAATATATTCTTGTACTTCTTCTAAATCTCCAATCTTAACTGTTTTTATAATATCATTTTTTTTTACAGGAACTGAGTTTGTATCAAATTTATCTAATTTTGGATTACCATAATCTGCAATATATTCAATAAAATCATCAGAATCTGTTATTCTTTTACCATCAATTTCAACTACTGCTGAAGTTTCATCTTCACAATCACCTAAACAAATCCAAATAGATTGATCTGAATTTTTAACTAATTTTTTTGCTTTTTTCTGTGTAAGTTTATTAGGATCAAAATCATATCCATCTTCACCATCTGATGGAGATATGGATAGCATAACTTCGCTTGACCCACAATTTTTACATTTACACTTCATTGTTCTTTTTTGTGGTTTAACAAATGTGTTAAAATTTGTTACTGTTGGTTGTGTATTATTTTCATCAACATTTAAAATTTCATGTTCTGATGATGTTACATTAATTAAAGTTGTTGTTTTTGAGTTTCTAAAAATTCTAACAATAGAATTACCTGTACCTGATTTAGATATTCTTTTCCATTGTTTAGAATCTAATAAAGGAGAATTATTTTCCACACCTTTTTCACTATAATAATCAATGATTGCTTCTACACAATCTGAAGTTTCAATTTTCATATATTATTTATTTTACTGTAAAACCATTATCACTTAATATCTTTTTAATCTCTACAACTGACAACTCAGAAGTAATACCAATGAAACCATTGTCATCCATTTGAATTTCACCAAGTTCAAGTTCTTCCAATTCAGGTAATTCTGGTAATACTTCATCATCATACATATAATCTTCACCTTTAACATAAACTGTAATACCAATATTTATATCATAATCCGAATAAGTCTCTTTTTGCCAATCAATTTTAGATATGCTAAAATCTTCAACTTCTAATATATATTTTGATTTTTTTGATTTTTCTTTTTTAATTTTAGGTATAATAGTATTAGAGCTTACTGGAGTAACAAGAGTTGCATAGCCTAATAAACTTAATGCGTAACCTTTTATAAGTTCTCCTTTTTTTACAAAACTATTATTTGTTGGTGATATTGATTTTAAAACACAACTACCACCATATTCATCATATTTCATTTTCAGAATTTGAGCATCACCAATAGGATGTCCGTTTATGATATTAACAATATCACCATCTTGAAATCCATAACAATTTTTCATTTCATCTTTAACATCTTGATATAAAACATTGTTATTTTTTATGTAAACTTCAAGACAATCTTTGAACATATCTCTACCATATGAAGTCACAAAAACTCTATCAGATTTTTCTGATTTTTTTATATTTGTATTGAAATTATCAAAATTTGTGATAATATTTTTATTGAATGTATCAATTTTACTAACATTAAATATTTCTGTATCACTTGATACAACATAAATTTCATTGCTTGTAATTTTATTTTGAAATTTACGAATTATATTATCACCTGTACCAGTTTTAGAAATTCTTTTCCATTGTTTACTATCAAGTAAAGGTGAACTACTTTCAGTTCCTTTTTCTAAAAAATGATTGATTATTGCTTCTACACAATCTGATGTTTCAATTTTCATATATTTATATTTTAATTTGATACAAAGGTCATGAAATAATTTGAATTAAAAAAATTTTTTAATTATTTTTAACACAATTTTCTACGTCTGCTAATAAGATCAATTAATTCTTTTTCAAAATTAATATTTACCTCTCTTGCGATTGGTAAAATATAAAAATCTGTTTGATCTAAATAATATGAAATTTTACCTGATGTATGAGTATCTAAATGCAAATCAGTAAGGTTACTAATTCTATCCGCACATTTTAATATTTTTGCTCTATTTGATCCAGTTTTTAATATTCTTTCAAGATAGACTTCTTTTGATTCATTATCACTTTTAGATACTTCCAAAATTAAATTCACAACTGCGGGTCCATCATCGTCAATTCTTCTAATTTCATCAATTCTTTCTAATCCGTTAAAATCTTCTACAAAATCATGTAAAACAGAAGCTTTTAATAAAATTGAATCATTATAATTATAATCAATCAAAATACCAAGTGTGGCAAATTGATGTCTAAATTGATTACCACCGCCTTTTCTACTAATTCCAATTAAACCAGTGGCAATAGTAATATAAGGAGCCAAACATATTTCTTCTAGAGATGTTAAATTATTCATAATCAGAACTTTTTACAATTTTACTTAATTTATTTTTTCTATCATATTGTAATTTAAGAATATTGTATTCTGTTAAATTATTTATTATTATTCTATCTATAAATGGCATAAATACATGATCTCTTTTAAAATATGATGTCATTATAGTATAATCTTCATTTTTCATTTTTGAAAAAATATAAGGTAGTTCTATAATTTCATTAAATTCTCCCCAATAAGAATAATCATTATTCCAATATTGTTTCCATTTACCATTTTTTGTTATTGGTATTTTTGAATATCCACCAGTAGGATTTACACTATATATTACTTTAATATTATTTACTATGAGAGTTTCACTATCAAGTTGAAGTGAGCACAAACAAGTACATATAAGATTTTTTCTTGAGTAATTTTTAGGCGTTATGTAACTAACATCTTTACTTGGTTTAATCATAAGATTTATTTATAAGATTTTAAAATTTTATCAGTATCTCTTTTAATGTCTCGTTCCTTAATACTTTCCTTTTTATTGTAGGTGTTTTTGCCTTTTGCTATACAAACTGTAACTTTACAAAGTCCTTTTTCATTTATGAACATATTTTTAGCTATGATAGTAAATCCTTTTTCTTTTACTTTTTTACGAATTTTAGATAATTCTTTCTTTTTAAGTAAAAGTTTTCTTGGTCTTTTTGGCTCATGATTATATCTATTACCAAATTCATATTCATCAATATGAGAATTTAATAAATATAATTCATTTCCTTGAAATGCACAATAACTATCAACAATAGATACTTTACCTAATCTTATTGACTTTATTTCTGTTCCTACAAGACAAATACCCGATACTATTTCATCAAGTAGTTCATATTCATAAGATGCTTTTTTATTTTTGATTATCATTTTTAAATTCTTTATTTAAATGCAAATATACATATATTTTTAATATATTCAATAAATATCTATAACATTTTAAGTTTTTTTAATTTTATCTTTCTAAGTTCATTTTTTGCATAAAAATTATTTATAATTTCATCATTTGATAAATAACCACGATCAACTCTATATGAATAATATAACCCAGGTAATTTTCTAAATTTATTATTACTTATTTTTTTAAATTTAGGATGCAATACAACATCATCTATTATATATTCTTTATATTTTTTATAACATTTATAATCATCTTTACATATAATTATATTACCAATATTATAAATTAATTTATTTTTATTTTTATTTTTCATATAAATTATATTCCCAAAAACTTAATTTTCCTTTTATATTTTCAATTGGAGTTTCAAATAAAATTGGATTTTTTAATACCCAATGATATGATCCTTCTTCCGCCCAAATTGATTTTGAATTTTTAACACAATCAACGATTTCAACACTTCCAATTATTGCACTAAAAATATAATGACTTTCTATTGGATTTAATTTTTTATGATTAGTTGTAATATATTCTTGCTGTTCTATATTTATATATGAATCTGATATTTTTTTTGATGAATGAATTAATATTCTACCTCTAAAATTTGTTTTCCAACTACGATTTTCAACATCTTTTATACCTGAACATATTAAATATGACCATGGTTGTTTAACTGAAAATGTTTTCATATTATAATCTTACCTTTATTTGAAAAATTATATTTTTTTATTACTTCATTAATAACTTGATCAACAGTAGGATGACATTTATAAATATTTTTATCAGGATCTACATCTTGTCCAATTGTTGTAGAATTTTCTAAACAAAAAGCAACAGGAGACATAATAGTATGATTATTATTATGAATAATATTATATTTCATATCAGAACTACAAAATTTATTACAAGTACCTAATATATAAGAATATTTATAATCCTGAGTAGCATTTCTATATGGTGCTCTAAATCTAGGATCAATTGAGCTACCCAATTGTATAATATATGTATCTGTAGTACCTGCTAAATGTAAAATTCCAGAATCCATAGTAATTATCATAGATGATTTATTAAGTACATGCCATGTTTGATGAATATCAAGTTTATTTACCAAATTTAATACATTTTTAGTATTAATATTATATATTGGTTTATTAATATGATATGTACCTATTTCACTAGAATCTTTACCAATAACAACAACTGGAATATTCAATTTATTCAATTTAGTTACTAATTCATTCCAACTTTCTTTTTCCCAAGTTCTTGACGGCCAAGTTTTTGAAGGATGTATTACAATATAATTATCAGGCAAATCAATTGGTTTATATTCATCAGGATAAAATTCGATTTCCATTTCTTCAGGTAATAATTGAAATCCTGAACTTAATGCATGTAATTGTCTAATATCAATTCTTGTATGAACAAATTTATCAGGTCTAAATGTTTCTATTAATAAATCATCTTCATCTATATCATAATTATCTACTATTGTTATATATGGATAATTTTTTAATAAATCTGGTTGATAAGTATATACATGAATATTTTTATTATAAATTTTATTTAAATGTTTTATAGTAGGTATTGCGCATAATGTATCTCCAATACTATGAGAACCGATTAAAACTAATATTTTATTCATCTTTTTTTGTATTTTTATCTACCATTTCTAATATATAATCATAATAATCTATATTTTTATAATCAATAAATGAATATATTTTAGCCAAATATTTAACCAAATCAATATAAGTTAAATATGAATCATACTCGCTATCAGAAATATATTCAGAATATTTATCTCTAATTCTATCAGTAGAGCCATAATAATCATAAATTTCTTTCCATTTTTTAATAGCGCCACTTTCATTAACTAAAAAATATAATATTAGATAATATTGATTATCATCAAGTTTTCTATATTCAGTATCATCTATATCTATTTTTTCATATAATTTATTAAAATATTTCATATTATTTATTTTTTTATTCAAAAACGTTATCATCGTAGTATTTTTCTATTGCTTCTTTATAAAACAGCACTTCTTTCATATTAATTGGTTTGAAGTGATTACCATCAACTCCAACATCAAGTCCATATCTTTTAACTTTTTGTCTACCATGAATGTGACCAAATAGATTAAATAATCTTTTGTTAGCATTCAATGGTTCATGAGTTAAAAATAAATTTTCATTTTTATCAAATTCGTTAAATGGTAAAACTTTTTCATCATCAATATTAGTTGATATTATTAAATCATTATATACATTTTTAAACCCTTTGTCTATCAACATTTTTTTAAATGATTTAAAATCTCCTTTATAATCTTTATTCATTTCATCTATTTCATAATTTCCTAATATTAAGAATATATTACCATTCAATTTATTAATAAATGAGTAATTTCCAAAATCACCCAAATTATAAACAGTATCATTCGGTTTAACAACTGAATTCCAGCAATTAACCATATATTGATTCATTTCTTCAACTGAAGTGAAAGGGCGTTTAGATAAATCAAGTGTTCTTTTACTTCCGAAATGTTCATCAGACGTAAAAAAAGTATCTGGTTTAGAATTTGATAAAAAATCTATTTTATTTTTAACTTCATTTAATACTTCTTTATAAGTATTAAGTACTTTAACATTATAATCTTTTTCAAGTCTATTTTTAATGTATTTTTTCATTGGAAATTCTTCATCAATTCCAATTATAATTTTTTTATTACATTTTGAAATCCATTCACCAATTTCAAATCTAGTAGTTTGTCCATACATTCTACCTTCTATTTTTTCCTCTTCTTTTGGAATCCAAAAAATAAGTATATCAGCTTCATTTAAATATTCTGTTTCCCATTTTACTTGTTCATCAAAATTGAATTTTGATTTATCTAATGATTTTCTTCTTGGATTTGTAACTACTAAATTTTTATATCCAGATAAATCATTGCATATATTTGGTTGCCAATTAGGTGCACCTTGAATAGGTCCACCTAAAAAAACGTATACATTATTTCCTTTTTTATCATCAATTTTTTCAGGACTTGTTATAATTTTTGTCATTTTATTTTTATATTTTTTTATAATTTCCAACTAATACCATCTACATATGATTGTTTAAATTTCAAAATCTCTTCGTTTAATTTATCATCATTAGTAATTTCTAATTGTGCAATTTTAATTAATTCTTTCGTTTCTGTAATGGTAAATACTCTTCTTCCACTATCATTAGTAAGTGTTTCTATTAGTAAATCTGTTTTTGTTTTCATATATTATTTAAGGTTTTTATTTTTTCTTTTCTATTATTTTTCTCAAATTCAATTTCAATTTTCAATTAAATGGCGAACATTTTGTTATATATGATGATGTGATGTAGAATACATAAAAATATCTGACATACTTGCTCAAATTCAGTTTCAATTTTCAATTTTTTATTAAATGACGAACATTTTGTTATATATGATGCAGTAGAATATGAAAAAAGTTCTGATATATTCGGCCCATTCAAATCATTTTTAACAGAAAACCATGTGATTTTTTTATCATTCCAAACTCTAAACCAAATAGAATTAAAATCATTATCTAATTCATATTCTGTTTTTTCATAATCTCTCAATTCCCTATATTTTAATATATTACGACCATTATCATAATAGTCGTCATCTAATAGTCTATAAATTTTGTTGAATTCCATATATTTTATATTAAGTGTATAATTTTTTTTGCTGCTTTAATACATCCCATTACATCTTTTTCACAGTAACTTTTTATTTTATTTAATTCTTTATTTTCCCAAAAATATTTATGTACATCTTTACCAGCCATCAAATCTTTTGGACTATCAATATTTAATGAATATAGCATTTCATCAAAAGAAACAGGTTCTAATGTTCCTGAACTTTTCCAAACTTCAGCTAAATCAACTACATTCATTTCCCAAGGTTTAATACTAAATGTTTTAAGTATTTTAGGAATTATATATCCATATGCTAGCATTTTTCTATTTAGCCATGGAATATCAAATCCTTTAATATAAAAACCACTTAATCCTAATAATGAATTGTTAGATATATTCATAAGTGATTGCTGTGTTTTTTTAACTATAATTTCTTCATCTTCATTACATATCGACATCATTTTAATTTCATCATTTTTAGAAATTCTAGCCATAGAAACACAAACTATTCTACCAAATTCTGGAATCAATGAAGATTTATTGATATAAACATCATTTGGATCTTCTTTCCAATCTAAAAATTGTGAACTTTTTCTTTCTATTTTACGCATAAAAAGATCATATCCTCTAATATCATTCTCTTTTAGAGATGATAAATCTGGATAAAACCCTGCAGTTTCAATGTCAATATATACTAAATCTTTATAGTCCATAATATATTTATACTATATTATTCTAATAGTTTATTTAATTTTTCTATTTTTTCTATTTTTTCTTTTCTTATAATATTATTAATTATTTTAGATTCTTCTTTTGCAATATCGTCAAATGAACGAATATTATATAAATCCGATATTAGTTCATCCGTCTGTTAAGATGTAAAATTCTGCTCTTGTCTTATATTTATCAACTTCATTTTGAAGTTTTTCAATCGTCCATTTTTTAATACTCATTATTTATTTTTACTTATATCATTTAACATATATTCTAATTTCCATTCTTTTGATATTTTCTTAAAGTAATGATAAAATTTTCTATTATAATCAGTTTCTTGATATTCAATTATGATATTCTTATCATCTTGAGTTATTACACTATGATACTCTACTTCTGTAAAATTATTACCTAATGGTGATATATTAAGAATTTCTGAATTTGTGTACCAATTTCCTTTGTATTTATAATAACTAAATTCTTGATATAATGGACTAAAAGCTATTGTGTCAATATAAATTCCCGAATCCCACTTGTATGGTTTATTAGTATCAATATAATAAACTTGCATTGATTTATATTCAGTCCACGTTCCAATCAAAAAATTATAATTAAAGACTACTGGATCATCAGTTTTACTACAACTAAATAAAAAAAGACACACAATTAAAAATAATATAATTTTCTTCATAATAGAATGACTTTAACCTATACAAGTGAGGTTTTTAGAATTTTTTGTAAAGATAAACAAAATAATTGATATATCAGAAGTTATTAAAAATATAAATAAATTATTTGATATTTAACAAATTTCTATAAATTTCAATTGTTTCTTTATCACCAGTATATTTACCTTTATCGTCACTAAATTTTACACAATTATTCCATTCCCTTGATTCTGTAATTTTAGCTGCTGTAAGTTTTATGACCATATTAGATGGCTTTACATTATCCACACTACATGATAAGTGTGTACCTATACCATAACTATCTTTCATACGTCCATCAACAATTTTATGAATTTCAATTGCTTTATCTACAGTTAATGCGTTACTAAAAATTATAGTTTTTGTTGATGGATCAATACCAAGAGATTTATATTTTAGAATAAAATCTTCTAATGCTTCAATTTCATCTCCACTATCTACTCTTACTCCTTGAAATAAAATAGCATTTTTTAATGAAAAGTTTTTCATGAATACTTCTCTAGTTAATGTATCATACAAGAATGTTCCTAACGAACCTTGATATACATCTTCCCACATATTCATTGCAGTATTATTTGCTTCTACTGGTCCATATATTGATGCAATTAAGCTAATATATTGGTGTGACATTGTACCATTTATTTTTAATCCATATTTCATACCGAAATATACATTTGATGTGCCTATTATACCTCCTAAATCAGTACAATTATCTTTCATACAATCAATGAATGATTTAATAACAAGATGCTGATGAGCAAAAGAAAGACGGCGCCTAGTTCCGAACTCAGAGACTAAAATTTTAGCATCAATCATTTTTTTACATTTGTCATATGATTTTTGATATTCTTTTTTTTCATCATATTTATCAAAATCTCCATTCATTTTATGAGCAAGTTCAGATACAATTGCTAATATTGGTTGCTCCCAAAATATAGTTTTAAAAATTGATCCTTCAATTTCAATTGATAAATGACCTTCTACATCTTGACTTATAGAAACTTCAGATGAATCAAATCTATATCCTTTCAAAAATGTAAAAAACCATTTTGGGAAATAATAAAACTTATCTAACATAAAGTTGAATTCATCATCAGTTAATTTTACATCTTCCATTTTTTTAAGTTGATTTTTAACTTTTTCTGCAAATCCTTTTGGATAACAGGTTGAATTTCTATCAATAAAACTATATTTTCCAATAGCACGAGGAAATTTTTGAAGATATAAATAACACAAGCTAAATGTGTATAAGTCAGTATCTAAGATACTTTTGATAATTTGTTTCATTGTTTTTTAATTTAAATTAATATTTTGTTTATTATAAGGATTTTTACTAATATATGAATTATAATATTCTTTATTTCCAGTAACTTCTTCACCTAACCATTCTGGAATATCATATGATTCATCTTCACTACTAAGTTCAACTTCAGCAATAGTTAATCCTTCATTTTCACCATGAAATTCATCAACTTCAAATATATGATTTCCAACTTGAATATTATAACGAGTTTTATCTATTTTACCATCTTCACATAATAACATTAATTCTTTTGCTTCATCAACTAATATTTCCTTTTCAAATTCATAGCGAGACACACCAGTTTCATTAGTTTTTCCTTTGATAGTTATATATGCTTTATCATTTTTAATGCGAATTCTAACTGCAGGATTAGATGAAATATATCCTTGAATAATTTTATATTCATTTACTGCAAATGATTTATATTCACTTTTAACAAGAAATTTTCTTTCAATTTCTTGTGGCATAGGTTTTCTATCCATTTGTGCTAACATTTTTTCTTTAATATAAAAAATTAGTAAGCATAGTTCATCCATTCGACTTTTTATATCATCTGTTTGTTCTTGACTTTCATAATATCTCAATCTTTTATATATTTCTTCATTCATTTCTTTATACATTCCAATCATATTTTTTATTTTTTATTTTATTTAGTTCTTCTAATTTTTCTTTTCTTATTTCAATTAAAGTTTTTTCTATTTTAGGTTTTATAAACCAACTATTTATTTCACCTGCATTCCATCTACTACTTCTATATAAATCAAATTTTTTCTGTTTGATTTCTACATATCCACGTAAATCAAAATTCTCACCAATTTCACGCATATGTAAATCATAATATTTAGTTGGAATATTAGTAATAATATCTGATATAAATGTTTGTTCGCAAATAATATGTCCAGTTAAAGAATTCTTATAATATTTATTTTTTGATTCCATTTATTTCTTCAAGTTTTTCTTTTCTTATTACTAATACTGCTTTATTGTAATATTGTGCGATATGTCCTGTGTGTTTTTCATATGAATGTTGCATACAAAATACGTATTGTGTTATTGGTTCTTCAAAACCTACAGAATGAAACCAATTATCATAATCTTTAAGAAAAAGATGATATGCAAGTTCATCTAAATAACTACAATTTCCTAAATTCCAATATCCTAAAGATTTATCTATATTCATTTTTATCAATGATACTATTAATTTTCATTTTATCAGCAAGAATCCAAGAACCTCCCTGAGATTCTGGTCTATCATATGTTTTTATTCCTTCAACTTCAACTTCGACCCATACTCTTACTTCACCACTTGATAAATTTTCTTTCAAATGTGGTGCATTTGGAGTGAAACAACAATGCCAGCCAAATCTTTCAGCAAATCCATTTGTTGGTATAAACTCAGCATTCATCCATTTATTTAAAGAATATACTTTTTTAGCATTTATAAATAAACTACCAAGAGTACCATTTTTTCTTTGTTTCATTAATTTATATGCTATCATTATAAATTATTTATTTTTTCAAGTTTTCTTTTTCTATATTCAGATATTGTTTCAAATTTATTAGATATAAAACAATTTATTCTATTAAATTCATCTAATTCATATAGATAATGATCTAATATTTGAGTTATATGTCTTATAGTATAAGTTGAACCATTTAATAATAAAATATTATATTTATTATAATATTCACCGATATATATGACTTTATCACCTGCTTTAGCTATCATTGTAAATTGTTTAGTTTTTTAAGTTTTAGTTTTCTATATTCAGATAATTTTTCAAATTCATCAAAATTAAATGAAATATCAAAACCAAATAATATGTATCCGAATTTTTTACGTACTAAGGATATATCTTTTACAATATAAATTGAATTTTTAGTTAATAAGTCATCTACATGATGATAAAGTTCACCAGTATAAACAACTTTATCTCCAGCTTTTGCTATCTTTGCTATCATTGTAAATTGTTTAGTTTTTTAAGTTTTAGGTTTCTATATTCAGATATACTCAATTTAGTAAACATATTATAGGTTCGATTATATACTTCATAATTATATGTTTTTGGAATATCAAATGGATATATTGGTATTAGATACTGACGAAATGTATAATTATCACATATAATTTTAAATATATCTCCATCATTTAGTTTATAACTATCAAATACATTAAAATTATTATCAAAAGAATAAAGAAAATAAACAGAATTCTGTTTATTTTTAATATTAATATTAAAAAAATTATATTTTTTATCAGTATTTCTAAATATTATAATATCACCAGTATAAAACATAATATTAAATTAAATAACTTTAATTTCATCAGCAGAATTTACAACTACTACATGATATTCGTCAATTAGCATATTAATAAATTTTTTTCTACCTTCTATTGATCCTAATCCTCTGGTCGCGCCCATATTTAAAATAACATCAAATCCAGCATTAACTAAATCAATAATTGTTGTGCCAACACAAAGAGGATCATCTTCAAAATTTAATGCTAACCCTCCAATTATAACTGTATCAATATGTTTAGATATATACCATTCAATAAGTCCTGTAGATATTTTTTTATTTAAGTCATGATAGCAACTTGAATAAGGATGTAAATCTGGTTCAAATCCTTTTGCTACAAAGAAGTCATAATCACTCATTTTAGGAAGTCCTGATATAAGTTCAGAACCAAAAGTTCCAGATATACAATGAGATTTCCAAGAAATATCAACATTTTCTCCTTCTATTGGTGAAAATTGAGGATGTTCATCATTTGCAATCCAAATTGAATTAACAGGATGCATATCTTTTGATACTGTTTTATATTTAGTTAAATTATTTTGTTTATTCAATTCAATCACGATTTTATCTCCATCTTCAACAGGTAATTCATCTGGACATAATGGAGTAAATCCATTTTGAGGATCTACATTATGACTTGCTGTTAAATTTTTAAATATTGTTATTTTTTTATTCATATTTTTTATTATTAATATTTTTATTATAAAATTCTAATACTTTTTCAAATCTCTCAGACCATTCATCAATTAAATGCACATTTGTAACATCTATTTTGATTTTTATTGCTGGTTTGTTATTTTTAATTATAAATCTTTTTCTAGTATCTATTGAAGATACTGTATTAGTAAATAAAGAATTATTATCATAACTATAAATAAATATAAATTTTTTAAATCTTGAAATATCATTTTTCAAATCATATAAATTTACAAATTCTAAATCATGTTTTCCAACTTTTATTTGTTCTTTATAATTATTTTCAAAAATTTTACGATATTCAAGATATTTTTCTAATTTCATTTAAAAATATTTTTTTCGATCATTTAAATAATAATTCTCATCTAAGATATTAATCATAGTTTGATATCCAATATCTTGAATAGCTATTTTAATACCATCTTTTTCGATCACTTCACCTTTAGTTAGTTTTTCAAAATCTTTTTTATTTAACAATATATTTTTTATCATAATATTTAATTTAGCACCAACAAGATTCTTCTTTAATTTTTTTAATTTTATCATTATCAGTAATAAGTACAATATCAACATCAATCAATTTTCTCAAATCAAAGTTTTTATCGTTATCAAATTTTGTTGCGTAATATCCTATCTCACAAGCATCTACTACTAATTTTACATCTTTAATTGAAATATCTTTTACTTCAAAATGATGTATTTTATTATCAAATACAATATCTACATATTGACCAATTGTGATATTAACATGTGTTTCAAAAGTAATATATGTACCGTTTTTTACTTTTCTACCTGATGATACTATTGACGCATCTAATATTTTACCTAAATAATTTTCCATATTTTTATTTTTTAAAATTTATAGTTTGCAAATATACAACTAATTTTGATAATAACAAAATAATTTGAAATAATATTTTTTATTTGAAAATAATTTATTACATTTGCAATTATAATTTTTAAATATTGAATATGAAATTAACTAATGAACAAATAAATAAAATAAATAATAAATGCCCATCAGATCAGGGAGTTTTCAATGAACCATATGGCTGTGATGGTATTAAAGAATTAATTGTGTATATGCGTTGGTCAGAAGGCGGATCATCAGGCGGTAATTGTTGGAATGATGATGAGTCAGAAGAATATGATGGAGAAGATAAACCAAAATTCAAAGCACTTGATATGGTTTTAGAAATATTAAAACCAGAAATAACATATCTTCAATTTAAAAAAATAGAAGAATCATTAGAATCAACAACTAAACATGAATGGGAATATTACGGGAATTATGACGATTACGGTATTGAATATATAAAATTAAAGGATTTAATAGAAATATTAGAATCTTTTTAATATAGTATATTGTTGATTATCATTCAATTATGAAGTAAATTATATATTATATATAGTATATATATCATGATCTTGCATCTTTTTATAATAGTAATTGAAAATCAGGTTGTTATGAGCCTGATTTTTTATGTTTATAGATTAAACTTTATTAATCATTTTTTCTATCATGAGTTATGGCAAAAATAGATATTGAATATATAAAAAGTAAGATGATAGAAGTGCTTAAAAATGCGCATTCTGATCCCCGTAAATTTATAATTAAAGATTATAATGATAGATTAAATTTTGCATGTCCAATTTGTGGTGATTCTCGTAAAGATCCTAATGCAAAAAGAGCAAATATATATAAGGATAATCCTACATATATGGTTTGTTTTAATGAAGATTGTAGATCTAGTGTTACAAAATTATTTAAAGAATTTAATGTTGAAATTGGGTTAGAAGAAAAACAAGCATTATATGATTTTGCTGATTCTAATATGAAATTTGATAGTAAGAAGGATGTTTATATACCTGAACATTTAAATAAATTAATTGATATAGATGAGTTTTCTAATTATATAAATGAGCATTCAGAACATCAAATTTCAAAATTTAAACCAATTCAATTAAACTCTGCTGCTTATCAATATTTGAAATTTGAAAGATTGATAGAAAATTTCGAAAATATATATGAGTGTGATTATAAATTAACAGATAAATGGACTGAGAAATGCATTGTAATGTTGAATAAATCAGGTAAGAAATTATTAGGAATGCAAATTCGTAATATGAAACCTGGGGATAAAAGATTTTTTAAAATTTTTAATTTCGAAAAAATTTACTCAATTTTACATCCAGATGAAGTTTTGGATGAATTAGAAATGCTATCTTATAATAAGCTTTCAAATTTTTTTAATATATTAAATGTTGACTGGAATCAACCAGTGACAATATTTGAAGGTATGCTTGATTCATTATTTATGAATTATGGAAATTCTAGAACCAATTCGATTGGAGCTATTGGATTAAACTCAATTGATACTGACTTATCTTTTTTATTTGATTCTGACTTGGATATTCAATTCTTTTTAGATCAAGATAACGTTGGTATCAGAAAATCTCAAACTCTCTTAGATAAAGGATATAAGGTTTTTTTGTGGCAAAAATTGATAGAAGATTTATTAAAAAATAAAAAAGATAAATTTGTAGCAAAAAAATATTTTATTAAAATTAAAGATTTAAATAAATTAGTACAAGAAATAAAGGATATGAATAAATTTAAAAAAATAAATTTACAAAAGTATTTTTCAAATGATATTTTTGATAAATTATATTTGGATGAAACATTATATCCTAAACCAGAATATTTTGGTAAAAAACCATATGATAAAAATAAATATAAAAAATAATGAATACAGATATACAAAAATGGAATGATTTTTTAGATGAATTCTCTAAATCAATATTAAACATTTATAAAAATCACGAAAATACATTTGATGATTATGGAATTCATGGTAGACGTCATATATCAAGATCTATTATTTTTTCTGAATTTATGTCGAGATTCTATACAAAAGAATTGAGTATAGATGTGGATTTCAACTCAATTAGATATGCAGTATCATTTCATGATAGTGGTAGACAAGGAAGTGGTATAGATTTGTGGGAAAATGATAGCTCAAATATATGTTTAAATTATCTTATAAAAAATTCTAATTATGATGAAAATAAATGTAAATATATTTCATCATTAATTAGTAAAAATTTAACTAATGATATTAATCATAATATTGTTTATGATTCTGATGTATTGGATATAATGAGGCCTTGTTGTGGACATGGAGATATTCAAAATTTTAGAAGAAGTGAACTTCGTTTTTTAGGGCCAAAAGATAATTTTTCTAATTATCATCTATACGAAGAAGTAAGAGAAGAATTGATTTTAGATGCTTGGAAATTAATAGAATATACAGAAGATAATGATGTATTATTTAATACAAAAGAAAACAACCAACTTTATTATATGATTAATGTTATAGAGAAGAATAAATTAAATTTTAATATATTTCATAAATATTTTTAATGTAAATATATTAAAATTTAATTAATCGTAGAAGTTTTAATTTGCGTTCTTCTTGCTTAGTGTAATAATAATCAAAGAAATATGAATAGTTACTGAATATAGTATTATTTGTTGACATCATTATAGTATTACTGTTAATATCTATGTATATTATATCATTTTCAATATCAATTATTTTATGATATTCGTTTTTATTTTGTAAACTGAATAGTACACTAACCACATCTTTACTAAGATATTTTTCACCGATTTTAAGCATATTTTACATCTGATTATATTAAAAATTGCATCTTATATTATTTTACAAAAATACTAATTATTTTTTCAATATATGTAAATTTATTAGTTTTTTTAATAATTATTATATTATTATATTATTCTGTTCTAAAATCTGCTAGTTTATGAATTTTTTTTATTAATGTTTTACTTTTATTATTAAAATAACTCTCTACTCGTTTAGCATCTTTTGGATTGAATATTTTAGATAGTTTGTATTTTTCTTCTATTGTACAACTATTAATGTCTATTTTGAAATTTGACATATCTTTATAAAATGAAATCTTATATGAGTTATCTATATCTTTAACATTTTTAATATTTTTAATTTCTGGTAAAAATTCATGTAATTTAGACATCATTTCATTTTTATCTGCTAAATAAAAATATGCTATTATTTTTTTATATTGCTCTGTGAATAAGTCACATTTCATAAAATTTATTACTGATCTTTTCATACCATATGTATTACTATCTGTATTACTAAATGACCCCATTAAATCATGATCAAAAATATTCATAAATTCATACTTATTTATAAAAGATTTTTTTTCTATTGTTTTTGTTTTTGATGTTTTTGTTTTTGAATATCTGAATGCATTAACCAGATGTTGAACTTCGTGTAGAATTTCACTTTTAATTTCATATGGTTTCTTAATTTCATCATTTGATAATCTATTTATAACTCCAATCTCTATTGTAAATCCACCTCTACTTTCTGCATTATTGTAATTTATTTGACATCCTATTTTATCTGGGTTAAATTTAAAATTAAATTCTTTTTTTAAATCTGTTATATCAGTATAAAAAGTATCTGATGAATTTGTGAATTCTTTCTCTTTGTTATAATTTTCTAAAAAACCAGAATATATTTTTTCTGACATTTTGAGTATAGTATTATCAATACCAAGTCTTTCAAATATTTTAAATGTTGTTATCATATTATAATTTTAATTTTTAATTTTTTGCAAATTGAAATGAATTTTTCTTTTATATTATTATCTTCTTCTGAATAATCTAAATAATTATTAGTTAATTTTATTTTACTTATATATTCTATTGGAATTTTATTTGAGTGTATTTGAACTTCTGAATATTTATAATAAAATTTACCTTCTTCTATAAATATTTTACCCATACTAGTATTATACATTGAACCAATATTTGTAATATCTAAATTTGTTAGTATTGTTTTTGCTTCTAATAATAGCTTAGATTTTTTGTTTTTATTTAATATGTTATAATATATATCAGATAATTCATTTTTATCGTATATTTTTTTTATTTCACTACTTATATTATCTAATAAAGTAAATGTGACTTTATAATCTTCAAATATAGATGGTTTAAAATAAAACATAACTGGTCCATGTCCAGTTTCGTGATCATATGTATTATACCAATCTGGAGTACAAAATATTAAATTTTCAGTTTTGAATTTTTCTAATTCAATATTTTTTCTTTCTATCCACCATTTATTATCAAATTCTAATTTTTTATTTTTTTTATTTATATTAATGTTATTATTTAATAACTCCTGTCTACTCATAAAATTTTTATTTTCTAGTATAGAAATTGCAGATTCATAAGACGATAAATGTCTTATTGATGGAAATATATTATTATTTTCAATAATTTTAATATTATTAAAATTATTGAAATCATTAAAATTATTTATCAACATAAAAATATTATTCCAATTCCTTGTATTGGTTGATTATTTTGAATTTTAGTTATTTTCATTGTTGTTATATATAAAAAATTATTAATGAAATTTGGTTTATACAAATAATTGTATTATATTTGTACCTATAAATAAATTATAAATGAAGAAACAAGAAGCTCAAAACAAAATAAATAGGTTTATTACTAGTCAAAGTGTTAGATTAGTAGGAGATAATGTCGAAAATTGCGTATTAGACACTAGAAAAGCCATTAGACTTGCGGATGAAATGGAATTAGACTTAGTTGAAATTTCATCTAATAATAATATTTCTATATGCAAGATTGTAGATTATGATAAATTTCTTTATGATAAAAAGAAAAAAGATAAAGAGCAAAAAAAAGTTCAAAAACAAAATCAAATTGATATTAAAGAAATTAGAATGACTCCAAATATTGATGAACATGATTTTAATTTTAAATTAAAAAATGCTAAAACTTTTTTATTGGGTGGAGATAAAGTATTATTATCAGTATTTTTTAAAGGAAGAGAAATTATATATCAAGATCAAGGTAAAGTCAAACTATTGAAGTTTGTCGATGCATTAGATGGAGTTGGAGCAGCAGAATCTATGCCAAAATTAGAAGGTAAAAGAATGCAAATGATAATAAAACCAATAAAACCAAATAAAAACAAATAAATTATTTATGGAAAAGATAGAAATGCTCAATTCAATTATTAAAATAACCAAAAAAAGTGAACAGGGTTTATCATTATCAATTATTAGACATACATCAATAGAATATGCCAATTTAGTTGAGGAATTAATTGAAGAAGGTAAAGCAGAAATTTTTATTACACATTATTCAAGTTTACCATCTGATGAATGGGTTGTTCCTGCTGGTTGTTATAACGTTATGAAAGATAATGAAACAGAACATCCTGGAGCATTAACATTTATGAGAATCTATTTAGGAATTGATGATTTAGGAATTGGACTTAAAATATCTGATGTTTTAAAAAATGTCAATAGTATGGAAAAATATGCTAAATGGTTAAAAGATAATAATAAAAAATTAATAGATTTAACGAATATGCAAGAAATTGAATTAATACCAAATCAATTAGATGATAATACAAAAAATTGGATAAAATCAAAAAAATGGTATACTTATAATGATACTATAGAATCATGTCTTAATCAATCATTAAAATTTGAAAAAGATAATACTGATCATCAACAAATAGACTTATATGATGATCTTATGCTTTTATATAATACTAATAAAAACAAATATTCTGATGCAATCGAAGAAGCAAAAAAAGATATCGAATTACTCAAAGAAAATATAAAATATCGGAATATAGTAAATAAATGGTTACAAAATCAAATACAAACAGCTAAAATACAAACAATTATAAAATAAAAAATGGAAACAAAATTAAGAAATGAAATTTCGGATGAATTTAAATGGGATTTAACACAAATTTATAAAGATAAAGATGAATTTGATATAGATTGTGATAAAATTTTAGATTATACTAAAAAAATTGTATTATTTAATGGTAAATTAACAGATACTAAAGAATTGAAGAAATGTTTGGATTTGTCAACTAAGACAAGTAAAATGATAACAAAGCTTTTTTGTTATGCTAATATGTATTTAGATCAAGAACAAAATAATGAAGATGCTGATAAATTGGTTCAGAAAGTAAAAGATGCTGCTGTTAAATTTAGTTCAAAATGCGAATTTATTACAGACGAAATTATTCATTTTAATGATGATATAATTTCAAATATATTATCTTGTGAAGATTTAGAAGTCTATCATTTTGATATTAAAGATACATTAAAAAATAAAAGTCATATTTTATCTAAAATAGAAGAAGAACTTTTAACTAATATTTCTGATGTTTTTTCAACATCAAATGATGTATATACAATTTTTAAAAATACTGAATTGAAATATTCAACTATTACACTATCAAATGGAGAAGAAGTATTAGTTGATGATAGAAATTATAGAGTATTAATTGAATCTAGCAATAGAGATGATCGTAAATTAGTTTATGATACTTTTTATAAAACATTTGATGAATATAAGAACACATTATCTAAATTGATGTTCAAATTCATTAAGAGTTCTGCAACAGAAAGTAAAATTAGAAATTATAAATCATCTTTAGATAATTCTTTATCATCAGAAAATATTCCTATATCTATTTATGATGGTTTAATTGAAAATGTATCCAATAATCTTGATAAAATGTTTGATTATCTTAATTTTAGAAAAGATATATTAAATTATGATGAATTGAATTATTATGATTTATATAACCCCATTGTGAATGATGTAGATTACAAATATTCATATGATAACGCTAAAAAATTACTTATAGAATCAACCTCAATTCTTGGAAATGAATATACTAATATTATGAAAAGAGCAATCAGTGAAAGTTGGATAGATGTATATCCAAATCAATTTAAAGATACTGGTGCATATATGAATGGATCTGTGTACGATGTTCATCCTTATATTTTATTGAATTATAAAGATAAATATGATGATGTTTCAACTCTTCTTCATGAAGCAGGACATGCTGGACATTCTATATTAAGTAATGCTAATCAACCTTATAATAAATCAAGTTATTCAACATTTATTGCTGAAATTGCATCAACAACAAATGAACTTTTGTTACTTAATCATATGTTGACTACAACAGATGATAAACAATTGAAAATTTTCTTGTTGAATAATTATATTGAACATTTTAGAACAACTGTATTCAGACAAACTATGTTTGCTGAATTTGAAAAATTTATGTATGAATCAGTAGAAAATGATGAAGTTTTAACAGCATCATTGATGAATGATAAATATTATGAATTACTTAAAAAGTATCATGGTGAAGATAAAAATATTATTAAAATTGATAAATTGTATGCAAATGAATGGTCACGTATTCCACATTTCTATTATGATTTTTATGTATTCCAATATTCAACAAGTTTTATTTCTGCAGTTATTCTTTCAACAAGAATTTTGAATGGAGATAAAGAACAATTAGAAAAATATATGGAACTATTGAAATCTGGTAGTAGTGATTATCCTGTAGATTTGTTGAAAAAGGCTGGTATAGATTTGACCGATGGAGAATGTTATAAGGATGCATTTAAACAATTCTCGGAATATTTGGAAGAACTAAAATCTTTATTGAAATGATAAAAATTGGAGATAAATTATATTGTCATGATAATGATTATGGTATTTCATCAGTAACAGTAGGAAAAATATATTCTATTGTAGATAGTTCATATAGTGAACGTATAATTATAAAAGATGATAATGGTAGACAGATTTCTTTCACAATATATCAAGATGTTAATGGACTATCATATAAAAATTGGTTTATTGGAATTATAGAATATAGAAAAAATAAATTATTAGAGATAGAACATAACATTTAACAAAAAAAATCTGAATTACTTGTGTAGTTCAGATTTTTTTATATCTTTGTATTCAATCAAAATTATAAACAAATTTAAAAATTAAACAAATGAACAAACAATTAATTTCTTTCTACAATGAGTATGTTTCAACTGGATCAAATATTGCAGAATATGCAGAAAAAAATGGTATCACGCCTACTGAGTGCTTTCAATTGATCACAATGGGAGAACATTATAGTAAAAACTAATTTTAATATTAGTTTATAAAAAAACCAACATTAATAATGTTGGTTTTTTTGTGAATATTAATTATTACAATACCTTTTTTATTTTTTTATCTCCACCTGTATCAAATACAGAATATGTTACATTTTTAGTTGATAATTTTAATTCTAAAAATTGATCCATTGCAGCCTTAACAAATTTAGGATCATCATCAGAAAATCCATATTTAACATTTATACCTAATTTAGTTGCATATTTATTAACTATTTCATTAAAATCTTGTAGAGCATTTTTCTTTGATTCTTCTGCTGTCATTATACCATATTTTTCTATAAAATAATTAGATGATATAGTATAAATTGGACACAATTCAATATAATAATCAATTACTTGGTGAGATTCAGTTTTAAAAATTTTATGATATTTTAAAAGATTTTTTATCATTTGATCTTTAAAATTAATATTTTTGTTTATATTTTTTATTTGTAAATCTTTAAAATTGTCTAATCCATATTCATATATAAGCCAATATAAAGCTTTTCTTATGTTTTTTGGTGAGTGACCTCTTGATGTTATAATAGAAAATATATTACCATTTATTAAACATTCAAGAAACTTTGTCCAAGATGGTCCAAATTTCTTATTTATAACAGCATATTTGAAATCAATAATGAAAGTTTCATCTTTAAGATGCCCATAATCTCTAAAGTTCGAAAATGATTCATCACCTGGTTTATACCTCCAGCCTTCAGTACCTCTAATTTTAGAAAATATAGCTGTATCTACTTCTTCATCAATCCATTTATTATTCACTAAATGCTCCATTATAATTTTTGTATTGGTGTATAACAAATTATCATCAATATCAAATGAATAATATTTGAATATTTTTTCGTTAATCTTAGAATATTTTTGATGTTTTGAATTTTCTACTTCTGTATTCATTATATACTTTTTAAATGAGTTATTATTTTGAATACAAATATACAAATTTTATTTTGAATAAAAAAATTATATATTGAATTTTTTAGCAGATAGATGAATTTTTATTTCAGGTATCATATTTAAGTCTACTATTTCTTCTGTTATTTTTTTTATCCACAAATTATTATCATATCCTTTCATATCTAAATAACAACTAACAATCTCATCTAAATCAAATGGATTTACATTGATATCAATTTCATTTGAGTCTCCATTTTCATCAATTTTCATCAATTTATATTCTGGATCATATATTATTGGTTCAATGTTATGCTCGTATTTTTCAAATTTTTTAATTTTCATATTATTTAATTATTATGTTTATTGTAATATTTTGAAATTGTCGGATTAAAGAAATTTCGTATAATTAAGTTAGATTCTATAGTATATATTAATAGTTTTTTTAACTTATCTAAAAATGAGCTAGTAGTTTCATTTTGAAACATTAAATTTGATAATGATTTTGTCATTAATTCTTCTTCATAATCAAATCCAGTTTCTATTTTATCATTTATATGTTTTAAATCGTATAACTCTTTGATTTGCATATCTTTTTCAATCATAATTAAATATTAAATTTTTTTGATTCTATATATAATAAGAAATCATTATATTCGTTATTTGATAAAATATAATAATCTCCCCTTTCTTTTTCATCAAGATACAATATATTAAGTGTATTATCATCTTCAAAATATGCAAAATCAGCATATTCATTTGTTTTTAATACTTTGATTTGTTTTAAGTAATCAGTCAAAGATGATAATAAATCATTGTAATCATTAATTATATTTGTTACTTCTGACTTAGTTAAATTTGTTTCGTCTAGTAATGCTTGGTATTCCTCACCATTAAATTCATAATTATCACCATTAGATTCATTTTTATCGAAAATTTCAATATTTAATTCTCCACCACTTAAAAAATTAGGATTCCAAACATCACCAAGATGATCAAGTTCAATTTCAAAATCATAATAATCTAAATGTGATTTCATATAATTTAGAATTTTTGCATATAAATCATCTTTATTTGATAATACCTTTTTTATATCATTATCAACGCTATTATTTTCATTTAATTGAAAAAATCTTTTAATTATCATTCAGTTAATTTATCTTTTTTATCAGTCCAAATATAATATCCATTAAATTCATTATCATATACCATATTACCTAATGTTGATATAACATTTATTGTTGTATCAAAAGTTATAGTTTGCTGAAATGAATATTTAACTTTTTCTTTATCAATAAACGATAAAGGTTTCATCATTATACCAAAAACATTTAATGAATCAGGAATATCTGAATAAAATTCTGATAATGCAAAAGTTACTAAATTTTCTCTGATATTTTCAATATCTTCTTTATCAAAAATGCTACATTTGAAAACTACTTTTTCAGTACCTAAAATATCGCCTGACATATCATTAATCTTATATTGATGCTTCTTTTTATCCATTAAATCAATATATTGTTCATATGTTTTAAAATAATCAACAAGAATTTTAGTGTATTTAGAAGTTGATAATTTTATGTTATAGAAGAACTCATCTAATTTTACATTAGGTATTTGAAATTCATATAACGGAAACCATTCTGTGAATTTTTTAATATTGTTTATTTCATTTATCATTTTATATTGTTTATTTATTTTTGTATTAATTTTAAGAATTCATTATATTCATTATTAGTCAAATTTATTTTTATTTTATTTGTACCTTCTGATATTTCTAAAGTTTTTTCATTTTTTAATACTCTAATATCACATTCATTAACATTAAATTTTGATATTTTGATGCCACTTTCTTCAATATCAAAATTAGACATTTTAATACCACCTTCATCATTATCAAAATTTAATCTTATATAATATACATTAGAAAGATCAATAACTTGTATTTTATCTTTTTCTTTTAATTTATTTAGTTTACTTAGTATTGTTAATAATAATTTTGTATTTCTATTTCTCATATAATTAGTAAGTATACTTTTTAAAAATTTATATAAAAAGAAACCAATTGCGAATAATGTAATCAATCCAAATGATTCATTTTTATATTCATATGAATTAAATTCCTTTAAGTGCTTCATTTGTTTGTTTTTATATTCATCATCTTTTTGCTTTGCTATTAAATCATCTAAAATATCATTTAATACAGTTTTTACTAAATTTTTATATTCAATATCATCTGTTATAAGATTAGAACCTTTATTTTTTATATCATCTAAAATATCATTAAACATTTTAGAATTTCTATAATATTTTTTTAATGACTGCGGAGTTGCACCTTTATTTATATAAAAATTTATAATTGGATATAATTCAGAAAATATATCAGATTTTGCTTGCTTTGTTAAATTAGAATTTTCCATAATTATATATATTAATATTTATTTTCTAAAAAATATTTTATATATAATAATATGATAACTAATTTTAAAAAATTTGAATCAATAAACGAAAAATCAATAGAAATTGGAGATTTTGTTATATGTGAAGAAGTAGACTATGCTGATATTAATACTATATTTACATCAACTAATATCGGTAAATTTATTAGATATGATGACGGAGAGGCTTATCCTTATATAATAAAATATGATTATACACCAAAAAATATGAAAAGTTATTTTTCAGGTGATGATGAAAGAAATATGTCAATTGATGAAATAAAATATTGGTCTAAAAATAAAGATGAATTAGAATATATAATACAATCAAATAAATTTAATTTATGATAACTAATTTTAAAAAATTTGAAGATTCTGATAAAAAATTACTTTGGAATATGCCTGTAAAAATGCCAGATTTTTATATATCTCTGAAAAAAATTGGAATGCCAGAGATTATAATTAAAGATTGGATTAGACTTCGTAAGAATAAAGTTTTTACAGCTAGAGATAATTTCACAGATTTAGAAACAATTACAATAGTAAAACATCCAGAGTATGAAAATTCTTATACATGGTATCCGTACCCAACATCAGAAAGCTATGATAATAATATATTTATGGGTAAATTAGTATGCACACCAGAAGAAATTCAAGATTATTATGATGAAATTGAATTTTAATAATAATATAAAAAAATTTAATTTATGATAACTAATTTTAAATTATTTGAAGAAATTTGTAAAGATGAGCCAGAAATTGGAGATTTGGTAGTGTGTAATGAATCAGAGTCATATTCGGATTCTGAAATTATTACTTTTACATCAAATAATATAGGTGAATATATTAGATATGACACAGAATTCATGCAGCCATATGTGATACATTATGAAGAAATACCAAAAAATTTAGAAAAATATTTCTCACACAATGAAAGAAATATGTCATTAGATGAAATAAAATATATATCAAAAAATAAAGATGAATTAGAATATATAATACAATCAAATAAATTTAATTTATGATAACTAATTTTAAAAAATTTGAAGATTATTCAGATGACTTTATTATAAAGATTGAAGCTACTAACGAATTGATCAAAATTATTGATGAAAATATTATTGATAATAGAAGCAAAGAATCATCAATAAAAATGATAAATTTATTAGATGAGGGAGCATATCCAAATATTAAAGCTAAAAATGGACAGACTCCTTTGACATATGCTGCTACCATATGTTCATTTGATTTAATTTATAAACTTATAGAGGTTGGTGCTGATATTGAAGCTAAAAATGATAACGGTGATACTCCAATAATGAGAGCTGCTATAAATAGTGACCTAGCATCAATGAGAATATTATTAGAAGCTGGAGCATCACTATATTGTAAAAATAAACAAGGACATGAAACATTAGGTTTTTTAAATACGTACGATATCAATAGAATAATATCTAAATATCCAGAACAATATAAAGATTATTTGAAGAAAAAAGAATTTGATGATTCAGTAACAAAATTTAATTTATAATATGAAACACTTGAAAATGTATGAAGGAACTAATTTTCCTATTTTATTTAAAAATGAAGGAGAATTAAAAACATTATTATTAAAAAATAAAGATTTTTCAGAAGGAAATGTATTTGACGCTATAACTGACGTTTCTTATATAGAATCTACATCAAATATTGATTATGAAAAATTTTTAGATATTGTGAAAGAAAAATATGGTATACTACCTTATTTTTGTATTCTTCTATGTAATTATAATAGACAAGTATGTAATGGAGGTCATATTCAATATTTTGAAAACGGATTTGCTAGCTCTTCAAATTCAAGAGGATTTGGTAGAAAATATAATAATGCAAATATTCATATGAAATTAATTATGTTATTTAAATATTTAAAAATCGAACAACATATACCAGAAAAATTAGGAAAAACTGTGTATTCAATAATGAAAGATTTTGATTTAGATAGTATTAAATTTGATTGCTACTATGGAGATGATGAACAATATAACGAGAATAATTATAATAGAAATGATTATTTAGATAAATTAGATAAAAGATGGTATGATATAAATGAAGAATTTATTGAAAAATTTAATGACTATCTTAAAACATTAACTTTAGATGATGAAAAAATTTCAAGATTAGTAGAATTATCAAATAGTACAAATAAATTTAATATATAAAAAAGAGATGATATAAAATATATCATCTCTTTTTGAAGAGTGTAATGTAAAATAACTAAGAATAATTTAAGCTAATTGTTTAGCCAATTTTTCTAAAATTTCATTCTTACCTTTTTTGAAATTATATTCCAATTTTTTTAACAATAATGTGATATCATCATTAGATAATTCATCATTGTTTTTTAATTTTTCTACTAATTCATTACCTGAATTTTTAAACCTAAATTCCAATTTCTTCAATAATAATTCGTATTCTTCTGCTGTCAGTTTCATAATCTTTATTTTTTTTTTTGTTTATAATTATTATAGTACAAAGATATAAAAAGTTTTTTAATTATCAATAATAATGTAAACATATTTATAGTTTTTTAACTAAATAGTTTTATATTATATATAATACAAAAATATAAAAAGTTTATTTAATATCAATATTATTGTAATATACAAATTTTAGATTACCAGAATCATATATTCTATATATCTTTCTTTCTAACATTATTTCATGCTCTGTTTTATTAATATCAAATCCATCCATAACTAATTTATTTTTTCTGAAGTTAAATTTATTATATCTATTTCTATTTATGACATAAAAATAATTAGGATCAGTTTTTCCTTCATATTTAAATCCTAATTTTTCATATAATTTACCTTGACTAATAGATCTATCTGAGTACACTGTTATTTTATTAGAATTATAATTTTTAATAAAATAATTAAATAATTGATATTCTCCTTCTATAATATCAGTATTTAATATATTACAAAACCTTAATAAATTATATTCTCCTTCATTTATAATATGTCTATTATCAAATGTCATAAGACTTACTAATTTTTTTTCATAAAATAATCCAATTTTAATTTTTGAACCTATAAATCCTTGAATATTATTATTATTAAGAAATTCTCTAGCTAAATTATTATTATCAATTTTTTTTATTTCACAGTCTATAGCATATATTTTATTTTTTATTTTTCCTAATTTATTTAATATTATAGATTTTATTATCTCTCTCTTATATAGCCATTCGTCTTCCCATATATGAATTAATTGTATTCCTAATTTTTCACATTCTTCAGTTTTATTTAAATGATAATTATTATCTTTATTTACTTCATTATGCCAATATATACCATTATATTCAAATGCTAATTTTAAATCTGGTAAATAAATATCTAATTCTAATGGAGATATTATAGATTTACTATTTAATATTATAGATTTACTATAATTTTCTGATATGAATTCTATAATTTTAGATTCCATGAATGAATTAGATGACGGATTACATTTAGGACATAAAATAATATGTTCTAACATTTTATGATTAAACATAGTTTTTGAAATTTTATATGAATGATCACATTTATCACATTTAATAATTAAATGATTATCTTCAACTTCAATAATATTTATTTCTTTATATTTATCTTTATATTTTTCAGCGAATTTAGATTTTATTATATCACTTTTAAAAGGTGAAATGTTACCATATTTTTCTAAATTTGTGTCTTTTATTTTTTGTTTTATTTTTTCATTTTGAGCTGGATGTTCAAAACCATATTTTTTTAAATTGGTATTTTTAATTTTATTTTCTATATTTTTATTTTGAGCAGGATATTCTACTCCATATCTTTCTAAATTAGTATTTTTAATTTTATCTCTAATTTCTTTATTTTCTAAAGGAATTTCCGTACCATATTTTTCTAAATTTGTTTTTTTTATTTTTTCTTTTACTTCATTATTTAATAATGAAGTTTTATACCCGTATTTTTTTAAATTAGTTTTTTCTGCTTTTTCTTTTATTTCTTTATTTTTCATAGGATTATCAACTCCAAATAATATATTACTTGTTAGTTTGAATTTTTCCTTGGAACATTTTTTACAACCATAATAATTATGATTATTGAAATTTTTATAATATTTTTCGATTGAAATATAATTTTCAGAATCACATTTCTCACAAATCGCTGTAATTTTAAGTTTTGAATTTTTATTTACATCTTCAATTTTTATATTACAAGTATTACCATTTATAACATTATATCCTAAATTTTTATAATATGTTATATTTCTACTTGTCATTTGTATATTTAACTCTTTTTCTTTTATCATGTTATAATTTGTATTTTATGATGATACCATTAGTATCATTATTATCTTTAATATTGTATATTTAAAAAATAATAAAGTTTATTTTTTAAACTAATTATATTATAATTATTATATATTAAAATATATTATATTTAATAAACTATATAATTAGAATATATTATATTTAATAAACTAGATATTTTTTATTTAAACCAAATCATAAATAATTCATATAATAAGAAACAATATATAAAATGACAGCACAAGAAAAGAGAGATAAAATTTCAGAAGTAAAAAGAAAAATTGATGAAACTAAGGCTGAATACGATAGAGCAAAAGCTATGCAACTTGCATTAAAACTTGTAATTAATGGAACTTATGGTGCATTTGCACATCCAAAATTTGTATTATCAAATTCTCATATTGCAAATGCAATAACTGCTCAAGGACGTGATGTTATAAATTATATGCTTAAAAAGATTGAAACATATTTTTATAAAGAATGGCATTTAGACACAAAAACACATCAATTACTCGGACTTGAATATATTGCAGAAAAAGAAGGTAAATTTTATTTATTAGATAGAAATGGTGAAAATATACATTATACATATACATCAGTAGATAATATGTTAGAAAAATTAAATTATTATCGTGGTGATTTAGTTGAAGATAAAAAAGAATTAAATGGATATAATGTATTATATAGTAGATTTGTTTGTGATTGTTCAAATGTAAAACCTATACCAAAAGATGTTCCAATAACAATTTATGGTGATACTGATTCCGTTTTTTGTAAGACCATTATAAATACTAATGATGGATATTTTACAATAGAAGATTTATATAATAAAAATATTCAATATGGATCTGCTGGTGTAACATTAAATGGACATGTGTCAGTTAATTGCAAAGAACTTATTTTAAATTGGAATGAAGATAAAAAACTTTATTATGCGCCAGTTAAGAGAATTATTAGGCATAAAGTTTCTAAACCTAAATGGAAATTAAAAACTAAATCTGGTGAGGAAATTATAGTAACTAATGATCATTCTATGATAGTTTTTAGAGATAATAAAAAAATAGAAGTTAAACCATCAGAAATATTGAAAACAGATAAAATACTTTCAGTTAGAAAAATATGATATTTTAATATTTATATATAGAGATAAAAGTATTGCCATATGACAAAAAGAAAAAATAATTATGAATATAATAAAACTTGGATTACTTGGTTTAATAAAAATAAAACTAAGGAACTTTATAACTATGTTTTGATTAAAGAATTGCCAAATCATAGAAAATGCTTATATTGTGATGGTCCTATTTATTATTATGATTCGATATTTAGTATAGATAAAAATTATAATATTTATCCTAATAAAAAGTCATACTTAACTAAAAAAACATTATTAGAAAAAGATTATACTCTATCAGTTTGTGAAGATTGTTTAATAGAAAAATATCCAGAATATAACAATTTAAATAAAGGTAGAGTTTTTAATAGAATATGTGATATAACATGCTTTGCGTTTGATATACCTAATGATATTTCTGAGCAATGGAAAAAACAAAATTATTCAATAACAGAAAAAACACTTATCAGCAAACATGGTGAAAAAAATGGTAAGGAAAAATGGAAAAACTATTGTGAAAAACAAGCAATAACAAACACATTTGAATATAAGAAAGAAAAATATGGTTGGGATGAGAAAAAATTCGATGAATATAATCGTTCAAGGTCAATTACATTAAAAAATATCATTGAAAGAAACGGCGAAGAAAAAGGTTTAGAAATTTGGAATAATTATATCGATAGACAAAGATATACTTGTTCTTTAGAATATTTTATTTCACAATATGGTGAAATGAATGGGATAGAAAAATTTGAAAATTTTGTAAATAAAAGATCATTTGAATTTGGATATTCAGATATTTCTCAAAAAATATTTGATGAATTAAAAAATAAGTTAGATAAGTTAAATGAGTATACATTATTTTATGCAACTAATAATAAGGAATATTATTTTGTTGATACTGTAAATAATATAACATATATGACAGATTTATTTATTAAAGAGTTGAATTTGGTTATAGAATTTAATGGTGATAAATGGCACGCTAATCCTAAAATATTTTTTGAAAATGATATTCCTATATCATTTTTAAAAAATCATAATAAACCTTATTTAGCTAAAGATATTTGGAAAAAAGATTACGATAAAATAAAATTTTTAAAAACAAAAGTCAGAGATGTTATTATAATATGGGAAAAAGATTTAAAAGAAAAAGGTATATTTAAAATTATTGAAGAAATAATTGAAAAAATTAAGGAGTTTGAAAAATGAAAAAATCAATTTTTATAAAAACTTATGAAAAATTTAATAAGTCTAAATTGAATGATATTATAAAAAATGATGATACATATATTAAAAAAAAGTCAAAAGAAGGAGTTATAATATCTGACGATTATATTGATATTAAAAATGAAATATCTAAATATGATGTAAGTAATTTTTATTATAAAAAGCATTCATATGGAATTTATATTAAACCAGATTTTTGGTTTATTGAGATTTTAAAAAAATTAAATTTAAAGATAGAAAATAAAATATCATTAGACTTGGAATTCGATTTTTCTGTTGATGAAACAAGATTAAATTTAATAGATTTTGAAAAAGGAATGCCAGTAAATTTAAAAGGATACACATTAGGATATAAATTATATAAATTGGTGATTTTAGATTTCGGTTTTATAACTTCAAATAAGTTTTCATCTTTAGATGCTTATAATATTTGGTATAATTTATTGCTGGATGATGATTTATATTCATTTACATCAAATAATTTATCAGGAGTGATTTCTAAAAAATTATCTAATAATTATATTTTTGAAATTTTAGAAAAATTGAAATATGAAAATCTAAAATTTGATGATGAATTAATAGAAAAAATAAAAGAATTATATGGAAGTTTGGACATTTATACACAAAGAAACTAATAAAATTATAAGATTTAATGTTATTTATAGTGATGATAGTGAATTTGGTACTGAATATTTATTTACAACTAATAAATATTCTCCTATATGGTTTGTAGAAACTGAAGAAGAAGCTAAATTGGCTTATAGTGATTCAGTACATGCTCAATTTAGTATGTTCTATGATAGACCATCAACAGATGATATTAATATAAATGAATTTGAAATAATAAAATTTGAAATAATAAAATAATTAAAATGATAAATAATATAGAATACTATTTTGATGATATAGAATCATGTGAAATGATAGGTGAATTTGAAGATGAATATGTTTATGATATCGAAGTTGATGATGAAACTCATACATTTATTGCTAATAATATATTAGTACATAACTCACTTTATATTTCGTTCGCTCCTATGATAAAATCTGTTGGTTATACTGGAGATGAATTAGATTTTATTTTACATATTGATAGAGTATTTATTGAGAAATTATATAATGGTTGGTTAGATGAATATGCTGCTAAATACGGAGTTAAAAATATTCATAATTTTGAACTTGAAACAATTAATAGATCAGCTTTACATATTCAAAAGAAACATTATATTAATAACGTTGCTTGGGAAGATGGACTGTTTTATGAAAGTATGAGTTATTTTTATCCAAAAGGTGTCGAAATTGTTAAATCATCAACTCCTCCATTTGTGAGAGAGAATATTTATGAGTTCTTACGATATATATTTGCTAATCCTAATAATTTGGATATTAGAAAGATTTTACTTATTGTTAAAGATTTGAAAAAACAGTTTATGATGGCGAATATTGAAGATATTAGTATGACATCAAGTTGTAGTAATTATCCTATTAAAGTTATTGATGATGTTACAGATGTAGTGTGTGTTAAAGGTGCTCACTTTGCAGTTAAAGCCGCAGCATTACATAATTATTTATTAAATAAGAATTCAGAATATAAAACTAAATATGATAATATAAGAGGAGGGCGTATAAAATATTTTTATTGTAATCATATTAAAAATCCAATATTCGCATATCAAAGGGGATTATATCCATATGAAATATGTGAAAAAGAAGGAGTTAAAATTGATTACGACGAACAATTTGACGTAACAATGTTGAGTATAATTAACAGATTCCTCGAACCAATTGGATTGCCTACAATTAATAAAAGATTGTCAGTATTAAATTCAATATTTACATTTTGATTTTTTCATATGAAAAAAATGTTGTATATTTGTATAATCAATATAACTATTAAAAATAAATAAGTAAATGTTAAAACTAAGTAAAGAAATATTAACAGATAATTCACTATATAGAATAGAGCCAACTAAATCAGATAGTTGGATTCAAACGTATTTAAATCCTACGAATTTTGAAAATTTGAATACAAAAGAAAATTTTGAAGAATTTAGAAATCATGTAATTAATAATTGTAAATATAAATTAATTGAGAATTATAGTATAAACGATTATAAATCTGATTTTTATATACCTGAATTAAATTTAGCTTTAAAATTTATTGATTTATATAGTTATTGTGAGTTAAATGTAGATAAAAAATATCAATTAAATTCTTATTTGGAATATGAAAAATCAGGAATTCATTTAATACAAATATTTGAAGATTTATGGGAAATTAGAAAAACTAATATAAAATCCAGATTAAAAAATATGTTTGGATTATCAGAAACAATATATGCAAGGAAATGTAAAATTGTAATTTTTGATAAAAAAGATAATTCTTTTGTTAGTAAATTTATAAATGAAAATCATCTTCAAGGTAACGTAGGATCTTTTATTAAATTAGGTTTAAAATTTAATGATGAAATAGTTTCAGTTATGACTTTTGGTAAACTAAGAAAGAATATGGGTCAACACGGAGGTTCTGATGACTATGAATTATTAAGATTTTGTAATAAAATGGGTACTTCTGTTATTGGAGGTGCATCAAAATTATTTAAATTTTTTGTTAATACATATGATCCTTCTACAATAACTTCATATGCTGATATGATGTGGAGTAGTTCTGAGAACATTTATAAAAAATTAGGATTAGTATTTGAACATAAAAGTGATCCATCATATTTTTATATAGTTGATAATGTAAGAAAGAATAGATTTGGATATCGGAAAGATGTCTTATTATCCTGTGGATATAATGGTGAATATTGGGGTGAACATGATATTTGTTATGTCAATAAATTATATAGAATATATGATGTTGGAACTGAGAAGTTCACATGGACTAAATGAGGGATTTAATAAGTTAACATTAAAAATGAGTGAATTAATTTCACTCATTTTTTATTTTTAAAAATTATCATTAAATATTAAACAAATGAATTATTTTTATCTAAATATATTTAGATAACCAAAAATAATAAAAATGAATGCTAGAATATGCTAGAATATAATAAAATATATCAAATGGATGTATTAGAAGGATTAAGAAAATTAGATGATAATAGTATTGATGTTGGTGTAACATCACCACCATATAACAAATTAGGGCTTATGAAAGGAAAAAAGCAAAAAGGTGGAGATTGGGATGGATATATTACATATGACAATTTTGAAGATAATATGCCTGAAGATGAATATCAGAAATGGCAAATTGAAATATTGAATGAAATTAAAAGAGTATTAAAGCCTGGCGGATCATTTTTTTATAATCATAAAAATAGAAGATATAATAAAACTGAATATTCTCCATATGAATGGGTTAGTAAATCAAATATAAATATTTATCAAACAATAATTTGGGATAGAAAAGCTGATGTGAATAATTCATTATATTTTTTTCAGCCAGTATATGAATTGATATATTGGTTAACAAAGGATAATAAAAAGGCTCCAATATTTAATAAAAGAGATTTGATTGAGCAAAAAAGTATTTGGAGAATATCACCAAAAATGAATATTCCTCATCCAGCACCTTTTCCAGAAGAATTGGTTGAACAATGTATAAAAGCAACTACTAAAGAAGGAGATGTAGTATTAGATCCTTTTATGGGAATAGGTACAACTGCTATTGTAGCAAAAAGATTAGGTAGACAGTATATAGGCTTTGATATATCAAGTGAGTACGTAAATATTGCGGATAAGAATATAGATTTGAATAAAATCAGAAAAAAAAATGAAATGTAATGAAAGAGAAAGTCGTAGTAGAAAAAGAAAAGAAAAATGTAGAATTTGTTTTTGAAAGTTCAGATGATTTTAATAAATATACAGGTAAAATTAAAACTTCAGAAATAGATGCAGAAGATTGTATACTAACTATTTATAAAAAGGGATCAATAGTTAGAAAATTAAGAAGATTAGGAATAAATGAAAATCCAACAGTCAATATTAAATATAGAGAAATAAATTAAATTATGAGTATAAAATCAACACATTTAGTAACAAGAGAATTTGCAATAAAAGCAATTTTAAGTAAGCAACATGATATATATGATCTTACAAATGAAGAATTATCTTATTTGTTAGAAGAAAGTATTCATAATGGTTTTTATAATTTTAGTGTTGTTAGTGAATCTGAAATACAAGATAATAAGCATAAAGATTATCCTTTACCTTATTTAGATGATATCTATGATTTACCAGAAAGGAATGATGCTTGGTAAATAAAAAATCCACAATTTATTGTGGATTTTTTTATATATAAGTTATAAAATAATTTTTAATATGAAATTTTTAAAACATTATGAAGATTTAAATTCTGGATTTAACGTAGGTGATTATGTAAGATGTCATGAATTGACATATTCAAAAGATTTGAAAAACTTTTTTGAGAATAATATCGGACAAATTGAATCCATAGATTATGATAAACATGATAATTTTAAATATTATAATGTAAAATATGAAAATATTCCTATTGAAATATTAGATTATATAAAAAAATATTATACTAGTAACTTTGATTATACTATGCCGTTTTCTGATGCAGATTTAATATTAGCTACACCTGATGAAATTAAAGAACAGAAAATTAAAAATTTATCTGATAAATTTAATCTTTAAATAAACTTATAATAGCATCTATTCCATTTTGATTTATATTTCTTGTACCAATTCCTGCAAACTTTTCAGTTAATTTTGGAATTCCTTCATAAATTTCAAATGCGTTTGATTCATAATCAAAATAATGCCATTGATTTATATTTTGCTCAAATAAATATATTGGTTTGTGATTATCTATGGCTAATTGTACAGCCCAGCCTGTACCACCGAGAACTGTATTTTCTGTCTGTAAAATACCAATGGCAAAAATTGTATCAGATTTTTTTACTTGAAACCAATCTCTAGATATTAGATTTTTTACATAAGATGATACGTTAGTTACATTTCTATTTAATGTGTTATTTGCTATTTTAATGTGCTCATAGCCTTCTTTTAGCTGATTGCTAGATAGAATATATTTATTCTCTGATTTTGTGTTGTGGCCTTCAAAAGAAAAATCTATGACTTTATATCCTTTTTTTATAGATTCAAAACTCCACAAAAGATCTGATCCTGTGGCACCCCCACTGAAGCATATATGAATCATTTTTTATCCTCCCTATCTTTTTTTATTAAATGTTCAACATATTGTGATTTCGTCATATCTTTATCTTTAAGATATTCAGTTAGTATATCATCTATTTGTGTGTTGATTGATAACGATATGTTTTCTTTTCTGTTTTTGACTTTTGGTCTTCCTATTTTTCTCATATTGTTATATATTATATTGTAGTATCAAAGTTTAAAAAATGGCAAAAAATGATATTTTTTAATTTATATATACAAATAAAAAGAAAGATAAATGAAAAAGAAAATAACAAAAAGTAAAGTGGTTTTTTCCTTTGAGCCTGAAATTATTCTATTTTTAGAAGAAAATTTTGAGAATAAGTCAAAATATGTAGAATATCTTATTCATAAAGATATGAAAGAATGTGGATTAATAAAAAATGATATTATAGAATATGATAATTTCAAAAAATGTTAAAATAAAAATAAATTCTGTTAATTATAAATTCTTTAAAAAATGTGTCAATGATATAAAAAAAGGAGAAGAATATGTTATTGATGTTTTTAATTTACCTGTTGGCTCACATACTAATATTCTTGTTGAGTGTGATATTTGTCATAAACAATCATTTAAACCATATAGGCAATATTTGTTATCATATAATAACAACAATGTTTATTGTTGTTCACCAACTTGTGCTCAATTTAAAAATATAAAAACTAATAATGAAAGATATGGTCGTGATAATGTGTTTCAAATTGATGAAATAAAGAATAAAATTATATCTACAAACAATAAAAAATATGGTGTTGATTATCCATCTCAGTCTAAAGATATAAGATTAAAAATTGTTGAGTCTAATATAAATAATTTTGGATTTGATAATGCAGCAAAAAGTTATATAGTGAAGGAAAAAATGAAAAATACGTGTAGAGAAAAATATGGTGTTGATCACTATAGCCAGTCTACAAAATATGAAGAATCACTAGTATTAAATGGTAGAAAGGTTCCAGATTTTTATAAAAGTGATTTTGAGATATATCAGTTTAAAGTCAGAAAAATAACAAGAACATTAAAGAGTGTTATTTTTTATGATTGGAATGGTTATGATTATTATGATAATGAATATATTAAAGAAAATTTAAATCTTAACCCTGGACATTCGTTATATCCAACAATAGATCATAAAACATCTATATTTTATGAATTTATGAATAATATTTCAATAGATGATATTGCACATTTTGATAATTTATGTATTACAAAAAGAACTATAAATTCATCTAAAAATAGAATGTGTGAGTATGAATATATTATAAACAAAAACAATAATTCTATCTAAATAGAATATAAAAATAATAGACAAATAAATAATGAATAAATTAGAATTGAATAAATATTATCTTATGGATGTTTTAGATGGTATGCATAAAATTGATGATGAATCAGTTGATATCGTGTTAATAGATCCACCTTATAATATAGGTAAAGATTTTGGTAATAATAAAGATAATATGAAACTTGAAGATTATATAGAGTGGTCTAAATTATGGATGAATGAATCTATAAGAATATTAAAGCCAACTGGTAGCATTTTTATCTATGGGTTTTCTGAAATATTGGCTCATTTATCAGTAAATTTAAATTTAAATAAGAGATGGTTAATTTGGCACTATACTAATAAAACTGTACCTACATATAAAAGTGGTTGGCAAAGAAGTCATGAATCTATTATATGGGCATATAAAAATGACGCTATTTTTAATGTTGATGATGTTAGAGAACCTTATAGTGAAACATTTTTAAAAAATTCAGCAGGTAAAAAAAGAACAAAAAGTGACACAGCTAGATATGGTGGATATAAAGATACGGTATATGAGGCTCATCCAGGTGGAGCATTACCTAGAGATGTGTTTACTAACATATCATCATTAGCAGGTGGAGCAGGATCAAAGGAAAGATACTTTTTACTTGACGGTAAATTTTGCCTACCATCTGAAATGAAAAATCTTTCATCTGAAAAAAAGAAAGACGTAGTTAAGCATCCAACACAAAAACCATTAAAGTTAACTGAGAGATTACTATTATCATCTAAGCCTTCTGACGGTGGTTTAGTTGTGATACCATTTGCTGGATCTGGTAGTGAAGGTGTGGTTTGTAGAAAATTAGGAATGAATTTTGTTGGTTTTGATAACAATCCTATATATATCAGCATGTCTAATTCTGCTGTTGAAAATTGGAAATTTCTTGTAGATTAAAATATGATATTAATAAAAAAGCTAATCTTTACAGATTAGCTTTATATCTTTTTTCTCCTAATGTTGATATTTCTTTATCAATTTTAAATTTAATATATTTTTCTATGTTTTTTAATTTTAGTGTTATCCATAATTGTGATGACATATTTTTAACTATTCTTAATTTTACATGAGAATCATCAGTTGTGCGCCATCCAGATTTATATTCTTCCCATGTCATACTTTTTGATTCAAATATATTAGACGGAAGAATGTAAAAACTATATGATATTTTTTCTTTATTTTCATTTCTAGCTAATACATAATAGTATTCAAAATTCTTACCTTCATTATCAATGAATTCAATCATATTAGGTAAGTTATTTTTATATCTACTTAATCTGAATGATGACATTTCCAATATATCCTTAGTTACTTTAGCTGATTTTACTGATGCATTATCTTCTAATGCTTCTATGTCTCTACCTGCTGTGTGACTACCTGAATTGTAAGTGTATGTATTGTCTGAATCTTCTAATGCGAATGTTATTAGTTCTTCAAGAACTAAATCTGTGATTTTTATTTTTGATTGCTCTAATCTATTATTTATGTGGAGCTCTAGACAATCTATAAATTTTTTTTCATTTTTCATTTTTAATGATATTTAAATATATTATATCATTAAAAAATTAAAAGTTTATATTATATTGATCTATTTATATTAATTATTTTTCTTTTCTATTATGAGAAATTAAATTTTTGATGAAATTTTCTATATTATTGCTCCAATATTCATTTGACTCTACTTTAATATCTCTGAATGATTTATAACCAGATACAATCTCATATATTTCGCAAGGATTTAAAAAATAACAATATTTTTTTTATATATACAATAAAATATAAAATTATTAATGAAAATATACTCTAATGAATATATTACAGATTTTAATAAATTAAAGAATGCGGTAATAGGGTTCGAATTTGAATTCTATACTGATAAATCATATTTTAAGTTACTTGAGTTATTAAATAATGAGTTAGCACCAATTCAAAGTCGTGGGTTTCGTAAATATCACTCTGATTTTGTACCAGATGAAAATAATTTTAAGCTTGAGCCAGATTTATCCGGAGGTCCTGAATTATGTGAATACATCACAGGACCAATACCTTATGTAAATTCAAAGATTATTTTATTGAAAATTCTTAAAGTTTTGGATAAATACGCAAGAACGGATGAAAAATGTTCTATACACATTAATATATCTTTTGAAGATATTGGTAATGGTAAAGTATTAGATAATTTAAATAAATTGAAATTAATTTTAGGAGTAGATGAAGATAGAATTTATAATTTTTTTCCTGAAAGAAAGAATAATATTTATGCAAAAAGTGTTAAAACATTAATTCCATTTAAAGGATTTGATTTTTCAACTAATGCTGTTGATATACTACAGAATAATGTGCAAATCGGGAACACAAAATATTACGGTATAAATTTTTTACCTGCTGAAAATATTGAAGCATCTGGACAACGATTAGAATGGAGATATATTGGTGGAGATAATTATAATAAGAAATCCGCAGAAATATTATCATTAATGGATTATTTTATTGCGATTACTTGGAATTGTTGTGATGCTAAATTAGATGAAGATGATTTAAAAAAATTACAAAAATACTTATTTGAAAATATTAACATTTTTAAAACATTTTCAAATTATAATGATTTTATTGCAGAATTTCCAACAATTGATGTTCAAGTAGATAAATTAAATGATTACAGTATAATAAAAGCATATTATGATACAATTTATACTAAAATATTTGATATGGTTAGAAATATTTATAATCTTAAAGATTGTATTATAAATTTAGACACAGAAGTTAATAGAATTGAATTGGTTGATGCAACATTTAAAACAATATTTGATCTTTATGATTTAGATTTCATAGAATGCACTATGAATAGTGGTAGATATAATAGTTGTAATTTTATTTCATCAGAATTGGTTAATGGTACTATTCACGGAGGAGATATTTCAGATACTGATGTAATAAATTCTAAAATAGAAAGTGCAACAATTGATTTAGATTCAGAAGTTAGTGATTGCTATTTATATCAATGTATGGTCAATTGTAGAGTTAAAGGCAACTCTGTTATAAGAATGTGTAAACTTGGACCTAATGCTGTTATAGATGATTCAGTTAAAATTGCAACAGATACAAATAATTATTTTCATACTACACCAACTGGTGAAGATGTTAAAAAAGGTCCAGAAGATTTGAAAGATATGAAAATACCTTTCACTAAAGGAAAAAAATGGTAATTTATTTATGATAATACAGAAATTTAATGAAAATAATCAAGAAGATTACGATATATTTGTAAATAAAGTGAAATCTTTGTTTTTAGAATTGTGGGATGATAAATTAGGAATTATAAATTTTAAAATTGACACAAATGTCAGATTTTGTCTATCTTTTAAAATTAGTATGTCAATTACAAATGATAATTTTGTAGAATATAATGAACTGTGTAACATTTTAAATGATTCTGATGCAAGATTTCAAATAATTAATTATGTTATGTACGCAAGTGTAACTAATTTTAGTAAACTTATCAACAATATGAAAATATTAAAAAATTCAAAAAAATTCAACATATAATGATAACAAGCTTTAATACTAAATCAACAGATCATAATTTTTATTTTCCATCTGTTGCAGGCCCAGAAGGTAAAATTCCTTTTGCTGGAACAAATTATGGTGAAGAACCACGAATAAAAAATTTCAAACAATATTTTGGTGAATATAGAAAAGGATCAGATAAATTTGGCAAATTAGTAGAAAGAATAATGGAATTTTTAAGATTACCAGAATTTAAAAATAAATTAGATGAAAATGATGGATTGAAATTTGTTATTACTGATTTTGAAGCAAGGTCTAATATCAAAATAGAAAAAATAAAACAATTATTAAGTAATGATACAAATCTTTATAGCTTTGATATTAAGATAGATGATAAATATATCACTTTTTCAAATATAAACAAAACAAGAAAAGAAAGATATGTAACAGGAAGAAAAGATTAAACCATATGAATAAAAATTTATTATTTGTGATACTATTATCAATTGCTGCACTATCATTGGCTGGTACTGCAGCATATTTTTCGATTTTTGGACTCACAAAATTATTTGCATCTGCAGGAGCAGGTATAACAATATTAGCAGCAGCATTAGAGTTTTCTAAATTAGTTACAGTATCTTATGTTTATCGTTATTGGAAAAAAATAAAACCTGTTTTAAGAGCATTTTATGTTTTTGCAGTAGTATTCATTATGTTTTTAACATCAGTTGGAATTTATGGATTCCTTGTAGGATCATATCAACAATCATCTACTAAATTAGAAAGTAGAGAATCTCAAGTAAAAATTATAGAAAGTAAAAAATCATTATTTAAAATACAATTAGATATGATTAATAAATCTATAGAAAGTTCAAATACTAGAATAAATACATTATCTGGATTGAGAACACAGCAAGAAAAAAGATTGGATGATCTTTATACTAAAAAAAATAATAATGTTGCAAAAAGTGCTGAAACTCATATAACAGGTTCAGATAATCAAATTAATATGCTTAATGCTGATATCACAACAAAAATGAAACAAGCAAGTGCATATAATGATTCAATAACTTATTATGATCAAAAAATTATAAATTTGAAATCATCAGACGAAACAAATGAAATTGGACCATATAAATTTGTAGCAAAATTAACAGGTATACCCATTGATAATTTAGTTAATATTGTTGCATTACTGATTATATGTGTATTTGATCCATTGGCTATTACATTATTAATAGGAATTAATCAATTAACAACTAAAAAAGAAGAAGATGACGAAGAAACTGATGATGAACATAACGAAGAAGATGATGATAAAAAAAATTATGAAGCCATAATATCAGAAACAATTAAATCTGTAATTAATAATCCTGAATCATTTGGTATTAATATTAATAAAAGTACTGAACCAGTAATTGTAGAGCCTGTTGTAGAACCTATTGTAGAGCCTGTTGTAGAACCTATTGTAGAACCTATTGTAGAACCTATTGTAGAACCAATCGTTAGTTCAACTCAGCAATATCTTAATGATATGGATGAAATATATTCAGAAATTCGTGAGGAATGGAAAAATGAAGAATTAAATGAACAAGTAGTAGATGAAATTCAAGAGTCAACAGAATCTGAAGAAATTGATGAAGAAGTAGAAGAACCAGAACTAGTTGCTGAAGCTGACGACTTTTTAACTTTATTTGAGGAAACTGATAATGAACTAATAACAGTAATTAAACGTGATAATTCAATTACAGAATATCACTACGACCAAAAATAAAAATCACTAAAAAATTAGTGATTTTTGAGTCTTTGTTACCTATCCATTATAAACCAACCAGTATTTGTTTCTGATCTTACTTTTTCTATTACTGCATCCATTTTTTCTTTACCTTGAGAAATCATATCGGCTGAATTGTACTGAAAATTTCCTGGTAAATTAAAATTAAATCTCCCCACAGCTTGACCTTGTCTTATTTGACATAATCCAATAAGATATTGTTTGAAATATACATTATCAAAAAGTTCTTCTTCTTCAATTCGTGAATATATTTCTAACATCATATCAGTATCAATCATTGTTAATAAATTAAGATGCTTATTTATATGATTATAATTAAATCTTATTGTATTTGTAGTCATTTTATTTATTTGATCAGCAAAATTACTAATAACAGAACGATACACTCCTAATTCTCCTGCTGTGGTAACAAAAGACGTTAAAAAAGGCTGATTGGTAACTCCAAGATTTATAGAAAGCTGAGGAGCTTGTATTCCCAAGCGAAATAAATTTGGATTGTCTATTTTTACTATTCTAACTATATCTTCTACTTCTGGCGGTAAAACTATTGTTTTTGTTCTATGATATTCATCTGTGTCAATGAAATCTCTTTTAAGGTAATAAAACATTTTAATTTTAGAGAATTGATAATTTTTATAAAACCAATCTAAAGCTTCTTCTCTGACTAAACGAATTACTTCCATATCAGGTATAATTTTATCAAATAATCCAGAAACGGTCAAATCCCCCTGAACTATATCAATTAATTGATCGATTGTCATTGCCATAATTACAAATTATTATTTTTTATTATATATAAATTTTAAATTGTCTATTTTCTGAAACAATTTTATTGAATAACTTTTTTTTATATATACAAATAAAAAAGAATATGATATTATCTGAAAGTGTGATTTTAAAAATGAATAATAGATATGTGAAACATTATATAGATAAAGGATATTATGTTAAAGGTGGACAAACTATAGAAGTTAAAATTGAAGATTTGACAATTAATAGTAATGTCTTAATTGATGCTAAGTGTGATCGCTGTGGTGAAGAAAGAAAGATATTGTTTATTGCTTATAATAGATATACAAAAAATAGAACTGAGGACTATTATTGTCAAAAATGTAACAATATAAAAAGAAAAATAAGTGTCAAAGAAAAATATGGAGTTGATAATATATTAGAATCTGATGTTATAAGAGATAAAATTAGAAATACTATGATAGAAAGATATGGTACTGAACATGCATTAAATGTTTTAGAATTTAAAGAAAAGATGAAAGAAACAAACAATATTAGATTTGGCTGCGATTATGCATCTGAAAATGATGAAATTAAAAATAAAATTAAAAATACATTTTTAAAAAATTATGGTGTTACAACATCACTTTTAGATAAAGACACTCAAATTAAAATAGAAAACACAAATCTAGAAAAATATGGAGCAAAAAATGTTTTTTCATTGTATGAATTTAGAGTTAAGCCAATGTTAGATAAATATGGTGTTGATCACCCTATTAAAAATGATGATATACGGAACAAGATAGAGACAACAAATACTGAAAGATATGGTAATATAAATCCGATGTGCAATGATGATGTTAAAAATAAGATGATTAAAACTAAGCAATCATTAGGATTATATTTACAAGATTCTGATAGGAGTGATTTTTTGAATTATAAATTGAAAGTTAAATCATATACGAATAAAAATAAAAAAGAATTATATGAATTTTGGAATGGTTATGATTTTTATGATAATGAATATATAAAAGGTAATAATAAAAATGATAGAAATTATCCAACAATTGATCATAAAAAATCTGTAAAATATGGATTTGAAAATAGTATTTCACCTGAAGAAATTAGTAAATTGTCAAATTTGTGTATAACAAAGAGAGGAATCAATTCATCAAAGGGTTCAAATTGTAGATGATTATAAATTATATTTTTCTCCTGCTGTTTTTATTTCATATTCTTCTAATGATTTGCCAGTTGTGAATATTCCATCTGCATATTCAAATATGTGAACATTTTTATTTTGATAGTTAAAAATTCTCCAGTAATCAATACAACAAAATTTATTATTATCATCTTTCAATCTGCATCCAGTAAAATTTGAATAATACATTTTATATTTTTTGCCTTTTGTGAATTTCCAATATAAGTCTGAATCATTTGATTTTACACATAGTAAGATACTATCTATGTGTAATTTTATAATATACAAAAATTAACACAAATAAAGTTATTGTTTATTATGGAAGTGCTAATTCGTTGACTTTTTTATTTTAATATATTTATATATAAAAAATAAAATAAAAAATTTATATAAAGCTATGGAGGTATTTAAGTTTAAAGAATTCACGATTAATGAAAACATCTCTTTAATTGATCATGACGGAATATTATTAATTGTTGATGTACAGTCTAATTTCAAGAAATATTTTCCTACTGATCCTAATGGATTTATTAAAAAAATAGATAAATATTGTTTAGATTTTCCATCAGATGAATCAGGAAAAGGGGTTTATCAAATATGGGATTCAAATCAAGGATCTAAACCTACTTATAAATTTAAAAATGAAGTTGATTTGATAGAAAAAAAATATGGAGTTAAGAAATTTTATTCTAAATATAAAGGAGGATTTAAGGAATGGATAACACATATATTTGATAATAAAACTCTTGAAGAATTCAATTCAAGACACAACAATTTTAAAAAAGGAGACGCTTTTAAATTAAAAGATAAGAATGAATTTTTAATATACATAGGTAATAATCATAAATGGTTTTATGTTAATGAAGAATTGGTTGAATTATTTAAAAAATTTAAAAATAAAAAAATTATTGTGATTGGGGGTGCCTCCAATGAGTGTATTATGGATGTTTATATAGCATTAAAATCATTTAATTCTATACCAATTTATAATCATCAATATATTTATAGTGCTGATACTGGCAATTATTTAAAAAAATGATATATTAGTTTATTGTATTTTTGAGAATTTATAAATTTTTTAGTAAAACATAAATTTGATATTTTTGCAATTTCTTCTTCTTTTATACCATTTTTAAATCCCTCAGATATTGGATATTTATGATCAATAGTAGGATAATCTTTATGCGTACCTGGTAAATTAAAATTATCTTTAATATATTCATTATCATAATAATCTTTACCGTCCCATGTAGAAAATAATTCACTTTTTAATTTTTTTGTTAAATTATAAACTTTATTTCTATATAGTTGAAAATCATCTGTTTCTATAATAAATCCATTTTTAATATGATATTCTTTCATGATATCTTTCATTTTATCAGAAGACATAGGATGTATTGTTCCATAATTTATTAGACTTGTCTGTTCATATTTTTCTTTAAAATCTTCACTTTGATAATAATATTCTGTTCCATATCTCTCAATCATAGTTTCTTTTCTTTTCTCTTTGAATTTTTCAACTTGAGATGGATTTTCCACTTCATATTTTTCTAAACAAGTTTCTTTATGTTTTTCAAGATTACGATAATTTTCATCACCATATTTTTCTAAGTATGTTTTTTTAACTTTTTCTTGCCCACATTTTGATGAGCATGTATATGTATTGTGTTTTTTGATATTTTTAAAATAGAACCTATACATTAATTCTTTTTCAGTATCACAGACATCACATTTAACAGTAACCATTGAATGACTACCGTTATTTAGATGTTCTACTGGTATTGTTAGTTTATTTCCTGGTTTAAGATTTTCGTATCCTAATGATTTGAAATGCTTCATATTTGCCGAATTTACTATTATTTCAATTTCTTTCGTTAGTATCATTAGATGCGTTGTTTTTTATGTAATCAGATATAATAATTTCTGTTAATTTATTAATTTGATATCCATTATCTTTACAATATTTTTTAAAAATATTATGTACTTTATCATCTATATGTAATGTTTTCATATTATATTTTTTATTTATATATAAATTTATAAATATCAAAAAATATCAATTTTGATATTACTTTTTTTTAAATTTGATAATAATCTTTACCGTCCAATGTTTAATATATTTAAATTTTTTTGAAAAATAAAATTTATATATAAACTATATAAAATTTAAAAATAAATAAATTAAATATGTTAAATTATATACTACTCGCAATTAATATTGCTAATATATTTCAAGATTACGGTTTTATAATTACGGTTTTTTTGATTGTAATTTTAATTTCTTATATGATGATAAATAGTTCGGCAAAAAGAATAAAAGAGCAAGAAGATAAAATTGATTCATTATATACTAGGTTGGATGATATGATGAAAAAAATACCGAATGATGATCATTCTGATTTACCAACAAAATTTATGAATTTTGCAGAAAATGCAAATAAAATACAAATACAGATGTATCATTTATTACAGATATTTGATAGTGAAAGGATATCTATTTATGAATTTCACAATGGGGGTAAAAATTTATCAGGCGTAGAATTTAAGAAATGTAGTAATACTTATGAGGCAGTATCATTAGAAACCAAACCAATTATAAAAGAAATGCAAAATATGCCATTGAGTATAAATCCTCTTTGGAATAGAATATTAGCTACACGTGAAGAGATTTATATTCCAGTTGTAGCTGATTTGAAAGATTATTTTTTAAAAGATTATTTAACATCATTAGGTATAAAAACTTATTACTCAACAATTTTAGAAGATTATGATAATACTCCAATTGGACTTATAACAATGGAATATTATTATCATACTAAAGAATTAACTAAAGAACAATTTGAAGAATTTGCTGAAACAGCCATAAAAATAGCGGTATTAATAAATAAAAAATAATTCATAAGAGTATGAATGAAATCGTTATATGTATATTTATTACTTTAGTTATCATTGGATTTATTATAATGACAAAAAAAATTTATAATAACAACAAAAAAAATTATAGTACTTTATTTGAATTTATATCAAGAAATATTGATTTTTTAACATATCATGAAAATATACAATATATGAATATGTTAAAAGAAACTGGTACACTATTTTCTTATTATCAAAGGATATCATCGGATTTAAATTTTAATTATATGAGTTTTTTCAAATATGATTATACAAAGGGTTATATATCATTAGATTTTTTATTTACAATGAATAATTCTGGTAAACTTATTGATGATAGAGTATTAGATGAATTGCCAGTGACTTCTAGTAAAATAGCTACAACTATATTAAGAAGTGATAAAGATTTCAATTATATATATCTTGATGATATTAAATCTCTTAACCATAATAAAGATATTTATAATATATTTAAAGAAAGATCTGTTCATAAAATTTATTATAAAAAAATATATAATGAAGTCGATAGATTAGGATTCTTTTTTGTAACATATACTGAGGAACATACTATGTCTGATGATGAACAGAAAATATTTTTAGATGTTATGAATCATGTTAAAACATTAATTTGAATATTAAAAAATATTAAATATCTATAATCCTTGATAATATATGTATCAAGGATTTTTTTATTACTCTAAAATGTTGTATCTTTGTATTATAATTAAAAACAAAGATATGAAAAAAGAAACTCTATATCAGTTTGAAAATGTCGAAGACATTAAAAAATTCATAGTTGGCGGTAATGCTATTTTCACATTGGAAAGTAAAATAACTGGAAATTGGTTTACTTACAAAATTAAAAAAATGAAAGATGCTGATGAAAAATCACCATTATTTGTTTATGTTCTTACTGGAAGTGACAATGAAGGATCATATACTTATATGGGATCTATTTTTAATTATGGTAAATTGATTTTTAAATTAACTCCAAAATCTAAAATTAAACAAGATGCATTATCTTATAAAGCATTTTCATTTTTCTTCAATTTATTGATGCTAAATCAAATTCATAAAGATATGGGAATTTATCATAAAGGAATTTGTGCAATATGCGGCAGAACGCTCACAACTCCGGAATCTTTAAAAAACGGAATAGGGAGCACCTGTGCTGGTATTATTTCTACTAAGAATTCTATTAAAAATAAAAAATCTTTATCATATTCTTATTAATTATTTTTAAATAATATAAACAAAAAGTCGTTTTCTTTATAAAATAAGAAAACGACTTTTTATGTGGAAATACCTTATCATATTACTTTTCTTTAATGTAATATTATTTTTTATTTATAACTCATTCGGATTTGAATTGACAATTATATTTGCATTAGCGATCATATGTTCAACTCTTATTAATTCTACAATTTTTTCTAAAAAGAAAATAAATCCTAAAAAAATGCCTCAGCAGTTTTATACAACAAATAAAAAACAATTCAGGCTCTAATGTTAAGAGATTATCAAGAATATGCATTATCTAATTTTATTAAAAATGATAAATCTATGTTTTTTTGGTCAAGACAAACAGGTAAAAGTTTTGTAATAAATAAAATGATAGAAAATTTTGTAATTAATAATAACGATAAAAAAATATTTTTTATTATTGATTATAAAAAATATTTTCGTGATTTTATGTCAAAAATTAGAAATGATATAAATAATGTTGTTGTTAAATATAGTTCAAACAATATTAATTTCATAAATAATAATAAATTAACATTTTGTTCTATTACAGATAATTTTTTTTCTATATTAACATCTTATAATCCAGAATTAATTGTAATCGATGGTTTTTCTAAAATAACTAATGGAATTAATAACGTTCAATATTTAAATATGTTTATAAATATGGTTAGTAATAAATGCAAATGCAAATGTATATTTACTTTTGAATATAATATTAATATAATTAAGACTTTAGATTATAAAAATGATTATTATATTAATATAATTCCATATGATATAAATGACACTTTGATGATAGATTCAAGCTATAAATTAAATTCTAATATATTAAAAGATTTAAGTTATAAACCTTATGAGTTACTAGATTATTCTAATTTATCTTACATTAGGAAAAAGAAAATAAAAAAATTAAATAGTTTGAATTCTATTTAATTTTTGAATTTTTTTTGCTCTTAGTATTATAGTTCTTTTTTTTGTCCATTCATTCATATTATCATATTTTTTACCATATATACAATAGCTGTTATAATAAAAACCAGTTGAACTATCTCTAATGCTATATGATGCTCTGTAGATATTATGTTCTTTTTTATTATGAATATATAATGTTTTTGTATTATATATATTATGGGTTATAAATTTAATATCTTTTGATTTTTGATATTTTTTTGGAATTTTATACCAAAAATCATTAATAATATTACTATAAATTGAAAAATTATCATTTTCATTATCATTTTCAATTACTAAATAGTTTATATCGTTTTCTATTTCTTTATATATTTTCTTCATTTATTACTGAGAATGACATTTTTTTAGTTATTTTTAAAATTCTATCAAAATAACTACTCATTGATGAACTTTCTGTGAAATATACTTTAGGATCTAATATAATAATATTTATATTAAATTCCTTGGTGAAATCTTTTAATACTTTCAATGCGTATTCTACATTAATAGGACCCATGCTAGAAAATACTTCATCTAAAAATAAAATATTTAATTTTCTAAATTTTAATATTAGTTTTAGATACGATAGAGCAATTCCAATATTTATTTTTTTTGATTCCCCCATAGATAAACTTTCAGGATGTATTTCAGTAGTTAATCTCTCATATATTTTAACGTTAAAATTTTCATCTATTTTAACGTTATATGTAGATTTCATATCATCTAAAATTTCTTTTAAATAAACATTTATTGGTTTAACTATATTCTGAACAATGCTTTTTCTAACTCCATTAGTTGAAAATATATATTTTAATTCTTCATAGATTTTATTTTTATTATTTAGTTCTATTATTTTATTATTATTTTTGATATTATTATTTTTAAGTTCTTCAATATTTTTTTCTAATTCTACAATAGATATATGATCTGATGTATCTATTAAATCTGATATTTTTTTTGTTATTATTTTTAACTCATATATTAAATTATTATATTTTGAACTGATTATATTTTTTTGATTATATAATGAATCTCTATCATTTGAAATTTGAGTTAATTTTAAAGTTAAACTATCTTTTTTAGAATTTAATTTTTTAAAATTTTCTTTTTCTTTTATTAATTTATAATTAATATCACTCAAATCATGCTTGTGATTTTCATCACTTAAATCAGTATTACATAATGGACAAATACCTGATTCATATATCTCTAATTTTTCTTCTATATTTTTTATTTCAACTTTTATTTCTATAATATCATTTGATATTATATTTCTTTGATTTTCAAAGTCTTGTCTTTCTTGATCTAATTTTTTAAATTTATCATCATATGATAGTAATTCTTTCTTATAATTTATATATGGTTCTCTCTTTGAGTTTTTTTCTATTTCTAATTTCTCTCTTTCTTTTTCTTTATCTAATATTCCACTTCTCTTAATATTTATAATATTTTGATTTAATGTTTTAATTGTTTGCTCATTAGTTTCTATTATAGATATTAATTTTAATTCTTCTTCTTTATTTTGTTTGATTAATCCGTTATTTAAATTTAGATATTCATCTAAATTTTGCAAATTGAATAATCTATTTATAATATTTCTTTTATCTTCTGGATTTAAGTCAATAAAATTTGCAAAATCAGATACTGACATTGAAATAAAACTTTTATAAGTATCATAATCAAATCCTATTAATTTATCTCTATCTTCTTTTTTTAAATTTTTAAATTTTCTTGTTTCATCTATATCATTAATAAATACTTTTGCATGATTAGGTTCTAAACATCTCTGAATTCTAATAATATCAGACATATTATTAGTGAATTGTATTTCAGTTTCTAAATTTTTGTTAATTCTATTTGGAAGTATTTTTTGAGTTACTTTACTACCATTTTTTCCTCTTACTATACCAAAGAGAGAAAAATCAAATGATTGCTGAAAACTGCTTTTACCACCTCCATTTTCTGAAGATAATAATATTAAATCAGAAGAATTTTCTTTAAATTCTATTGATTGAATATTGTTTCCAAATGATTTGAAATTTTTAAGTGAAATTGATTTAATTATCATGTATAATTATATATGAACATAATAAAAAAGTTTTTAAATAAAAATGTTATTTTTGACAATTTGAACTTAAGTTTTTAAATATATAAATAAAAAATAAAATATGAAAACAACAAAAACATATTCAATTGATCAGACGCTATATGACGCATTTGATACATTAGCAACAGAAAAAAATATTAATAAAAGTTCTTTTTTCGAAGATGTTATTAAAAAGTATTTAAAAGATAATAATTTAGAAATAATAGGAGAAGATTATCAATTAAAAAGTGATGATACTTATATTGTGACTGTATTATCTAGAAACGATAAAATTTGTAATTTGAGTAATGGAGATAAAATTCAAAGAAGGTTATTTTATGATTTATTTAAACCAGTTATTGGAGTTGATCCTAATGAATTTTTTAGCCGTAGTGATAAAGTATTAGAAGAAGTATTTAATAAAGTTAAAACAATAAATCCAGATGATGTCGGAAATATTAATTGCGTTCCTACCAATGAACTTTATAATAAAAGTTTATTTAATGAAATTAAACCAGATTCTGAGATAGAATCTATAATTACAGAATCAGATGATGATATAAAGGAATTATTTAAAATTAATTTTAATTATAAAACAGAATATAGAAAATATAGTAAAAAAGAGATATGTGATATTATTATTAAATTAAAGAAATTGACATTTGAAAATGATACTTATTCAGATAATTTAAGAAACTTGTTAGTAGATATTTATACAAATTATAAAGAAAACTTATTAATTGTATAATATAAAAAAAGAGATTAAGTTTAATCTCTTTTTATTTCATTTTTTCAAATCTCCATTTAAAATAATAATAATCATTATTTTCTATATGATAAGTATCTTCATTTACTTTTATTATAATATATGGTTTATTATTACTGTTAATATTATATCCTAAAATTTCAACTACTTTATTTTCATTTATTTCGTATAATTTACCAATATTGTTTTTTAATATAGTTTCATTTTTCATATTTTTATAAAAACCTTTTTCTGGAATAAACCATTTTTCTAATTTTTTGTAAAAATAATTACTTAATTTTAGTTTATATTCACTATCAATTCTATATAAATATTCTGGCTCAAAATATACTTCTGATTCAAGAGTTGGTCTTACTATTCCATTGTAATTCCTAAATACACCAAAGTATTCATTTTTGTCAAATTCAAATGATATAAACACATCTAATTTTAAACTAGTGTTCTCGTATATCCTTAAAATTTTAATTTTATCATATAATTCAATATCTTCCAAAAATGGATTACTATCTTTATAAATTAAATCATTTTGACCACGTAATCCTTTTATAACTCTATCTAAGTTAGATACTAATCCAGATTGCCTTGCATAAAAATCAGTATAGGGACTGTCCTGATAATTATAATATGATGCACTTGGGTCCTGAGCGAAAGCAAATTGACCACCTCCGCCAGCAGTTCCCATTGGTTCTATACCAAACTGAAATTGCTGGAACTCAGAGTCCTCTGTTATTAGGTTTACTTCATTTAAAAATGAATATCTACTATATTTAAATATTTTCATAATGTTATATATAAATTTTTAAATTTATTATTTTAATATATATTTAAAGGAATAAATAATTTTTATATATAAAGAAAAAAGAATATTTTTATGTCAGAAGAATTAAGTAATAAAGAGAATAAGAAAGGAGTCAATAATGATAAAGAATTAAATATTATTGAAAAATATAAATTTAATGATGATTCTACTGAGCTAATTACAGATTCTCCTACTGACTCATCAATTAAGAAAAATATTGACGGTGATTTAATTAAAGATATATCATCTAAGGCACTTTATAAGAAAATTGAAAATAAAAAGCAAGAAAAAATGCCAGATGTCCAAAAAATTGATAATGTTGATTCATCAGAAGTTAGAAATGAAAAAAAATATACGATTATGAAATCAAATAAAGAATTGTACGAATCTTTCATTAAAGAATTGAAATATTATTCGTTAAGTATCAATGAAGATGTTATTTATGATTCAAGTATAGATAAGTCTAAAGATTATCCTGTTAAATTTGAAAATGATTATTTTGTAATATTTGGTAAAAAATATTCATATAATGGTTTAAAAATTAAAAAAATTAATATAAAATAAATGAAATTTAAAAATATTCAAAGTCGTAAAGATTTTATAAAAATGAATGAAATATTTGGAGGAACTCAAGGAGGAGTTGGATCTAGAGATGGATTTGCTAATAATGCTGATTTGAAAGATACTTATTTAGGAAAATTAATGAATGGATTATTCAAAGGTTTAAGTTGGTTATGGAGAAAAAGTAAAGAAAATTTCATTATTAATAGATTAATTGCAAAATTAATTAATGAATTAATACGTGGTGTTATTGTATATTGTTTTATAAAGAAAATAGATTTACAATCAGGTAAGATTTCAGAAGAAGAAAATCAAGAAAATAAAGAATCAAATGAAAATGAAAATGAAGTTTCTTTTGAATCTATTAAAAAAGATATAGGGGAAGATTTATTTAATAAAATGATGAATGGTTCAGAAGGAGAGGATGTTGAAGAATTGATAAAAAAATCAGGAATAAAAACAGATAATGATATACCAATAATAAAAAGTATTAACGATGTAAAAGAAGTTATTGACAAGGAAGAATATGATAAAATGAAAACTGAAACATATGAGTTTTTGAAAAAAAATATTCAATTTTTTGATGATATTAAGAAAAGTGCAGATGAAGGTGATGAAGAATCAAAAAAGAAGCTTGATATGATAAAGGCAATTTATGTTAATTATGAAATAGTTAAAAAATTAAAAGAAAAAGAAACTAAAAATGAAAAAGCACCAGATGAAGCATCAGTAACAAATGAAGCATTAGCTAAACTTAGAACAGATTCTAGTGCTGGTAAAATAGGAATAGATTCAAATAAACCAACGATTAGTCCAGCGGCTAATCCGAAATCAATAATTAAAAGTTTTGTTAGTGTAAAAAGTATTATAACTAAAAGAGATCAAGATAAATATAAAGAACGTGAAGCTGATTTTTCTTTGCCAATATCTTCTATAAATTTAGCAGAAATAGAAAAAACAATTGCTAGAAATGATGCTGCAATGAAGGAAGTATCATCAAATGTAAATTCTGAAAGTTTAAAAGTAATTCAACTTACAGCAAAAGATTTATTTGTTACAAAAGAACAAAATGTTGAAACAGAAAAATTGAAATTGAGATGGGATAAAGAATTATCTAAAGTTTATGCAAGTTTTTCATTATTAATGGATATACCGAGTGTTGATATTAGAGAAGGTTCATATGGCTCAGGATTAAATTTATCTGGAACTACAATAAAAGCAAATAAAGAAATAAAAAAGTTTGAAAATGATTCTGAATCATTGAAAATTGGAGATAATTTAGGAGATTCATTAAATCAATCTGAAACTAAGATAGGAGGATTAGAAGGCAATTGGCAATATTGTATATTTGAGTATCAAGGAATTAATTATAATGCTACAATAGCTCCGATTAGTTCTGCTCCTTCAAATGGATTCTATATGTTTATGATTACTCAAACAATAAAGAAAATAGAAAATAATATTGTCACTTCAAATTTTAAAGAATTTGAAAAATTATTTTCATCCACTAATTTTGCAAATGTTAATTTAAAAAAAGATGATGTAATTAATATATATTTTATGTTAAAGAAAGGAGCAAGTTTACCATCAGGAACAAGTGCTAATACTAATGGGCAAAGTAATAGTTTTTTGGTTTTTAATAATTATATTAGTTCTGACAACCAAACAAACAAATTGTTTTTATGTGAGCCATCAGGTGAAAAATTTATAGCTGATTTGGAATTAAGTAATCCTAGTAATACTTTTGATGGTGTAATAGCCAGCAATTATCAAAAAGATAAAATTAATATTAAGAGTTGCCGTAAATTTGATAGAGTTAAATTTTGGTGGAAAGCATTAAATTTTATAACTGATTCTAATGATAAGAAATTCTGTGCTTTTAAAGATGAAGAAAGTTCACCTAAATTTTGGGATAATAAAGTAGTATTAGATAATTTGAAAAAAATTGCATCTAAATTTTAAATAAAATATAAAATATAAAATGAAAAAAAAATATTCAGATTTCATGTTAAATGAACAAGATACATCAACAGCGGTAGCTCCTATTACAACAAAAAAAGATGATGTAGTTAATGATTCAACATCAATCAATTCAGTCAATCCTGATGTATCAGGTGATAAAAAAATAACAACTGAACAAGATTCAGGTGAAGAAAAAAAAGAAGAAGATGATGTACAACCTGAAAATTCAATTTCTAATTTTGATAAATTAAAAGGAGAAGAAATTATTAAAAAAATTAGTGATTTTTGGATAAATAAGGTAATAACAGAAAATCAATTGAATTTTTCTGGTAATACTTTAAAAACTCTTTATAAAAAAGAAAAAAATCCAAAATATTCTAAATATAAACAAACAATCAATGAAGTTATCGCTGATAAAACAGCAGATTGTACAAAAAAATTTATAGATTCTGATGCAGGAGATATGTTTTTTTATAAAAAATATCCAGTTAAATTAGTTAAAAAAGGATTAGAAGGTAATCCTAGTATTATATCATTTTTTAAAAGTAATGATGATAATGATTATAATTCAAAATTAAAAGAAATTATAAATAGTAAAGAATATGTAGATAGTTCAAATTTAGAAGAATATCAAAAGAAATTAAAATTAGAAGAATTTGAACTTATGACTGATATTGACGAAGAACATATTTATATGTATAAAGAACAGCCAGTTGAATTTAAAATTGAGAATGGTGAAATAAAAAGTATGATTGATGCAGATACAAATAAAAATATTAGTTTATATGATGAAAATAATAAACCTATATTTGATATAACAAAATTAAAAAAATATAATAAATCGGATAAATCAAATACATCAACAAGTACAACAACTAATCAATCATCAAGAACAGAAGTAGTAACAACATCAGGAACAACAGTTGCACCAATAACAGAGGTAGTACCAATATCAGGAACAACAGTAACAACAGTTGCAACAGGAACAACAGTAGTAACAACATCAGGAACAACAGTTGCACCAGGATCAATCACACAAAAATCAAATGTAGGTACTCAAAAAAATACAAATATAATAAAAAATTTAAATGATTTTAATAAGAATAGAGGATATAATTCAACTAAAAAGAATACATTAGATAAAAATAAAAATAAAAATACATTTTAATATGAAACATATAAATAATTATGAAATTTTTTTAGAAGATAATAATAATCCTAATACTTCACAAGGTTATATAAATTCATTATCTAATAAAGCAAAAATAAAGTCAGTTCAAAATAATAATCAGCCTAATAATCATAAACCAACAGATGATGTAGATAATATATTACAAAACACTGAACAACAAAAACAAAATATTGTAGCAAAGAAAGATGTTATTGAAAAAGGATTATTACAAAATATTCAAGATTTAGAGCCAGAAAATCAAAAAGAAGTTAAAACTCAGGTTCAAGATTATAAAACTCAGGTTCAAGAATTTGATAAGACAGTTCAACAAATAGATAAATTAAATCAAACTCTTAAAAAATCTAATGTTAGACAAAAAAATAACCCTGATATGAAAACTGTAAGAACTCAAAATAAATTTTAATTATAAATGTCTAAAATAGATGAAAAATATATAGAATCATTAGGTACATTCACCCATGCATTAGAGGAAATAGTAGAATTATTGAAAGAGCAGCAAAAAACTGGTAAGTCAGATGTAGTCAATGATTTTTTAAAAACTCCTATGGATAATTTGAGCCATGTTGTTAAAGATTTACAGAAAATTACTGAGCAAGGATTCAAAAATGTTAGAGATGATAATCAAAAAATATTACAAAAAATAGATGGTATAAAGAAGCAAAAAGAATCTGGAATGTTTGAACATATAGAAGATCCTAAAAACAAAAACAAAATTGTTGATGGTATCAAAGTTGTTGTTTTAATTGCAGCAGGTGTTTTAGCATTAGGATTAGCATTTAAAATAATAGGGAAAGTAGATTTTCTTTCTGTTATTGCATTATCCGCAGCGATGGTTGGTATGTCTATTGCTTATAATAAGATTGCTGATATAAAAAATTTAAAATATACTAACGTACTTTTAATATCTGCTATTATGCCATTAATGGCGATTGGATTAGCGTTATCTGGATATATATTAAAAAGTATGCCTGAATTTTCAATAATGCAATCAATATCTATTATGCTTATTAGTACTGCAATGGGATTAGCAACTTATTTTATAATGAAATCAATTTCTAAGATTAGTATATCATCAATAAAAATGATACCATTACTTCCTTTGATTTTACCAATGATAGCTTGGGGTATTGTAAAATCTTCACAAATTTTAAAGAATGTAGAGAAGATGTCATTTGCTCAAGTATTATCAGTAGGTATGATAGGATTGGCTTTGGGCGTAGCAACATTTGGTATTTCAATTGCATTGAAAGGATTAAAAAATGTAACATATAAAGAAATGTTGGCATTGCCATTTATGATACCATTAATTGCTGGAGGTATTGTTTTGGCTAGTGAAATATTTAAAGGTTTTATTCCAATCAGTAATCCATTGGATTTATTAATTGGTAGTGCTGTTATTGGATTATCATTATTGTTTTTTACTCCTGCAATTTATTTTTTAGGTAAAATGAAATTCGCTGATGTTCTTACTGGAGTCCTTATGATTTTACCTATGGCTTTTGCAATTACACAATCTAGTATAATTTTTAGTAAATTTATACCTCTTAAAGATCCATTAAATATAGTTTTAAGTACATTAGCAATGGGATTGTCTATATTGATTTTTACTCCTGCAATTTATGTTTTAGGTAAAATGTCTATCGAAGATTTACTTATTGGTATAGGTGGAAGTATATTAACTTCTATCGCAATTGTTGTTATAGCTAATATATTTTCATCATTACCTACTAAAATGATTACTCCAGATTTTATGTGGACCTTATCTGCTGGATTAGCAGTGGGTGGATTCGCACTTATTGCTACTGTGGTTGGATTATTTGCTGGAACTGATCCATTTTTTTGGATTGGTCTTGCTGCAATTTTAGCTGTTGCAGGTACAATTGTAATAGTTTCTTATATGTTACAAGCAGGAAATTATACTAAATATCCGCCGTTAGATTGGGCATTAGGTGTTGGAGGATCATTAATAGCATTTAGTTCAGCTATGGTTATTGCATCAGTTGGAGGTATTGCTAGTGCAATATCAAAAGTATTTACAGGTGATGAAGATCCTTTAATTAAAATTGCTAATACTATGGTTGCAGTATCTTGGCTTTTACAAAACGGAAAATGGGAAAGTGGATATCCGAAATTAGAGTGGGCATTAGGAGTAGGTACTGCTTTTACAATGTTTGCTGCTGCATATGTTGCAATTACAGGATTACAAGGAATTAATAGAGTATTTTCATTTTTAACCCTACATAAATCTCAAAGTTTTAATGACTTTGTAATATCAGCGGCAAATGCTATGAAAACAGCAAATGCAGAATTGTCAGGAGTTAATTGGGGAGCAGCAGGTAGTTATCCATCTAAGGATTATGCTGATGGAGTTGGTGGACTATTAAAATCATTTGCAGAAACATATGCAGTAGTATCTTTGGTAGGATCAAGTATATTTAGTATAAATCCTGAAAGTTTTGAAGTATTTGTTAAAAATGCTGCAAATTCTATGCTTGTAGCAAAAACAATATTAGATTCTACAAATTGGACTAATGCTGGACATCCTACTAAAGAATATTCAGATGGAATTGGTAGCTTTCTTATATCAATGGCAACAGCATATTCTAAAGTTAATGACATTGGAATTATGCGTATTCTTGCTTCATTACTTGATGTTGGAGGTAAAATGTCAATTACAGATTTTGTAAGAGAATCTTCAACTGCTATTGTTTCTGCGTCTAATATATTATCAAAAGGAAATTTTACTAATATTCCAGATGCTACATATTTAACTAATTTTAATAATTTTTTAGTTTCAATGGCAAAAAATATTAATGATTTTAATGTAAATATTAATGATTTAATGAATTTTACTAATAATTTAGGTATGTTATCTCCATCATTAATGTTATTATCAAATGCAACACAAAATCCTTTATCAGATCTTTATATACAAGGTTTTGATAAATTGGTTAAAATATTAAATAATATGCCAGACAAAAGTATTCAAATACATAAATTGGCAGATTCTTTTGTCGATCTTTCTAATTCATTGAAAGATATCACAACTTTTGATAATTTATCAAAAGTATCCGCTAGCGTTGTTTTATTGAGTGCAGTTGATGATGCAAAATTACAAGTAATTCTAGATAAATTGAAAGATAATCAAGATACAATAAAAACAATTTATGGTAATTCATCAGCAACTCCAAATTTAGTTCAAACTATTGGTAAAGCTTTTACTTCATTATTCGGAGACGATAAAATAGAAGCTAATAAAAAAGCAAATGAGCCAATTGTTGTTACAACTACAATTGAGCCTCAATTTTATACTGGTATAACAGAAATGATAAGTTTATTAAAAGGAATTAAAAATTCATTAGATAAACCAACACCAGCACCAAGTTTTCATAGATAATTTTAATAATATTTTTATCTTATAATTAAACTTTAATTTAATTCTAACCTATAAGTAATTGAAATAAATATTTTGATATAGTATTTATTTCAATTGAACCAATATCAATAAATATATAAATAAAAAAAGAAGATATGAAAAGATTTTTATATTTGATAAGATATTTTAAACTTCTTAAGAAGAATAAAAAATTTTTAGCAGATTCAAGGATTAATAAAAATATTAATCCTTATGGAATACAATATGATTGGATAGGTAGATTATATACAGTATTAAATTTACCTTTAGATGATAAAGAAAATATGGACAAATATGGATATTATTATATTGATAATATGGTTCGAAATCATGTTGTTGAAATTAATAATTTTTTATTTGAATTAGGAATTTTAGAATATGTAGAACTAGATACAGATAATATTCAACAAATAGATGATTTGAATGTAAGAATAGTATTGAAATTTAAATATCTTAATCTTAAATTTTTTGCAAGATTTTTTGTAGGAACTATAATATTATTAATATTATTAGGATTTATATCTTTATTATTTTTTTTATAAACTTTATTGAACATTTATAATATATTTAAAAAACAAAAAATTATGGCAAAAGAACAATATCACGAATTAGCAGATTATATTATAGACTATTTTAAAGTCTTAGAAAAAAAATTGTGCATTCCAATAAATTTAAAATTTGTATTTCAAGCAGATGATAAACAAAAAACATTAGTAAAAATAGCTAAAATTAATGATAGATATGTAAGTCTATTAAACGCTGAATTATTGGTTAGTTTTAATGAAAATTTCTTTGATGCATTTGATGATGAAATAAAAAATATTTTAATTGATCAAGAATTAGCATTAATTGAAGCTGATCTTGAAAAAGGAACTATCAAATTAGGTAAAGCAGATTTAATAACATCATATGGTATTATTAATAGATATGGAGTTGAAGCAGTAGAACGAGCAAATAAATGTAGAGATTTATATAATAGTCAGCAAGCAGAGAAAGAAAAAGAAGCAAAATCAAATAAATAAATAACAAAAATAAATAAATAACAATGGAAGAAAAAAAATTTTTTAATTTTAAGAGTGACGAAACATTCAATTTAAACGAAGAGTATACAAAATTATTTGTAGATGGAGATGATAAAAAAATTAGTTCAAATGATACTAAAATTAAAGATGCAGAAAAAATTATAGAAGAAACTGGATCGAAATATATTGAAAGTACATCACTTCAAAAATATGAATATTTGTTTACAAATTTAGATGTATTTTTGAATAGATTTCAAACTGATTCAGATGAAGTTAAAAATATGACTAAAGATGATAGGGATAAATTATTTGGATATGGAAGAGAATTATTTTCAACATATCAAACTCAATATAGTTCATTGAATTTTAATTTTGAACTTTCTATGAAGGAATGGAATTATATGGATAATATTTTAACTAAAAAATTATCATATAATGGAAATGAACTTTTCAATTTTTGGGAACTTTTTACTAAATTTATTGATCCAACTAGAAATTATATTAAAGCATTGCCTAAGGCCGCTGAATCATTTGTTCCAGTTTGTTCAATTCAAAGCTTAGTATTAGTGAGTCATCTATTGATGAAGCATGAAGAAAAAGGATCAACTGATCATTTCTTTTATTTTAAAAATATATTAACTGAGGTAGGATTGATGACTAGATTATTTAATGCGTATGGCGTTGTATTAGAAAGATATACTAATATGTTTAATAATTGGGTAGATGCATTAAATGCAATGGATGGATATAATAATATAGATAGAACAGATGATACAAGAACAGAATCATAATCACAGCAATAAAAAAGAAATTTTTTCTGAAATTAGAGACTTAATATATAAAAATACCGAAACTGATATTAATATAAGTGAAGTTAAGATTTCATTATTGAAAAATCCTAATATTGTTAATGAGATAAAAAATCTCAAGATTATTGAATTAGATAATCTTGAAGATTTTTTATCCTATGTGAATTATGATCACTATCTTATATTTAAATTTAATAATTTTTATTATTTCTGTGATACAGAACTTACTTCATATTTAGAAAAACTTAGTTTGATTAAAATGATTGATTTTTCAAAGTATCTCAGAAAAGATAAAATAAATAACATAGAAAAATTTAATTAGTAAATAATAAAATAAAAAATATAATATGCCAAAATCAAAAAATAATAAAACTCATAAAGCTAGATTAGCATCTTACAACGCTAATAAGAAAAAACAGCAAGAAATTTTAAAAAAGAAAATGATGGATGAATATCTTAGACTTCAACAAGATAAGATGAAAGAACAAGCTCATACATCAACAGAAGACGTAACTGGTCCAGAAATTAATATTGATGAATTGAATAATTATGATGAAAGTCCAGATATAGACTTCAATAATATATCTGTCGAATCAGAAATTGATTTAGAGCCTGAAAGTAATACAAATGAAGAATTATTAAAATCAGATAATTAATTTAATCATATGATAACCATAACAAATAATAATATATATTATAGTGAAGAATCAATTTCATATTTATCATCAATAGATGAAGCTGATATTGTAAATCCAAATGATATAATACTTTTCCTATCTGATACAGTAGAATTAGGCGAAAATTTAATATTTAAAAGATTATTCGATATTGTATCATATAATGTTAATGATTTTAATGATATTTTTTACTCATCACTAGGAGGATATTATATCGATCCTTTTCTTCAAGAAATTGAGAATAATATAACAGATAAAATCGACATGGATTATCTTGAAGTTAATTGGAATTGTAATAAATATGATAATGAATTAACCGCTACTCCAACTATTCAAGGTGTATCAAACGATTATACTAAATTTTATGCAATAGATTTTATATCTCTTAATAATATTAAAAATTTAAATATTTCAATTAATAATAATTTTACTGTATATGATTATAATAAATTAATAGATGGACAAATAGAAGAAGATTCAATAACGAATTTGGGGGAAAAATCATTTACTGTTTTTGATTTATATAATGCAATATTTAGTGAAATAACATTTCATGGAGGTCCTCTTGATAAAAAAGAGAGATTTGAAAATTTAGAAAAATGTATTGACGAAGATGATGATGATGATTTTAATATTGATGATTATAAAGAGTTGAAAAAATCTACAATAGATGAACTAATTGATAAATATGAAAAAGAAGATATTTATTTGGTTAAATATAAAGATTTTAGATGTAGAGTCGATGAAAATAGAATTAAAAATAAAGAAAATTTATCTAAATTAAAAAAATGCGTAAAAGATAAATTGATTATTTATGAAGATATTTTTAAACCTAATAAAAGTTATAAAAAATATTATAAAAAATTAACAAATATTGAATTTAATATGCAGACATTGTACGGGGAAGATGAAGATATTATGTATCATAAATTTTGGGAAACTCCTATGTGCACATGTCCAAAAATTAATAATATAGAAATATATCCTTCCAAAAAATATTTTGTTGATGATAATTGTCCAATACATGGTAAAAAATAAATTAAAAAAGCTTCAGATTAAATCTGAAGCTTTTTTAATTTTTCTTTTCTTATATGCTTAATAGAATATTCTAAACATTCTTCCGATATACCTTCATATGTTATATGATTTATAGTTTTATTTGTTATAAAAACTGGATTTCCAGAATCCCAATAATCTGTAAAATAACTAAATCTATCAATTGCTATAATTATCATTGAATTTTTATGATACCAAGGATATTCAATAATATCACTACAACATTCATTACAAATAACTATATCTCCTATTTTAAACTTGTTCGTCATTGTTTGTTTTTATAACCATTATTTTTATGATCTTTAAATAAAAAATTCATTTTTTCTCTTGATGAATCGTATGCTTTAGAGTTATTTATTTTAAATTCATTTCTTGTTTGGTATTTATTTGCTTCTTCTTGTAATTTTTCAATAGTCCAATAACCAGTTCTTACTTGTTTTTCAGAATATCCTTCATTTAAATGATTTTCAAATAATTTATCTAATATTTTTTTATACCATGCAGCTTTATATGCTAATATATTATAATTTCTAAAATCTTGTCTTGTTTTATATTTATTAGCCTCAGATTGTAATACATCAAATGTCCAATAATCATCTATAAAACCTTTATTTATATGATTTTCAAATAATTCATCTAACATTCGTTTTTGTTGAGCAGTCCAATATGCACCATAATTTTTACTAAATTCTTTTCTAGTTTTACATGAATTCGCTAATTTTTGCAATGATTTTTTATTCCATTTTATAGAAGCACATCCTAATGAGCCAGTTTTTGCAATATTAAACATATTCCAATTGTTATTTATATAATATTCTAACCAATATTTTTCTTGTGCTTGAGCATCTGTTGATTTTAATTCGTCTTCTAATATTTTATACTTTGGTAGAGGAATATTATTTTCTTTGCAGAATTTATTTAAAGATTCATCAATAGAAAAAATGTGTTCGTTATCTCTTCTTTTTATATTATTTGTTAATCCAACATAAGCTCTATTAAATTCTGGTAATTCGTATACATATATAACATAAATATTTTCTTTCCATTCAGGCTTATCTAAATATCCATTATTTTGATGATTTTCAAATAACTTATTTAATATTTTTTTACTACACGCCGTATAATATGCTGGTGAATTATTTTTTCTGAACTCCTTTCTGTTTTTATATTTATCTGCTTCTGTTTGTAATATTTCAAGTGACCATTTACTTTTATTTCCTATTTTTATTTTACCTTCATTTTGGTGATTTTTAAATAATAATTTAAGTAAATTATTTTTAATAGAATATTTATATTCGCGTAAGTTGTTATTTCTAAAATCTTGTTGAGTTTCATATTTATTAACTAATAATTGTAATTCTTCTAATGTATAATATATTTTAGATTTTTTATTTTTTACGATTAATTTATTTTTCAATTATATTTTTTTATTTTTTAAATATTGCTCTTCAATTTTTGCCCATTTCATTATTGGACACGTGCCACCAGTGTCTTTATATGTGTGATTTGTGAATATCTTTGCTCTCAAAGCGCATCCACATAGATTACATCTTGTAAATATATCAAATTCTCCTACCGCAACTGTTTCTTTATGCTCACATTCGTTACAAATTTGTATTCTTTCTGATGCAAGTTCTGATTGTTCTAAAGTTGGATCAAAGGAAATTTTCCATGCAGTAAAAATTTCTTTTATTTTATTTATATCCATATTTTTTTTATTTTATATATAAAAACAATATGGCTATAATATAAAAAAAGTATATAATATTTTATATACTTTTTATTATTCAATAATGCTCATGCCTATTTTAAATTTATAACCATCTATATCTATTTCATTTATTGATTCACAATCATCAATATTATCAACAAAAGATATTTCAACACTTTGAGTATTATCACAAATATAATCTTTATATTCTAATATCGCTTCTACTAATCTTTTATCATCCATATTTTTATTTAAATTTTTATTTATATATTAACTTTTTATAGAATAATATATCGAACCTACGATGGGATTCAAACCCACATTTACAACTTCAATTACAGTTACTTGATTCGTAGTCAAGACTGGTTACATAGGCATGTTATCGTATTTATCATTTTTTTCAATTAATTTTTGAATTTCATTTTTAAAACAATCTCTTGCTTTTTCATTTTCATTTTTATACATATTTATAAGCCTGATATATTCTGGTATAAAATAAATGTCAACTTGCCCATATCCTAATCCACCACAAGTTAATTCTCCAATACAGTGTTTAAAGAATATACCTTTAGTCATATATGAAGATCCAAAAATTTCTATATTAAATTTATTATCATCATAATCATTAAATTCTTGCTCACAATCATATTCACATTTTAATAATAACATTTTATCATAGTTATTATTGTAAGGTTTTCTTGTTTTATCTGGATTTTTTAAATAAATAAATTTTTTATTATTTAAAAATGCTAATTTTAATTTTCTTTTTAACTTTATTTTTTTATTTTCTGGGAGCCAACGATATTCGACCAAATCTGTACATTTAAAATCAATTGTTAATTTAATTCCAAATATAAATTTAGATAATATTGAAAATTCAGAATAATTTTGTGGTTTAGGAATATCTAATTCAAAATTACAATGATCACATTTTAGTATAGTTTTTATAAATTCAGAATGTATTCCTATATTATTATATCTAGCCATTATTTTACTCAATAATATTGTTAATATTTATTAATTTTTCTTTCATAGAACATCTATATTTATATTTTTTAACTCCTTCTATTTTATCATCTAAACACTGATCAATTAAATATTCAGATTGACGAATAACATATTCCTTATTACAATTTTCTTTATTATCTCCATAATGACTAGTATCAAAACCTATCATCCAATAATTATTGAATTTTTCATAATTATCTAATGTTACATCTCCATCAATTGATAATCCGTCAATCCATTTTAAAAATGAATCTGAATTAAAAAGTTGTCCGTATGTTAATCCACCATGAACTCTTATATCATTTATATCATCATATGGTTTTTTATATAATGGATGATTAGTAGGTAATAATATATAACCATTTCCCCATCCAAATTCTAACATAGAAGGATATAAACTAAATAATGATAAATGTTTAACTAAATAATTTTCAATTACTAATGTGTAAATTCCGTATTTCATTTTATATTTTATTAAAAACAAAGATACTATTTTTTTATTAATTAACCAAATAAATAATTAAAATATTTTTTAACTTTTTCCTGATATATTATCAACATTTTCTTGAATTTTATCAACATTTTCTTGTATATCATCAGTGCGAGTTTTTACGAAATTATCATTCTCTTTTACATTCTCTGTTATGTTATTAACATTTTTTTGTATATTATCAATATCAGTTTGAATATTTTTATCATTTTTGTCAACATTTTCCTGAATATCATCAACATTTTCCTGAATATCATCAACATTCTTTTTTATTTTATTATCTGTTTTTTCAACATCAATTTTTATATCATCAACATCTTTTTCGATATAGTCAACATCTTTTTCAATATCATCAACTTCAGTTTTAATATTTTCTGTCATTCCTTCTATTTTTTCAGATAATTCTTCAATTTTTTTAATTATACTATCAGTCCTTTCTCCACTTATTTTAGCAATATAACCCAAAACTGGTAACGCTACACCTTGAAAAAATACGGAAACTATATATTGCATCCATGCAACTGGTCCTGAAGGCTGACTGAAAAATAATGGTATTATAACTAATAATGTTATTATCCAAAACATAGCCATACTAGATAATGAATTTGATAATATAACTGCTAAACCTTCTTGTAATGATTCAAATTTTTGTAACAATTTCTTCATACTACTTTTTATCTTTATATATAAAAAATGTATAATAAATTATTTGTAAAATTAGTGGACTGAGAGGGATTCGAACCCACAAGCTCCGAAGAGAACGCATTTACAGTGCGGCGAGCCAACCAACTGCTCAATCAATCCATTTGTACTCCCAGTAGGCATTGAACCTACATGACGTGCTTATAAGGCGCGCATACTTACCAATTATATGATAGGAGCATTATTTAGTAGTCTCGGTGAGACTTGAACTCACGATTTATTGCTTATCAGGCAATTGCTCTAACCAACTGAACTACAAGACTATATAAGTTTATTTTTATTAATCATAACATACTATTAGTATGATAATAGTCACAATTATAAACTATGTACCGAATATGATGTTCGAAATCATTTGGATTTCCTTATGAGAGAAATCTCTTTTCCACTAAGCTTCGGCATTATGTTTATTGAGGCCAAGGTGGGACTCGAACCCACACAATATAGTTTTGCAGACTATCCCCTTATTCCATTCGGGCACTCGGTCATTTTTTGCGGGAGTGAGGAATCACGATATCCTAACCTACTGGTTAACAGCCAGTTGCTCTGCCTTTGAGCTACATTCCCATATATTTTTGCTGGAATAGTTGGATTCGAACCAATAACCCTCACTTTAACAAAGTGCCGCTCTAACCGTTAAGAGCTACATTCCAATAATAAGCGGACTATAACGGTTACGGTCCGTTAATTTTACTTGAGTGACGGTCAAGTTCTCCACCAAGGAGCCTAATAATCCATTTTTTGGTACTGATTAAGAGAGTTGAACTCTTCTTGGCAGGTTGAAAACCTGTAGTCCTAACCGATAGACGAAACCAGCATTAATTTATTTTGTGAGATGGAGGGGATTCGAACCAATTGTAATAACTTCTGTGCTTTTCATGTACACTTATTACACATATCTTAATACGTTTATTTACCTCATTCCTTAGACACCTGGGTCCATCCCAGGCTGGCTTCACCACAACCATAGCCACCTCATATTTATTTATTCATTATCCAGTATTTCAAAGAGCATTTAAAAACAAAAAACTCAGTTCTTATTTTTAAGAACTGAGTTTTTTTATTATTCACATAATAATTTTTTTAACTTATCCAGTTCTTCGTACAATATTTTCATCATCATTAATATAATCATTATTCATATTAATACATATCTCTTCCATATTGTAATTAATGTTACAATTGCGATAAATGCGATATATGTTATTCATGTTATTCATAATGTTTACTTTTTTAATTTATTGTTTTTTGTTTATTTAAAATTCTTTATTATTCCTGATATTGTGGATTTTGAACAATCTAATAACTTAGAAATGTCTATTTGTCTTACTCCATCAATATATAATTTTTTAACAACTTCTTTATCTATTTTACTAGACATTTTTTTAAATTTTAATGATTTGTTTTTTATTAGTTCATAATTATTATTAAAAAAATCAACATCAGAATGTTCAATTGTATGACAATTTGCACATAATATTTGACATTTATTTAATTCTTCTATTATTTCTATTCTTATCTCTTCTATGGAAGAAATATTTTCTTTGACAAATCTAAATTCAAAATTTTTATCTTTTAAATGATGAAAATGTAATGCACTTGTTGTATTATTATATCCACATTTTTCACATCCTTTTACATTTTTATATTCTAAGAATATTTTTTTATCATTTGTTCTATATGTCTTAGGTTTATCATGAAACTCATAATGACAATTTTGACATAATAACTCACATTTTTCAACTTCTTTGAATATATTTTTCCAATTTTTACCCCACATACGAGATAATCTATATTCTTTATCTTCAGAATTCGTATGATGAAAACATAATTTAAAAAAATTAGTTTCTCCACATTTTTTACATTTACCTCCTAAAAAATTTATTGCTTTTAATTTTTTAGCAAATCTTAAAATTTTAGTACTATACATTTTATCTGTCATAGTTCAACTTTTTATTTTATATATAAATATAAAATAATGAACTTTTTATAAAATGTATAATTTTTTATTTATTTGTTGCGTGGAGGTAGATTCGAACTCCTACTTCAGCTTATGAGACTGATATGTTACCATTACAATATCCCGCATTTTTTATTATTGTTGCGATCGTAGGATTCGGACCTCGTTTCAGGGTTATGAGCCCTATATGCTGCCATTGCATCACCATCGCGATATATTTTAATTTTTTTCTTTATCAATTTTTTTATAGAGTTTTTTAGCAATTTCTTTTGCTTTTGAACTCATACCTTTTTCTGTTTTAGGAACTTCTTTATCGTCAATTTTGATTTTATCAGCAAACATTATAAATTTTTCAGTTCTATCAGATTTTCTTTTCAGTTCATCGTAATTTTCTTGAATTTTATTTACTACTTTTACTGACTCATCAATTTTTTTTTCTTTACTTTTAATTTCGTTATAATAATTTTGAATATTTATTATTTCTTCTTTAACGCTTTGATGTCTTTCAACATTTTTTTCTTTTTTACGTTTTTTTTCTTCTTTTATATTTTGAAGTTTACTATTTTCTATTTTTTTATCTTCTAATAATTTCTTAACAAATTTATTCATAAAAAAACCAGTCATTTTTTAATGACTGGTTTTGTATAATTTTAGGCATATAAGCCTGAATTTTAAATTCCAGTCAATTGTGATGTATCATCATTAATGATATTTTCGTTACACATTTCTATATATAAATTTTGATACATTTTGTTTTCTTTTTTATTTTTTTTTTAGTCTTTCTTATATATAATAGAAAAAAAGTCATTTTTTTCTATTTTTAATTTGTAGTACAAAAGTAATACAAAGTTTTTAATCTACCAAATGTTTTTAAACTTATTTAAAAAATAACCTTTCTTTTCAGTGAAGAAAAAAAAGGTTTAGTTTTTATACTTTTTAATTTTTACAACGAAACTTCTTCTTTTTTCATTGTATAAAATGTAAGTCCACCTTTTTCTTTTCCAACACCAGGTACAGTCATAAAATTATTAAAATTTACACTTTTTTTTACTGAATGATATTCATTTTTAGTCAAAAAGAAAACTTTTGCTGATTTAGATGAATTTTCTGAATTTGTTGTCATAATAGTTGAATTTAAATTGTTTAAATGTTTGTTGTTTTAATTACACTACAAATGTACTTCGAATACTTTTATGTACCAAATATTTAATTTGTTTTTATTATTCTTTATAATAATTTGTATATATTTCACATTTAGAATATAATTAAACTATAAAAATACTAATAATTAAAAAAATATAATAATATATACTCAAAAATAATATAGATTATGAAAAAAATAAAGAATTTTTTAGATTATAATTCTATGAATGAAAAATGGGAAGAAGATGTTAAAGTTAAGCATACTGGTGAACATGCAGGTAAAACTATTGAAGAATTAAATAATGAATTATCATCACTTAAAAAAAGAAGTAAGAAATATCAAGATGAAGGTAAAGATGTGCCTAAGAGTATTATTGATCAAGAGCAAGAAATAAATTTTGCAATTAGAGCAAAACGAAATTGGAAATAAAAAAAGCTTCTAAAAAGAAGCTTTTTTTTATTAGTGTTGACTAACTGTTATATTCTTTAAATTATTAAATAATCCATCGTGTTCAAGTGCGCTATAATAGTTTCCGTCATTATCTGAATAGCTGAAGCAATACATTACTGATCCAGTTACTTCTTTTCCATCAATTATTTGAAGTTTTAACTTTCTTATATTAAAGAAATCTTTAAGTATTTTTGCTGAATATTTATTTGTAGCATTGTTATATGCTGTCCATCTATCAGATGAATCCTCTATATATTTAAAATCATCATATTCAGGCGCTCCATCTCCATAATATCCGCTACTTAAAATTTCAATAGCTTTTTCAGTATTATTTTTAGTTTGATCACATATGTCAGACCATACAGTCATTGCAACTTGTTCAACTGAATAAGTATTATCAAAATCATAATATGATTGATTTTTAGTGAATAACATATTTTTTACATCATTTACACATTTAGGTTCCATTGGAAAAATAACGATAAAACTACTTGATGATGAGTTACTAACAAAACCATTTCTTATTTTCATATTATTTTATTTTTATCTTTTTTATTAGTTAAATCTATTTTGATGTCTGGTTTTTTGAAAATTGCTTCAAAAATTCCTACAATAAAACTTCCTATAATAGAAATTATTAAAAAACATCCAATAAATGTCCAAAAATCTGAAGTTACATATTTTAAAATTTCTATCATATATTTTTATTTATTTCGTCTAATTTATCTTTTCTTTTATATATTGGATTACACACTAAACATATAAGTCCATGTTTTTTTGTGTTCCACATATCATAATAATCGCCATTTTTCTTACATTTTGGACAATATGTTGAACTTTCTTTACCAACTATTTTAAAATCTAAAGAATAATAATCATTATCAAAAGCATCAAAATCATTTTCATATTTAGTTAAATATTCTATAGTATTCCAGTCATCACTATTAACTTTATAATTTTGTTGTATTATTCTTAATTCTGATATCGCATCATCTGATAATTTTGTATTATATTCATACAACTCCCAATCTTCGTTATTGCATGTAGAAACTAAATAGCGATCAGCTACTTTTTTTATATATGTATCATAGTTACAACTTTGAAAGGTTATAGCTTGATTTTCATCTATATTTTTTAATATATTAATATATGAATTATATTCAGTTATACTATATGCATCATATTCTTTATTTTTCATATCATTATCAATATATTGTTCATATTTTACATTAATCATATATGTAGCAAGATCACGTACACTCTTAAAACTTTTATCAGAAATTATAAAACTACTAGATGACGAATTACTTACAAATCCACTTCTTATTTTCATTTTTATTATTTATATTAACAATATCTAGTTCCAGTTATTAATTCAACTTCACTGATATCAACATTTAATGTTTCAGATACCAATTTAGATTTTTCTATTATATCATCTATTGATGTTATACTACTATATAATTCTTCTCCATTTGAAATTATATAACCAATAATATAATTATAGTTAGTCATATCCACATAAAGTGTTTCTATTCCATTATCAAACCCTTGTTCAATTTCTTCTTCTGTACAATCTAATCTTTTGACTCCAATTATTACAAAACTACTTGAACTTGAATTACTTACAAATCCTGTTCTTATTTTCATTTTTTATTTATCTTTTATTTTTATAATAAATGTGGTTTTGCTTCAGCAATTCCAGCATTTGTTACTTGAACCCATTTTGGATTATATTCAGATAGATTGTTAGCTCCACCATAAGATAATGCTGAACGAACTCCATCTATTAATCCTTCTATTACAAATTTGACACCACCTTTAAATGGTATTGTTGTTGACTCACCTTCCACGTTTCTTTCTGCTTGATTGTGAACAGTTTTTGTTTCTAATGAAGCAGAGCCTCTATAACGTTTATATAAGCCATTAGAACTCTCTATAATCTTTCCTGGTGACTCTTCTGTTCCAGCTAATAGAGAACCTAACATAACACTAGATGATCCTAATGCAAGAGCCTTAGAAATATCACCGCTATTTCTAATTCCTCCATCTGCCATAACAGGAACTTTAGCAACAGATATAATATCAATTAAACTTGTTACACTTGGTATTCCAAATCCTGTTTTTAACCTTGTTGTACATAACGCCCCATTTCCAATTCCGCATCTTAATCCATCAGCACCCCAATTCTGTAAATCAATTGCTGCTTCTGCTGTTGCAATGTTACCTGCAATTACATCAATATTTAAATTTAAGCCTTTAATTGCTTCAATTGCTTTTTTGACATTTATATGATGTCCATGAGCAACATCAATAAGAATGACATTTACTCCAGATTTAATTAATTCTTTTGCTCTTTCTAAAAAATCTCCAGTTGATCCTACTGCAGCCATTATTGGAATTTTACGTCCAATAAAAGGATTATGAGAACTATTATTAATATAATTAGTTAATTTTTTAATTTCAACAATTTGATCTTCTATAGTCATAAATCTATGAATACATCCAATGCCTCCTAATTGAAACATTTTACATGCCATTTCATATTCACAAACTGTATCCATTGGTGATGCAACTAATGGTATAATTAATTCATAATTTTTTGATAACTTTGTTATTAAACTAATTTCACTTCTATGTTCTACTTCAGAATATTCTGGAGATAATTGAATATCATCATATGTTAATGCTATATTATTTATCATTTTTTATTTAATTTTTTATTTAATTTTTTATTTAATTTTATTAAAATGATATTAATTTTAAATATCTACTATCAAAATTAATACTATTATTTATATGAGATCGTAATATTGGATGCAATTTAAAACTTAAATCTGAATCAGATATTATATCAATATTTCCAATATATTTTTCGAAATTTTTAATTACATTTTTAGTATTATTAATATTAGAATTTAATATAAAATTAATAATATTTAATAATTCAAAATCTTGCTTATTAATTTTCCATATTTCACAATATTTAGACCAAAAATTCATATCATAATCTATCTCTTGTTTCTTATAATTATTTTCAATATCACATATAAAAATATTTTTACCTAATTTATTAAAAAAAGTCATTGATTTTTCTATTAAATAATCAGGTGATGTATATATGATTTTATTATCATTTAACATAATACCAAGGTAATAAAATATATTATGAATTTGATTTTTTGTCATAATTTTTTTAATTATAAATAATTATTTAATAATTGTCATTACTTACCATTTGAATATACGTGCAAATTACTCCTGAAATTCCATATTTTTCAAATTTTTGACGTAATGCATCATCTTCTTCTGGTGTACGATCTTTAAATTCTGTTACTTCACCATCTTCTAATCCACCGAGTGAATCACCTACAATAAGAGTATTATAATCTTTTTCTCCAAAATAATTACCATTTACTTCAATTCTGAAATCATCATCAATTTTATTTGATATAAATTCATATTTATCATATTCATCTTCAATATTATCAAATTCTTCAATAGGAATATTTAATACTTTAACTAATTCTTCTACTGTAATTTTAATTCCTCTTATCACAAAAGATGAACTACTTGAATTACTTACAAAACCATTTCTTATTTTCATTTAATTTTTTTTTTTAATTTTAATAACTTCCTCCACTTTGAATACGAATGTTATCATTATCAACATTTATTCCTTTATCACATAGATAAGATTCTAGTCCATCACCAGAATCATCAGATGCTGAACATTCATAATAACGATATTCTTTATTCTTTATTTTTTCTAACTCTTCTCTTGAAATATCAGGACAACTATCATTTATAATTATATTTATCATATCTTCTTCTGATAAATTTTTATCTTCTGAATAACAATAATTATTAAATATATCTTTAATAGTCATTTCTTTTAGATTTTCTAACATCCAATTAGATAATTCAGAAGCAAATCCACATAGAATAGAGTTTTCTTTTAAATCAAATAATTTCATAAGCATATTATTTGATATTTTTTGATCATTTTTAATAAGAACTATAAAAGAACTACTACTACTGTTGCTTACAAATCCATTTCGTATTTTCATATTATTTATTATTTAAAATTTCATTAATTTTATTTTTATTTGCAATAATAATTTTGCCTTCATCTGGTCCACCTTCAACTTCTGCAATTACATATGGCTTAACTAATTTATCTAAATGATCAGGAAAATCGAAATCTTCAAATTCATCTGTATTACAATACTCATATATGGAATCATACCATAATTCTTCATTGTCGATGAGCATTTTTAATAAGTCTTTAAATCCATCTAATGGAAAATCTTCATATTTATTAGTAATCTTATCATAATCAATAACATCAAGAAAATTCTCAGGTAACAGAATTACAAAAGACGAACTACTTGAGTTGCTCACAAATCCACTTCTTATTTTCATATTATTTATATTTAAATTTTATTATTTAGTTTATTAATCTATCAATTCCTATTGCAAATCCAACTCCTCCATCATATTCTCCCCCACCACAAATTTGTTTTGATGAACCTAATTTTTCACAAGTGATTTCAAATCCTTTACCGTCTTTATAATAATCAAGTCCTCGTTTAACATCATTATTAATGATATAATTATCAATATTGACAGTGAAATTATTTGTTAATAATTTCATTGCTAAATGTTGTAAATTTGCTCCTTCAGATAGATAATCATGAGTAGGATTTAATATTTCAACTCCAAATTGTGTAAATTCTCGGAATCTTGCATATTGTGGTTTTTCACCACGGAAACATCATGTTGTTATTCTCTTCACCAACTTTATTTTTGAATAATTCTTGAAGTTGAATAATAGGTATTTGAATTTCTTGAAAATGATATTCATCAATTAATATTGTAATCATAGAATTAATCAAGTTTCTCTTTTCATTACCAACTAAAATTCTGGTTCCTTTATAACAAGTTTCTTTTATTATTTTCATTTACGATAATTTCTTTTATTATTATATTGTTTTATTTTTTGAGTATCCATTTTTGATTTATTTTTATTGTTGAATACTTTTATTTCTCTTTGATATTGGTTATTAATCTCATCAATTATTTTACAATCATCATATGTATACCAATACATTGTACTATAATTAGATATAGATTTATTATTATCAATTCTTGAATTTTGAATAAAATCTAAAATTAAATATTCAGAACTATAATATTCTATTTTGTTATCTAAATTTAATATTTTTAATTTCCTTATTAATTGTGTATCAACACTGAAATTTATAATACCAGTACACACATTATCAATATGTAATCCAAAATATTCTAATTTACTAAATTTAATAATTCTTTTTTTATAACATTTGATAGCATCATCATTACATTTTGAGACATCAAAAGTAAAGTATGTAATATTATCTATCATTTTTCTAACTCTTTTTTAGTAATATATTCAATAACTTCTTTTGATTTTTTAATTTCAGACATTACAAATAAGTATAATGTATCTTTAATGATAATTTTTTCTCCATTTGAAGAATTATCTAATATTTTTAATAAATTATTAATAGGACCTATTTTATTTCTAATATCAGCAAGTTCTTCAAATTGTATTTTTTCAATTTCTTTAAGAAGATCTTGTTTATCATTCCAACTTGATGTTGGTTGTTGATCAGAATCAAATTTCCAAAAACTATTTATTAATTTTGATATTTTTTTTATCATATTGTTTTATTTAATTCTTTTAATTTATTTAACCTTAATAATTTAGTTTTATGATATTTAATCTTATTTAAGAATAAATGTTTATCTGAGAATTCTCCTAAATAAATGTCAAAACCTCCATAATATAACTTGAAACTATCATTAACATTTAAATATTCAATTTCCATTGCACGATAAGAAGATTTAGTATCATACCAAATATCATCTTCAATATCATATTTAAAATTATTTAATATTAGATCAGTATATTTCATATAATAAAGTTACTATTTATTTTTGAAATTGCCAAATTATTTTTGAATTTTATTCTATTATTTTATATTTATTATTATCTAAGCATATAACTTCCTTATAATCATCTTTATATTTTAATCCAGGTAAATACGTATCAATATCACATGATATATAATCAATATAATATGAAGTTTGCTCATATTTTCTATATGATCCATACCAAATTAAAGTATAATTATCATTTATATTTACTTTATTTTCTCTCCAAATATAGCCTTGTTTACCTAAAACGCTAATTAAATCGTTATTATATTTTCTACAATACCCGCATATCGGTAAATCAACATGTTTTCTAACTATTTCATATCCAATTTTATTCAATTCTTCGAATATGTCTTTCACCATCTGTTCAGCTTCTTCTACTTGAAGTACTGCATACACGCCTTCTTTATTTTCTGTATATCTTGATATATAAATTGCTTCATAAAGAGCAAATTCAATTAACTCTATCTCTTTTTTTATTGATAAATCTTCTGTTGTCATAATTTAATATATTTAATGATTAAGGCATAATTGTATTTAATGCATTGAATTTATTTGTATCTTCATGTCCTTTAATTGCTAATATAGTAGAATCATCAGGTGTTAATATATTAAATCTATTTGCATCTTTCAGTCTATTGTTGATATATACATCATTCAATATGCGAGGTGTTAACATATTGCGAGGTATCAATTTATAAAATTTATTTTCATCTTTCAGTTTATCATACTGTAACTTCATATCGAAGTAAGATGTAAATACATTGTAAGGTGTAAATACATTAAATCTATTTGAATCTTTTAGTTTATCACTAATTGCATTCACTGAAAACCCCGGTGTAAATACATTAAATTTATTTGAATCTTTTAGTATATTTTTTATAAATGATTGAACATCAGTATAATCAGATGAATAATTAACATATAAAAATGACCAAATTTCATCATAATTACAATTAAACCAGCAATATTTTGAATCCTCTTCAAATAAACATATTCCTCTAACAATACTAGGCAAAGTTATTTTTTGATTATTTAATTTATATAATTTTAATTTTCTAATAAATTTTTCATCATAAAACCAGAATATACTTTCTGGATAATCAGAATGAGTAACTGGATAACATGAATTGAATTTATCACAGAACCATATAATTAATTCTTCTTTAGTCATTGTTGATCCTTGATTTTTTCTAATCCTTCTATTGAAATTTTTTTATTATATTGCATTAATGCACCATAAATTAATCCTATTAAAAACGAACATCTTCCTTTTTCAATCCAATTATATTCTAGAATGTTATGTAGTAATGGTTTTAAATCACCACTATTTTGAGCATTAATAACGCCATCAATAATCTCATTATATAAAATTTTTTCTGATTCTATTGTATGATATTTAAACTTTTTTAATATTGATAATAATCCTTTTCTCATATGCTTAATTATTTAGTGTAATATATTATTTAGTTTGCAAATATACAAATAAAAATTGAATAAACCAAACTTAATATATACAATTAAAAATGAAATGATATATATTAACGAATTTGAATACTTTTTATTTGAAAGACAACATGTTGATGGTGTTATTGATAGAGTAGAACAAGATAAAAATGATTCAATAGAGAACGAAGGTTATTTTGAACAAGATATAAATTATGATGAATATAAAAAATCCTGAAAATAAGGACTTTTTATTTTTTATAAATCAGTAATAACTTCATCAATAACTTTATTCAATTTTAAAATATGTTTTTTTAATTTATATTTGAATCTCTTATTCCAATTATTAAAATATTCAATTATTTCATTTTCATTGCTAACATTAGTTATAAATGAAAAATTTATAAAATTATTTTTTAATTCATTATTAAAATCATTAATTAATATGCAAGTCAAATTAACACCAAGTATTTCTATTAAATCACTTGTGTATGATTTTGGATTAAAATTATCAATCTCTTTATATTTTTTCCAAATATGAGTAGTTTTTAATATATTAAATAATTGTATTTTATCTTTGATATTTTTAAATTTTAATAATTGATATGTTTGAGAAACTCTAGCATTTAATTCATTATCTAATGTTAAATAAACTATATTTCTAAAATATGAGAATATATCAAAATTGTCTTGCTTAATCGTTTGTATTAAAGATTTTTTAATATTATTATAAAGTGGTAATTTTTTATTATTTTTAACAATATTATAAAACTCATACAAATGTGTTAGCTCATGTGTAACAATTTCAATTAAATAATAATGATCAACATCTTCTATAAATGGTAAATCAAATTTTATTGATAAATTATTCAAAATATCATCATCAGTATTTTTTTTAACAAAAAATGCTGAATTATAATCTCTAGTTATATTATTAACTTCTATTGAAATTTTATTAATTAATTTTAATTCTGATATATCTATTTCTATATCAAAAACTTTAATGTCTTTGAAAATATTACCAACTATTATGGTAGATAATTTTTTTATAAAGTTAGATATACCCTTACCTTCATTTAAATAATCATAATATGTCAATTCAATTATTTATTTTTATAATAGTATATATTAAATTATATTGATTCAAACAGGTTTCTTTTTTATCATATTTTCAATATAATTATTTTTTGAATTTTTATATTATTTTACTCTATTTTTATTATATACCAATAATAATATTTATTGCTTCTTTGAGTAAGGAGTGACATTATAACCTTTAGATTCAAAATCTTTACGTATAAGATGCTCAATATATTTTGACCTATTCACATTATTTTCTTTTAAATAATCTTCCATAATATCATCTAATTTATTATCAATTGTTATTGAAATACCAGGTTTTTTATTCTCATCAGATAATTTTTTTCTAGACATAATTCTTTTTTATTTCATATATAATAATTTTTATAAATAGTTTTGAAAATATGTTATATAACATATAAAAAATATAATAAAAACATGAAAATAACATTTTTTGACTTTTAAATATTTATATATAGTAATAAATAAAATAAGTTATTATGAATAATATAAAAACAAAAATCGCAAGAAGAGTTTCAATAGATAGAAAACTTGATAATCTAATGAATGAAAAAATATCAAATAAGTCAAAGTATATTGAGTATCTAATATATCAGGACTTGAGTAAATTGAATGACGAAAGAATTAAAAAAATAATATTGTAAAAATGGAAGAATGTAAAATATGTAATAAAAAGTTTAAAAGTTGGGGAGGGTTAATTAAACACGTAATTTCATCTCACAATGTTTCTAAAAAATACTATTATGACTCTTTCTATAAAAAAGAGAATGAAGGAATATGTCCTGTTTGTGGCGAAGAAGCAAGTTTTAATAAAAGAGCATTTGGCTATTTTATACATTGTTCAAATAAATGTGTAAATAAAAATCCAAAAACAAGGGAGAAAATAATAGAAACAAATATGATAAGATATGGAGTATCAAATAATACTCAATTAGATTACTATAAAAATTTAAATCGTGAAATTTGGAAAAATAAATCAAAAGAAGATCTTGACAGTATTGTACAAAAAACAAAAAATACATGTTTAGAAAAATATGGTGAAGATAATCCTGCAAAATTAGATGATGTTAAACAAAAAATGAAAGATTCTTGTTTAGAAAAATTTGGAACAGAATACGCATTACAAAATAAAGATGTGATAGAAAAAAGAAAAATGACAAATTTAGAAAAATATGGTGTTGAAAATGTATTTCAAATTCCAGATATTATTAAAAAATTACGTCAAAACATGATTGATAAAGGATATAGAGTAGATGAAAACGATTATACAAAATTTGAAAATTATTATAAAAAATGTCAAAGTTTAACAAAAATAAACATTAGAGCTACCAATTTTAAAGAAAATTGGAATGGTTATGATTATTATGATAATGAATATATAAAAGATAATTATGTATTATATGAACAAAATAATGAAAATTATCCAAATATTGATCATAAAATAAGTATAATTTATGGATTTTTAAACGATATAAATTATGAAGATATTTGTGCTATTGAAAATCTATGTTTCACTAAAAGAAGACATAATGCATCAAAACACACAAAAAATGAAGATGATTATAAAAAAGTGACAATTTTTAATTGTCACTTTTTATTAAATTTTATATATCGGACAATCTCTACCGCAAGACAACAAATTATTTTTAAAATTTTTAGTTTTTTCGTTATTCCAAATATCAGTTAAGAAATCATTACAATTCAATACACTTAATCCGTTTTTCCATTCATCATTAACACCTTCACAGAAACTACATGGAAAATAATTTCCATCTACATTTACATAAGAAGAGTAAACTGAACTCTCACAAGGCTCAATACATTGATCCATTTGATCTTTAAATTCTGTAGTTAAAGATTCATCTGATTCCAAATAAGTGAAGAATTTGCGACTGCTGCATGAGTCAAATCCGAACCTAATTTTTTTTGATATTGAATATTTGCACAATTCATTAAATTTTTCTTGTGATAATTGAGAAAAACCAGTTTTTGCATTTCCTTTCTGCTTGAGTGACAAAAAAATAATAGCGTTCATTTTACTAAGTCTTGGATCATTTTGCATATCATTTATAACTTCATATGCTGTATCAATAGTATTTTCCGAAATCATAAAATGTATATTTATTTGATCCATTCCACGGTTTGTCAATTCAGATATTGCGTTATAAGTCAACTCTTTATCATATACGCTAATTGCTACTGCTCCGCAATATTTTGCAAGATTATCAAAATACTCTGATGCCATTCTTGCTCCATTAATTGTAACGTTAGGAATTACAGAATTTTCTCTACAATATTCAAAAATTTTCCACATATCAGGATTACTATCAATATCTCCAATTCCTGCTGCTAATTGAGTTATTGATGGAGGTAGTTTAGAAAATACTTTTTTGAAAGTTTCAAAATTCATATACTTGCCCTTAGAATTATTAGATTTATAACAAAATTTACAAGGTGTTCCAACTCCATGACATGTTGTACTAATCTCCATGTCTATGATCTCTGGTAATGATAAATCAATATCTCCATCATCTTCTTCTGTTTTACCCCATCTTGCGAAGTAACCGTTTTTCTTATTGAAGAAGAAATTATAGTTTTCTGATTTTAATATTTTAGCATCATTAGTATCTACAATTAGTGCGTCTTCTCCGTTAGAGAGTTTTAATTTAGTTTGTTTCATATTTTTTTAAATTGTTTAATTTTTGTTTTCTTTCAAATTTCAATGATGTTTCAAATAATCCTATATAATATATTTGATATGGTTCTTCTTTTAATCCAACACGTATAATTGAATTGTCTACTATTGAATTGACTAATTGATCTACAGTATAAATTTCATTAAAATTTAATGTTTTTGGTACACCCATTTCTTCAAATATATTTGTAGGTTGTTTAAGTACAATTTTATCACCAATTTTCAAAGATGTTATCATTATTATATCATTTAGCATTCAAATTTTTCTTTTTCATCTATTTCATTTACATCACAAAAATGAGTTTTTAATACATATAATGCTTTATTAAAATTATTTTCAGTAGTATCTATAACATCTTTATATTCTGATGAACTATCAGCAAATAAAATTGTCCAACCATTTTCACCTGCTTGAATTGTTACTGTTAATTGTCCAACACCAACTTTAAAGCTTTTACTTTTTTTTACCTCACTTGAAGGCATCATTCCAAAAAATCTATTCATATTATTTATTTTTAAAATTAGTCCATCTCTGAAATTTCATCTTCTGAAATTTCAATACAATCAATATCTTTTCTACAATCTTCAAGAAAAATATGAATAAATGTTTCATTTTTTCTTGGCATAATACCTCTTACTATAGTATGTCCATTTTTATTATAATGTTTCCAAATAGGAACATTAAATTTATCAAATTTCCAATCTGATTTTTCATATGATTCAAAAATTATTGGTTTTAAATCATTTTGTTTTCCTACTCTATTAAATCCATTAGGAAGTCCTAATAATATATGCCCTATTCCAAATATCATAGTTCCTATTACATGTTTTCCACATCCAACTCCTGCTATTGTATTAGGTTCAAAACATTTAATGTTTGATCCACATACGCAACCAGGACATTGATATTCTTGAATTGCTAATTTAAATTTTTTTTCCATTATTTATTTTAATAAATTTTTAATTTTTTCAGGTATTTTGTTATTATTTATTTTTTTTAAATTTTTTATATAATGATCATATGATATTTTTTCATCAATACATCTCTTAATTTGATTATAAAATGTATCAATTATTTCATCTGGTATTAGTTCTAAGTAATTATAAATCATAATTTTTAATTATTATCATTGGGTATAATATTATATATTTCATCTAATAATTTATATAAATCTTTTTCAGTTTTCAATAATTTTTTTTCATATTATTTTTTCACAGCTAAAATTGAACTACCACAAGAATTATAAACTTCAATACCAACAAATACTGTATCTTCATATAGAGTAAAATAATCATTACTGCAACCTACTGTATAAATACCGTTAATACCAGTTTTATAGTAATTAGTTTTATCTATAATAGATGTTTCTTTCCAACTATTATCATGACATTCTTCAACACAATCTGTCATTCCATCAAATGAACTAATATTTTTTACAAATAGTTTATCACTATTCCTTTTTGCAAAACTTTTTAATGTAGCAAGTGTAATTTTTTTTGTGCCTATTAACTGTTTCATATTGGTTATGTTTTAATTAGATACAAAGATACTAATTATTTATCAGATTAATAGTTATTTGACAAAATCTTTAATGATTTTTAATCTTTCTTCATCTGACATAGATTTTTTTATATCATAAGAATATTTTTCTGATATTAATCTTAATCTTTCACTTTCAGAATAGTTATATAGATTATCAATATTAGAGCAATCTGTTATAATATTATCATTTTCATCATAAATGATATAATTATCTTTATTTTTTATTAATATATCATCTATACTATCATATATAAAATCATTTATAATATCATAAAATGTTTCACCATAAATAGATTTTAATAAAATATTATTGATTTTATTATAATCTTCTAAAAAATCAAATAAATCTAATCCATTATCATGAATATTATTTTCTTTTTTACCTTTTTCTATAGATAATTCTATAAATTTTATGAATGCATTTTTTGTCATAATTATGTTATTTAGAGTACAAATATACAAAATAAATTTGGAATAAAAAAATTAATATATAAATATATGAAAATAAAATTTGAAGAATTTATATTAGAATCAAAAAATTATAACCTTTATAAAGGAGTAGGTAATTTAAAACAAATTTTACTTGATGGTAAAATAAAATTACTAAAAGGTGAATGGGGTTATCAATGGAGTTCAGATATGAGAAGAAATTTAGGAATAAAAGATGAAGTTGGCATATCAGTAACTAGAAATTTTTCAACTGCTGTTGGTTATGGTGATGCTGTAATAGAATTTGATACTCAAAAATTGAGTGATAAATATAAAATTATTCCAATAATAGAAAATTTAGACTATTATTTGAATTTACCAAAAGAAAAAACTAAAAAATTATCAATATCAAAACAACTTAGATTAAAAGAATTTGGTAAAGAATATTGGAACATCAAAACAAATAAAGATGCATTCGATTTTGGTATTGCAGAAGAGATAATAGTATCAAATGAAGTTTCAATAAAATATATAAAAAAAGTATATATTATTTATAGTAATAGAGATATAACAAAAAAAATTGAATTGCTAAAATTGAATAATATTCCTTACGAAATAATATCAAAAGATGATAAATATTTATCTAACGTTAAATATAGAAAAAATAAGATTAATACTTATTCACAGATGTGATATTATTATCTTTAAATTCTATTTCTAAATTATTTGAGAATATTTCTACAACCTCATCATCTTTCATATAAACATAATCTTCACTTGAAGGCAGCCAACCATTTAAAGATTCATTTAATCTACAAGATTTTTTTAATCTTAATTGTAAAATTTCGTCCAATTCTTTAAATTTCATATCATTTATATTTATATAAGTTTATAAATACAAAGATACTACATTATTAATCATATGTCAATAATATAAAGTATATTTTCAATTATTTATATATTTTTAACTTATTATCATAATTTGCTGATTATAAGTACATTAAAATAAAAATAAACTAATTATTTAATTTTTACTATATAACAATGAGAATAATTTAATTTTAGTAATAAAGAATTACTATATAATAACATAACTAATAATTATAAATCAAATTAGATAACCTAATTTTATAATTAATTGATGAATTAATCCGCTGATTTTCTTACTGTAAATCCTATCTTATAAGCGGAATTTATTACCATTTGGATATATTTATTTTTATCCTATTTACTGATTCATCAATAAAAAAACAATTTAAAGACATGAGAAAAATTTTACTAGGCATAATAATGCTATTCGCTTTTAGTGTATATTCAAATACTCAAAACATTACAACAAGATTTATTGATAAATATAATGCATTAACTATATCATTAAGCAACGAATATAAAATCCCTGCTAGCGTAATTCTTTCAATTTCAATATGGGAAAGTGGTTCTGGAACAAGTAAATTGAGTAGAACTAAACATAATTATTTTGGAGTTAAACAAGGAAAACATTATAGAAGTTATGAAAATGATTCTATATCATTTAGGCATTTTTGTGAGTTTACTTCAAAAAGAAAATATTATTCTAAATTAATAAATAATAATGTTACAGATTATAATATATGGGTACATAACATTCAAAGAGGTGGATATTCGCAAACAAAAAATTGGGGTAAACATATCGTTGACATGATTAAAATATACAATTTAAATAAAATTGATAATCAATATGTTTTTATTGATTAATTTGAAAATTATTTAATTTATTGAGTTTTTCAATTCTATCATCTTTCAATTTTTTTCTTTCTGCTTCTCTATCATATTTATATGATAGTTTTGCGTTTGAAAAACTTGGATCTGCTACTAAATCATAAGTAAATAGTTTATTTAAAATTATTTTCAATTGATTTTAATTTCTTTTTTCTTAAATGCTTAACATATTCATTTGGAAAATTATCATAGTCTAATACAGGTTTATCAGATGCTTTTTTTATCATATCTAATTGCCATTGTATAGATTCTATTGGATCCTCACATTCACTTTCATATGAAAAAATGTTTATTGAATTTTCTGTACAAGATTCAGGTATATCACTTTCATCATTGTAATATACTTCATAAACACCAAATTCGACTTCAGAGTCAAAATCTGTTACCATTCTTTTTGCTAAAATTCTATAATTCCAATACGACATAATATATTTATATCACATGATAAAAAAAAGTTTAATAAAAAAGTCAGAATAATTATTCTGACTTTTCTATTGTATCTAATTTAATTAATTTGTTTGTTTTTATAGCTGATCGTATGTCAAACTTATCAGAATGACAACCATTTTGAAATGGTACTTTTTTTCTCCATAAGAATTCGTCTGATATAATATTTTCAAATGATTTTCTCAAAATATACTTCAAGTGTTTTCCTTTACCGTTATTTTCATCACGATATTTTGGAGGTATTCTTAAACAAAAATTCACAAAATTATAATCAGCAAATGGAGTTCTTGCTTCAATTGTACCTCCATACATCATAGATTTATTTAATGTACTCAGATTTTTATGATTTACATTTTTAACTAATGATATTCTTCTGTTATGATATTTTGTTTCATCATTCCAGCACCACCTTTTAACATCATCATATGATCCAAATATTTCATCACTAACATCTCCACCAAATACTACTTTAAATCCTCTATTTGATATTTCTTTAGCTAATAATATTTGTGCAATAGCAAATGATAATTGAATATAATTTTCACTTTCTATCGCATAAATTGTTTCTTGCAATTTTTCTTTCATTACATCAAATGGAATATCAATAATAACTAATTTTATATTATTTTCTTCTGAGAATTTTTTTGCAAAATATAAATCATCTTTTAATATTTTTTTTGAATTTGTGGTGCCAGATATATTTATAACAAAACTTGTAATATTTTGTATTCTTTTAGATAATAAATATGTTATTAATGTAGAATCTATTCCACCACTTAATATTGTGCATATGGGTACATCTGATACTAATTCATTATCAATAGCGGCATTTAGTAATCTTCTTATATTCGTTGTATAATAATTTTCACCTTTGTCAATTTTGTCATAATTAATATTATCAAATGTAAAATATTTTGACATTTTTAATTCATTAGTATCTAAAAAATATTCTAATACTGTACCAGGCTGAACATCACAAATATTATCATTGGTATCAAAACATTTTTTTTCACTGGCAAATATCAGTTTACTATCATACTTATAATGAAATGGTAATCTTCCAATATAATCCCTACCTAAAACCAATTTATTTTTAATTTTATCCAAGATACAAAAACAAAACATACCGTCTAATGATGACATAAATTTTATTAAATCGTCAGAATATTCTATATAAATTAATAATAATAATTCTACATCTGATTTATAATTATTAATATTGTATTTTTTTCTCAAATATGAAAAGTTATCAATAGTTCTATTAAATAATTCACCGTTAAAAACAATAACATAATTATCATCTTTACTATGAAATGGCTGATTTGAATAATCTGACAAATCAACAATAGATAATCTATTATGACCCATAAATATATTTTTATATTCGTATATTTCTTGATAATCTCTTCCTCTGTGCTTAATTTTATCTAATGATATCTGAATATCTTCTTTAGATCCGAAACCATTTCCACCTACAATTCCACACATAAATTTAGTTTGTTTAATTTATTTCTTCTTGTAACATTCTTTATTGCTATATCAATAAGCTTGTTTGTGATATCTTTTTTATAATATCTGAAATAATAATCTCGTTTAAGTAATTCTAATTGAGATATACTAGCTGTCATTAATTTATTAAGAATACCATCTTCCATTTTTTTTATATAATAGCATTTCTCCTACTACCTGAATATCTTTATATTTTAAAGTAAGTTCAGTAATTAATTCTAATTCTTCACAAGAATTATTTAACATTTTAATTAACTCTTCCATATTTTCTACATTATTTTTTTACTTAATTTATTAAATATTGGAGAACAGTGTTTTAATTTGCACCATTGAACAGATTTAAATGTTTTTATGTCGTATAATCTACCTGTATCCTCACCATTATATGAAATGTCATGATAATATGCCTTACCCCAATGATAGACAAGGATCATCTCTGCTTTATAACCAAAATATTCAGATTGAATTATGTGATGATATGGTATTTCTTTTCCAAGGATATAATTAGCAGATAAATTACCATCCTTAAATTCAAAGTTATCTAAACTCTGATATTCACTTCCTTCAAATATCCAAGTTTCTTTAATGCTATTGAAATAAATATTCATTAATCTACTAAACTCTTGAGTATTAATAATCTTAACATTAAAAAGCATAAATTCATTAAATGATAATCTTTTATCTACTTTTTTTATATCATTTCTTATAGAATATGTATCAGTATCTCTATTATATTGTATTAATTTACCACACTCTGATTTATAATATACTTTTTTATTCATGTTTATTTTTTAAGAGTTAGTAGATAATATTTATCTTTATTAATCATAGATTTATATGTTAATTCAGATTTACATTGATAATTTCCAGAAGGTAACATCATCAATATATCCTGTTCTTCAATAGGCAAATCAAGTTGCTCATAATCACCATCTAAGAACACTGGAATATCAAATTTTGCTAATTCTTCTGCATCATTATCAATATAAGCTCCTACTCCTTTAGGTAAATAATTACTTAATTCTCCTAAATTTATATTATCAGTTGATATTAATAATTCACTTTCACTTGAAGAGAACATTCCATAAGGATGAGTTGTAGTAAATCTTAATTGCTTCATAAATATATTATTTTTTTTATATTATTTCTAATCTATAAGCTTTTCCTTCATTATTATCTTCACATTTACTATCATATTCAAATTTATCAAAGTTTTTTATGATAAATTTCTTACATTTAGTTTTTCTCATTATTCTATTTTTAAATTACCAAAAATATCTTTATTAAAATATATAATTTCTTGTAGCTGTTTTGTTCTTGATTCCATTTTAATGTTATTTAAATAAAATTGAGCAACATTATTTAAATCTATAACAATTAAGTGTGTATATAGTAAATCAATTCTCATTTCTTCTATACTTATACTACCAACCTTATGATTTATAATACTATCAGATAACAATTTAATAATAGCAAATTCTCCACAAATTGACTTAATTAATATAGAAAGTGCAGAATTGTACACTTTTTCTTTGTTACATCTTGTGATTATAGCATCAGCTTTTTCTCTAAATAATTCTAATACTGATTTGAAATTACCAATTGGTTTAATATCTTCAATTTTCATTATTAATGATTTAATTTTGAATCATATTCCATTCCAATTGATATTAACCAATCATTAGCAGATTCAATTGTAGTAAAATGAATTGTTTCAAATATATTCTCCTCTATACAATCCCAATATCTATTAAAATCTGAATTATTAACATTTTCAATATCATCATATGATTCATCTTCTTCTTTATAATCAATAACACAAGTAACGACATCATCTTCAATATAACATAAAAATACAGCTTCATCAGGATTTATAGTGCTCCTATTTCTATTTTTATATTTTTTTTCAATTCTATCATTTTTTATTGACATAACTTCATTATCATTAATATCAGTAACTAATGGAGTCCATATTTCAGTACCATTAATTACTGTCACAAATGCTTCATAACCATCTTTATTTTTGAATCTATAATGCGTAACTACGTTATTATCAGGTTGTTCTACTACAAATTCCCAATCTATAATACCAAAATCTTCTTCTATTTTTTTCTTACAACGTTCTAATATGTTCATTATTATTTATTTTTTTAGATTCGATTTCTTTTTCTTTTTTCTTTACTTCTTCAATATTTTTATTCATATTTTGAATAATAGAACGAATTTCTTCTTCTTTCTGTTCAGATCCACTAAGATGACTATATTCATCATATCTAAAATTATATTTAGGATGATAAATTTTAGCAATACTATTCAATGCTTCATTCTTATACTGTTGTATGATTTGATTTTTTGTCATGATTTTATATTTTATATTGTTTATAACTTAAGCCCAGAAATTTCAATCACAATATCTTCTTTTAATTTACCAGTACAAATTGCAAGAACTTCACTAATTTCAAAAATTGAAATTCTATCGACATCTTCTTGATTTTTGCTTGATCTAACAAATGCTCTTGCATTGTTTATCATCATTTTATAATACGGATTTTCCATTTGATTTAGTTTTATAATTTTGATACAAAGATATATAAAAAAATCCAGAACTAATCTGGATTTATTGTTTATTTAAAAAGATTAATATTATTTAACTTATTTCATATTCACTTTTTATTTTTAATAACTTAAGTTTTCTCTGTTCTTGAAGTGTACAGAAATATTCATAGAAATTAGGATAATCTCCTACAAATTTAGTTTTATTAAGAGAAAATATTCCAAAATTATACAAATAAACTATATAATCATCATAAAATATAATATAATAATATTCACCTTCAATATAATTATTATATGCCTTTTTACAAATATATTTTGTATTTTTATTTAACATTATTTATATTTTTAAATTGAAGCATCATTTTCATGATTTTTAATTTTTACAAAGATAATGAAATTATTTGATATTACAAAAAAATAATAAATATTTTTATATATAGTAGAAATAAATATTTTAAATATGAGTAGAATTAATAAATTTGATGAGTTTGTAAATGAGTATAATTATAAATTTGATGATTCAGAATTTTATGATTCAGAATTTGATGACCCTGAATTCTATGACCCTGATTATGATGACTCTGTATTTGATGACCCAACAATGGGTGGTTTAAGTATTGATACTTTACAAATTGCCGCAGATAAATATAAAACAAAAGAAGAATTTATTAAAAATGATCCAAGAGCTTATGATATTGCTCTTAAAAGTAATTTATTAGATTACTTATTCAATAAACAATCTAAACAAGTGCCAAAAGGATATTGGACAGAAGAAAACCTTCAAAAAGAAGCTGATAAATATGAATTACGAAATGATTTCAAAGATAATAATGCTTCAGCATATAATATTGCTTGTGATAAAGACATATTAGATAAATTGTTTAACGATCATGAGAATCAAGGATATGCGGAAAAACATAATCCTAATAAAGTTTTTACGAAAAAACAATTACAAAATATAGTAAATAAATATAAAACACGAAGAGAATTTCAAAAAAATGATTCAGAAGCATATTCTAATGCTGTTAGAAATAGTTTACTAGATGAATTGTTCAAAGATAAACCAAACCAAGGATATAAAGGAAATCAAAGACAAAATAATAAAAATGACATCAGATGATGTCATTTTTATTTTTAGTAATTTAAATTTTATTTCTTCTATTCTACTGTAAAAATAATCCGTAATTCTACTATCACAAGTTAATATAGAAATATTATAGAAACATTTAGATTTCAATGTATCTATATATTTTTTTATTCATATTTTTGTTTAAAAATGAATTTTTTATGAATATAAAGAAGTAAATCTTTTATATTAATTGTATCTGATTTGTTATTTTTAAATTCATTTATAGATAAAATATCATCCAAAACTTTATATCCTTCTATTATATATTCATCAGATTTAGTAATAAAATATTTTTTCCAATTTTCAAAAAATATAAATATATCATTTTTATCTGCACATAAATTACCACCAAAATAATTTATAAAAATATTTACTTTATCTATAATATCTTGCTCATTAATTAATTTATTATAATCAAATGATTTTAAAATATTAAAAGATTTATACATGTAAGAATCATGATATAACCTATATAATTCTTCTTTAGAACACTTACAATTTATAAACATCTCCCATATCATAGTATTTCTAGCTATTAATTCGTGTTCTAATGATAAATAAATTAATTGTAAAAAATCTATAAAATATTTATTGCTTTCATTTTTAAGTAACTCAGTATAAAATAAAGAATTTGTGAATGATTTCATATCACTTTCTTCATTTATAGTGTAAACATCATAGATATGTCTTATTTCATGACTTATAACTGAACATAATTTATCTACATTTAAATTTATATCATCAATTATAATTGGTATTATTGTTCTATCTTTTCCTGTTACTAAATCATTTATATTTACATTTGAATAGTAAATAATATCTTTATCCTCATATCTTATTTCAGAATTCAATTTGTTAAATTTAACATCTAATTCTATGATCAAATTACAAAATTCTAATGAATTTAAATCTATATTTTTTTTAAATGATTTCGTTTGATTGCCTATAATTTGCCTTATTTCATTAAATAACTTTTTTAATTCATCTGGAATTTCTTTATTGAATGATTCATATGTTTTTATGTATTTATTCCATAAATTTTTATTTAATATTTTCATATAAAGTTTTTATTTATATATAAAAAGATAATAAATCTAATATTAATTTTTAATATATAAACGAAATAAAATTTTTAAAATTATGAAATATGTAAAAACATTTGAATTATATCGTGACTATGATATAGATTCTGTTGGTAATCTTGCTGTTGGTAATCTTGGTGGCTATCCTAATAATAAAAAACAATTATTAGCTTATATAGAAGCTGGCGGCGATATTGATGTTATAGATAAAAATGGAAACACTCCTTTAATTAGATCTGTTACAAATAGCAAGAGTGAACTGACAAATATTTTAATTAAAAGTGGAGCAGATTTAAATATTCAAAATAATAATGGAGAAACAGCATTAATGAAAGCAACAAAAAATAGAGATGTCATGAGATACATTAGTTTATTGATAGATGCTGGTGCAGATTGGAATATAGAAAAATATGACAAATTTTTATCATCTGTAGAAAATCCTATCTCTTATAGAGACAAATTATTAGCTAATATTGATTTTTTTGAGATGTTAACACCAAAATATCAAGAATTAACAAAAGAAAAATATCCAGAAAAATATAACTATTATTTAAGTAAAAAAGAAAGTTCAAATTCAAATTCAAATTCAAATTCACAGAATAATAAAGGAGATACAGCATTAATTTATGCAGTGAAAGATAGAAACATTAAACGTGTAGAATCTTTAATAAAATCTGGTGCAAATTTGAATATACAGAATAATAAAGGTGAAACAGCATTAATTATTGCTGCTCGTTATCTAAATATGAATATAATTTATAAATTGATAGAAGCTGGATCAGATTGGAATATAACTAAATATAAAGATAATACTATTCTTTCATTTAATTCTATTAATGGTGGTAAACCTTATACGCCGAGAGGTAAATTTTATGAAGAAAAAGATTTTTTTGAAATATTATCACCAAAATATCAAGAAATATTAAAAGAGAAATATCCAGAAAAATATGCTAAATATTTGGCAAAAAAATAATATTCAAATTGAAAAATAAAAAAAGCCAGAACTAATCTGACTTTTTTATTTAAAAAGATTAATATCATTTAATATCATTCAATTTAAAATATTAAATAATATATATTCATTTGACATTATCAACTTAAATGAATAATTTCCATAATCTAAATTTTCAAGTTCAATTAAATATGAACTATCGCCGTATTTTGTAGCTTTATATTCAATTGTGTTTGGATTTTTTGATTCACCTCCACCAAAAACACTACCAGTTGCTATTACAATAGATAGATATTTTTCACCTTCTGGTTCTAATTTTATAATCTTTATAATAGTAGTAGGATCAATTGTATTATTAAAACATTTAATGATAAATTTATTGTTTTTATTTTTGAATGTGTATGAACCATTATCATGTGATAAAAATCTCAATCTTATTGTAGCTTTACCAGCAAATAACCCAACATATGGTATATAAGATGCAGCATTTGCATTATTTTTATATGTTGGTATTTGTTTTTTTAATAATATACCGTCGCCAATTGTGTCATTGACATATACAACATTATTTAAAAATTCAGGTTCTTTTATTTTTATTGTTTGTGTGAAAGAATTAATGCTAAAAATAATTAACATTATTAAAAATAATATATTTTTTTTCATATTTGTTAGACGATAACCTATACATCGTGAGGTTTTGGATTTTAAGATTTTTGAAAAACAAATATACAAAAAAAGTTTGGATTAACCAAACTTTTTTAAATATTTTTAATAAATTACTATACTAAAAATTATAAATATTACAATCCATATACTATTATCTTCTCAATATTTTTAAAATTTTATTTTTTAAAATTATTAAAATCAGATATATATTTATTATAATCAATAACTTTTGATTTATTATATGTATTTGAAACATAAGTCTCAAAAATTTCCCAGTCTTTTTCTATTTCATTCAAAATTCTTTCAGAATTTTTTAAAAAAACATCTGATTTTAATTTAAATATTTTAAACCAGAAATTTAGCCAAGTTTCAATACTATTTGAAGTTATTGTTTTAACATCGTTTTTAATAAGTATATCATTAAAATCATCAACTTCTTTTTGTTTTAATTGTGAAACAAGAATACTCATTTTTATATTTTTTATATTATCATATAATTTATATGTTTCCCAATCTTTTAATCTTAATATAGCATCATCTTTTGAACATCTACCTTCACTTTTAATATAAATATAAGTTTGAGCAACATTAGCATTAACTTCATTGTCCAATGTTTTATAAAAAATATCAGTAATAAATTCCATTGCATTAGACATAGAATAATTTTTAAATTTTAATAAAGATGTTTTTATTTTATTATATTTTGGATAGTCCTTATCTCCAATACCTAAAATTTCTATAACATGAGTTAGCTCATGCGATATATTTTCCTTAACTCTATTTTCATTACCATTTGTTGGTATTCCAATATTAACTATAATATTATTAGGTTTAATAATTTTAATGTTTGAGTAATAACTATTTATATTGTTAAAAATTATTGTAATATCTCTATATCCAATATCATCACGTCCAAATTTTAATATGTGAGATGAATATGAATTATTAATAAATAATTTCCATATATTGTTTACTTCGTTCTTTATTATATCTGATATACCTTTACCCTCATTTAACATATACTTATTCTATTTTTATTATATATTAAAGAATATATGTTATATTATTAAAAAATCAGAATAATTACTATTGATTTTTAATTTTACTAATTATTCTCAATACTAATATCTTCACAATATTTATATCATTTCATATGTTTTTTGATACATATGTTCAATTTTATTAAGTTCTAATATATCATAAATATCATCAGTTTCCATAGATATAAATGAAGTATCATCTTCATTTAATAATGATAATAATTTTTCAAATTTTATTTTGAAAAAATCACGAGTTTTTTCATTAACATCTAAGACATCCCAATAAAAATCCCAAGTATCATTAGTTTTAACTAATGCAGAACAACAAAATTCAAATTCTTTTTTTAATTCTTTTTTATTCATATTTTTGTTTTTAATTCTATTATATTTTTTACATCAATAGTTTTTTGACCTGGTAATATTGTTATTATATTAATATTCAAATTATTAGAAATATTAACAATTATAGTAAAATTATATTCTGAAAACCATAATGAGTATTTTCCATTATTCTTAATATAATCATAATTATTAATAAATAATTCATCTAATCCTTTACTAATTAATGTATTTAATTCTGTTATATTTTTTAACGAAGTTCTTTCTTTAAATCTTTTTATTAAATCATGCTTAATTGTGTGATTCCAATTTATATTCAACCTAATCTTTTTATTATCTATTCTTTTAGAGATAGTTTTATTTTTTATAAAATTATCTGTATTAATAATTTCTTGATCACTAAAAGTGACTCCAGTACCTTTAATTATAGATATATCTGATAATCTTGCTTCATTAAATAATTTAAAATTTAATATCCTCAAAGTACGATTTTTAAGTATATATTATTTTTTTATTTTACTAATTATTATTTTCTCAATATATTCAGAATAATTCTCAATCCCATTATCCTCACAATATTTTTGCCAAAGTTCATACACTTCAGGATCAATAGATACTGATAACTTTTTTCTTTTCTTATCTTCTGGCACAGTCTTTCTCATGACATATATAATAAAATTATTTTAAAATGTTTTATTTTTATTAAACTTTTTCTTAATAATTAACTACAATTATTATAAAATTGTCAAAAAATGATTTTTGTATATTAATATATACAATAAAAATAATAATTATGAGAAGAAAAATAGAAAAAAAGAAAATGACATTTTCAATATCATTTGATCCAGATATATTAAATACTGTAAATAATACAATAGCAAATAGATCAAAATATATACAAAATATTATGATAGATGAAATGTGCAAAAATTATGAAATAAAAGAAGAACTAAAAAATAAACATATTATATTATGAAGTGGACTAAGGAAATGTTGCAGGAAGAAGCAAACAAATATACAAATAGAATGGAATTTAGAGAAAATAGCAAAGCGGCTTACAGATATTCATATAGAAATCATATAATGAATGAATTATTCGAAAAACATATAAATAAAGGATATATTATAACATGGACTAAAAAAAAATTAAAATATACCAACAAGCAGTTACAAGAAGAGGCTAATAAGTATTTTACTCGTGGAGAATTTATTAAAAATAATAAACCTGCGTATCAATATTCATGTAGCAAAAATATGATAGATGATTTGTTTAAAAATCATAAAAATAATGGATATTATATAAAATGGACTGATGAAAAATTACAAGAAGAGTCTAATAAATATTGTACTAGATGTGAATTTCAACAAAAATCGAATGGTGCATATTTATCTGCAGTTAGAAGAAATCTGATGGATGATTTATTTAAAAATCATAATAATAATGGATATTCAGATAAATACTCTAAAAATTATATTTATTTTGTTTATGTTTATGAATTGATAGATTATAATAAAGCTTATATTGGATTGACTATTAATATTGATAGAAGAGACAAAGAGCACGTATTTGATCAAAATGAAAAATTAAATAAATTTTGTAAAGAATCTAATATTTCATATCCAAAATATAAAATATTAGATTCTAATTTAAATTCAATAGATGCTAAAGAAGCTGAAATATTTTGGATTGATTATTATAAACAAAATAATTGGAAATTATTTAATATTGCGAAAGGAGGTTCTTTAGGTGGCAAACCTTTTAAATGGACCGAAAATAAATTAATAAAATACGTTAAAAAATATAAAACTAGAGGAGATTTTTGTAATGATAACGAATCTGCATATAATTCTGCAAATAGATTAAAAATAATGGACAAATTATTCGAAAATCATATAAATAGTGGTTATACTAATAGACAAGTTAAAGAAGGATATTGGACGAAAGAAAAAATACAAGAAGAAGCTAACAAATATAATACTATAATGCAATTTAGAAAAGAATGTAGTAAAGCATATCATGCGGCAAGTAATTTAAAAATAATTGATGAATTATTTAAAAATCATATTAATCAAGGCAGGACAGCAAAGCATAAATATTATTGGACAACAGAAAGATTACAAGAAGAAGCTAACAAATATAAAACAAGAAATGATTTTAGAAAAAATGATATAAACTCTTATAGTTATTCTAAAACTAAAAAAATATTAAATGAATTATTTAAAAATCATATAAATCAAGGATATATTCAAAAACAAAAAAAGTCAGAATAATTATTCTGACTTTTTGTTTTTGAATTATTTTAAAAATTAGTGAACTTCTTCGAAATCCACGTCATTTATGTTTTCAGATTCATCTTTATTAGTTGATGTACTTTCATTAGTTGATTGATTATTATTCTCTTCGTAAAGCTTAGAACTTATATTTTGCCAAGTATCATTCAATTCTTTACTATATTTATCAATATCATCCAGATTTTGAGTTTTGTGAGCTTCTTTAAGATTATCAAGCTTAGAATTCAATTCAGTTTTATTTGATTCATTCAATTTATCGCCATATTCTTCAATTTGTTTTTCAGTTTGAAAAATCATAGCATCTGCTTGATTAAGTTTATCAATCTTTTCTTTTTCTTTTTTATCTGATTCCGCATTTTGCTCAGCTTCCATCTTCATTTTTTCAATTTCTTCTTTTGTTAAAGATGATTTACCTTCTATTCTAATATCATTAGATTTACCAGTTGCTTTATCAACTGCTTTAACTGTCAAAATTGAATTGCTATCTAAACTGAATGTAATTTCAATCTGTGGTGTGCCTCTACGAGCAGGTGGAACATCAAGTGAAAATGTGCCTAAATGTTTATTGTTTTTGTATAGAGGTCTATCTCCAGTACAAACATTTACCTGTACGCTTGGTTGTGAATCTGATGCTGTACTAAATACTTGACTCTTAGATGTCGGGATCGTAGTATTTGCGGGAATCATGATAGTAGCAATTTCACCCATTGTCTCAATAGAAAAGTTCAACGCTGTTACATCAAGTAATAATATATCTGTATTATCTCCATTTAATACAGAACCTTGAATAGCGGCTCCAGATGCAATTGCAGTATCAGCATTTAGAGATTTATTTGCTTTTTTACCAAAGTATTTTTCAATACTTTCTACCAAATAAGGTATCCTGGTGCTACCCCCCACTAAAATTATATCATCAAATTGTGAAATTTGTTTGTTACTTTTCTTAAGTGATGACATAATTAATTTCATTGTTTTATCAACATAAAATTGAATTAATTGCTCAAATTTAGCACGAGTAATAATTTTATTTAAATGTCGTGGTTGTCCATCTACCGCCGTGATGTACGGTAAGTTGATTTCAGTTTGTGTTACACTAGATAATTCTATTTTTGCTTTTTCTGCGGATTCAGTAATACGTTGTAGTGCCATTGAATCTTTACGAATATCTACACCAGTTTCTTTTAAAAATTCTTCAGAAACATAATCAACAATTGCATCATCAATCAAATTTCCGCCTAAATCTAAATTACCGTCTGTTGATAGTACTTCATATAAACCATCTGATACCGTAATTGCTGAGCTATCCGTTGTACAACCACCAGCATCTATGACCATATATAGTTTATCTGTCTTATCTTTAATATTTAATGCTGCTGCTGTTGGCTCTGAAATAATTCTATCTACTTGAAACCCAGCTATTTCACCTGCTACCTTAGTGCAACTTCTTTCATCCGAATTGAAATAAGCTGGAGTCGTTATAATTACCGAGTCTATTTTACAAGATAGATAATCTTCTGCTGTTTTTTTCATTTTTTGAAGAATCATTGCTGAAATTTCTTCTGGCGAATATACTCTATCACCAATTTTTACTGCTGCCTTACCATTATTATCAACTATATCATAAGGACGTTTTAGATGTTTAACTTCATCATATGTTCTACCAATAAGTCGTTTAATATTAAAAATGGTATTTTTAGGATTTAATGCTGCTTGGCGTTTAGCAGACTCTCCAACTTTAATTTCTCCTGTTTTTTGATCAAATGCTACGATAGAAGGAGTTGTTAAATTTCCTTCTGCGTTTGGTATAACAACTGCTACACCTCCCTCAATGATGCTTACTACCGAATTGTATGATCCAAGATCTACTCCAATAATTTTTTTACTCATAATTTACTTTAATTTTTTTTTTGAATTATTAATTTTTTTTAATTTTAATTTTCTATATTCTTTTAGTGATATGAATCTTTTAACATCTAATGAAAATGAACTATTACCAAATTCTTCAAATGATAAATTTATATATATGTAATCTAAATTACCAAAAGTTTTATAATAATCTGTTGTAAAATAATCATTATCTGATGAATACCACACTCTTCTGACTGTTAATATATCATATTTTTTAATATTAATATTATCTTTTTCAAATAATTTATTATTTTTTAAAAGTTTCAAATAATCATCAAATGAAAATATATTATAATCTACAATTACTACTTTATCTCCTGATTTAAACACAACTTTTCAAGTTTTAATTTTCTATATTCTTTTAGTGATATGAATCTGTCTGCTCTGAAATTTCCTCCTATATTAATTAATTTTATATATTGATTAAGCATATAATAATGACCATAACTTTCTATTTTATACGTAGAATATTTTTTCAAATTCTTATATGGTTCAAATGTTTTAGTATCATTACTATCATCAATACAAACTATTATATTTCCTTCTTTAAACATAATTAATATATTAATTACTTTTTATTATTATTCAAATGTTATGCCAAACCAAAAATAATGTCAATTTGTCATATAATATGACACAATGACATCATAATTAATAATACCAGCAATTTAAGCATTCATCAATACTATCATCAATATGAATCAATGATTGTATATCTTGTTTTCCTTCTGGAAAATATACATTATTAGAAATTTTTTCTCTTAAATCATCAATATGTTTTAAAATATCTTCTCTAATTGTATGCTCATAAATTTTTATTTCTTCGTTTTCCATATTTTTATAATTTTGATGCAAAGATAATACATTTTTAGATATTTACCAAATTTTATAATGAAAAAAGGATGAAAAATAATTATTTTTCATCCTTTTTGTTATTAAAACTTTTTCATTTTTTGATAAGAAATAGCATTTCTTTCATTGCTACGTTGTTTATCTTTCTTTTTTTGTTCTTTTCTATCTTTCCATGAAGTACCTTCAGATTTATCTTTGATGTTTAAGATTGGTTTAATTTTATCAAGAATTAATGCAGTAGGTTCAATAGCTTTTTCAATCATTTCTGAGTTTTTGTAAGCAAATGGAGATTCATCAATTGTACTTTTACATACAGATGTTGAATAAACATTTTTCATTACTCTCTGAAAATCTTTTAAATCAATTGACTCTTTTGCTTTTGATCTTGACATCAATCTACCACTACCATGCGGAGCTGAATTATTCCAGTCTTCATTCGATTTCCCTTCACATATAAGTATTCCATCTCTCATATTGAATGGTATAATCATTTTTTCTCCAAGATAAGATGATATTGCTCCTTTTCTTATGATAAAGTCTTTAAAGTCGACATAGTTATGTATTGAATTTATTTCTTCATCAAATTTTTTGATATTTAATGCTTTTTTTATCAAAGATAACATAGTTTTTCTATTCCATAGAGCATATTGTTGTGCAAAAATCATATCAAATAGATATCCAATAAGATTTTCACCGTCTAAATATTCTTTATTAATATTAAGACTATATCTTGTTCTTAAATCTTTTATTTTTTTATCAATATCAGATTTTGGATAAGTGTTCATAACAATATCATCTAATTCCATATTATATTCTTTGGTAGCAACAAATACTTTACCTCTTGCTACATTAGTCCAATATTCAGCAATTTTCAAACCAAAATTTCTTGAGCCAGAGTGAACTGTTATCCAATAATCATTAGTTTTATCTGATTTGCCAAGTTCAATAAAGTGATTGCCTCCTCCTAATGTACCAATTGATTGAAAAAATTTACCTTCATCCATATTAATATCTTTCAATTTAGCTGTTAACCATTTTTCATTATATGTTGGTGACTCATAAGAAGTTCCAAATTTCTCATTAAATTTTGCAGCAAATTTATCAGCAATTACTTGTACATCATCAAAAGGAATATTTTTGAATACTATATCTTCATGCATATCAAATCCCATAGGAACATTTTCACGTATCAGATTATCAATTTTCTCTAAATCTAATGAAGTTTTACCTGAAAATCTTGCAGACAACATGCCACATCCGATATCTGTTCCGATCGTACTTGGTTTGATGTATTTTCCTAATTCCATGGAAAATCCAATGCAGATATCCGATCCAACATGTGCATCTGGCATTATTCTAATTTTCAATCCATTAGATGTTTCTGAGTTTATAACATTGTATATTTGAGTAAATACTCCTTCTTCAACTTCATCTATAAATATTTTAGCATCTGTATATTTACCTTTTAATTCTATCATAATTTTACTTTTTTATTTATATTTAATTTGCAAATGTACAACAATTATTTTAATTATTAAAATGTTTCACTAATTTCTTTCAATTTATTTTTTCTTTCAATTCTTTTACTAATAAAAAATGTTTTAATAATTATATAGCAATCAACGTTAACATCAGTCATTATTAATATAGAACTATTTTTTTCATCTTCATAAATGTTTAATATTCTATATTCTTTACCTACTGTTATTAATAAATCATTTGTATTATCATTTTTTATACAAATAGCTAATTCTCCAACTTTAAATTTGTTGTTTGATTTCATTTATTTTCATTTTTCTAAGTTTTTGTTTACTAATGAAATAAGATTCAGGTACAAAAAAATTATAATTATTATTACATATCATATACATATTACTTGAATTACAATTACTTAATTGAAGTACTTTATATTCGTTATTTATTGTCAATAATAGTTCAGTAAAAGTATCATTTTTTATACAAATAACTAATTCACCAACTTTAAATTTGTTTTTTGATTTCATTTATTTTCATTTTTCTAAGTTCTTTTTTACTAGCAAAACAGGATTTAGGTACAAAATAATTAATATTTATATCGCATGTTACGCATATATTATCAGTATTAAATATTCCCATTGCTGATATTTTATATTCTTTATTTATTGTCAATATATTTGAATATTCAAAGGTTTTTATACAAACAATGGTATCATTTGTTTTGAACATATTTATTTAGTTTTTCAAGTTTAAATTTTCTTAAATCTTTTAAATTCTTTTTATTTATAAAATATGAATCAGGTAACGGCATTATAAGATTATTATCGCATATTATATTTAAATATCCGCTATTTTTATATATCCATAATATTTTATATTCTTTATCTACTGTTATTAATTGATTGCTATTTTTTATACAAATAGCATAATCATCAATTTCAAATTTATTATTTTTAACTAATTTCATTTAGTTTATTTAATTTTAATTTTCTATATCCTTTTACACTTATAAATCTCGTCATATCATAAACTGAATATCCATATTTATTTTCAATTTCATCTAATATATATGAAGTGCTTTCATATCGACTACTAGTATCATCAAGTGATTCATAACAATTTCCATCATCTCCCCAATATGATAGAATTTTTTTAATTGTGTAAGTTTTATTTATTTCTAATGGATTTATTTTATGAAATTCTAACATATATGATACGAAATCATAAAAAACATAATCTTGTTTAGGTTCATTATCTATACAAACAACTACATCACCTATTTTGTACATATTTATTTAGTTTTTTTAATTTTAATTTTCTGATTGATTTAATATCAGTAAAAAAACTTATTGGTACAAATTGGCTGAATTTTTTAGTGTCACTTTTTACTACAATTTTATTTTGAAAATACCAATCAATATATTCAATTTTATATTTTTTACCTATTGTTAAATGTTGATCCCAATAATCATTATCATCAATTTTTACACAAGTGACAATTTGGCCAATTTTAAAATCATAATTTGTCAATTCATTTTCTTTCATTTAGTTTATTTAGTTTAACTTTTCTTAAAATTAAAATTAATTGATTTTCGGGTAAAGATAATAATCTAAATCTCATATTTGTATTCACTATATGATTATAATGAATAGTTACAACATAATTATCATTATTACAATCATATCTTATTTCACGTATATAAAAATCACTGTCTGGTATTTGTTCATCATAATATTTTTTCAGTTCTCTTAATAACAATAAATATGATTTGGTATCTAAGTTTGAAACTATATTGGTTGGCATAATTTATTTAGTTTATTTAGTTTATTTATTCTGGATATATTATTTAATTTGCATTCAGATAAATAATGATGTTCAGTAGTATAAAAATATCCTGATAATCTATATTTTTTTCTCATTTTAACAGAAATAACATACTCAGAATTATTATGATAACTTTTTCTAAATCCTGATATATCATATACAGTATATTTAAAATTATCATTTAGTATATTTGAATAATATATTTTTAATTCTTTGAGTAAATTTTCATATGATTGCGTATTTTCTTTATATTTATACATTATTAATTTTTTCTAATTTTTGTTTTCTTAAAAAAATATTATGTTCTTTATCATCATTAAATTGATATAATATATCATTAACTACTTCATATTTAGAGTATGTAATAACAAATGGCAAATAATCATCAAATTTAATATAGAAAGAATATTCACTTGACATAAAAATTGAAAAACTTAAATTAAATTTCTCAGTCATTGCAATTATTGCGCCAGATCTAATTAATTCATTTTTTTCATTCAATTGAATATATTTATCCATAGAATAACAGTTTTTAGGCATACCCCATAACCCGTTATCTTGTTTTTTAGAATTTATTTTTATTATTTGCATAATACTGATTATAAATTGCCTAATTTACTTACTTCGTCATTTAATTTAGTTCCAAGTGATTCTAAATTTATCATTTGCTTTTTTATTTGTTCTATACTATTATTAAATTCTTCTTTAATATCTTCTTCAGATATATCTTCGCTTGTCATTAGTTCATCAAATTTTTTAAATAATTCTTGACTTTCTATATTATTTGATACAAATTCGAATGAATCATAATCTATATTTTGATCAATTTGATATTCATTTTCAGTTATTTTTTTATCTATGGTAAGTATATCATTTTTCCTTTTATCTGAAAATTCTTTAAAGTTAAAAACATATTCTTCATTTTTAAGAGGACACCATTCTGCAGTGTAAAAACTAACATTATCATTAAAATTAATAAAATATTCATCATTTTTTAAAAATTTTGATAGTATACATTCACTTATTGGTTCATCTCCTGATTCATAATAATATTCAGTATTACAAAATGGACAATTTCCACAGCAATTTACGGTTTTTTTCATTTTAAATTATTTATTTTTTCGATTTTTTCTTTTCTTTTCTTATTGAGTTCTTTTCTTTTAATTTCTCTCATAAATTCGTCATCAAATATAATATGTTTAGGATATAAGTTTGCATAATCCATATTTACTATCTGATATTCAAATTTATAATTTTTCTTCATAATTATTTATATTGTTTATTTCTATTATGCTTCCAAGTTTTATACATTCTTATTTGATACATCAATAATTGTTTCTTTTTATATTTTTTTGTTATTCTTGAATATTCTGGATAAAAGTGTAAACCTTCGTCCCAATACGGATCTGTATCATCTTTTGTTAAGATGTTATAAGTTTTGTTGTCAGTTACAACTTCTGATTTTTTACATTTGAATTTTTTCATTTTTATTAGATTATTTTTTAATAATCTAATATTTATCTAATTTTTTCTTCATTTTTGATATATTATGCTAATTTATTTTTTATATATATGTTTTTTAAATAAATGTTTTTTAAAAATATAAAACTTTTTTTATTTATAATATATAAGTGATATAATTTTAAATGAACTATACTCAACTAGATTTTTACAAAGATAACAAAAATATTTAATAATACAAATTTTTATATGATAAATAATAAAGTTGAAAGACTTTTAGCTGGAGAAACTATTATTAGTAAAGAACCAGGAAACTCAATGCTTCCAATAATCAAATCAAAACAGCCTGTAACATTAGAACCTGCAACTTGGGAATCAGTTGAAGTGGGAGATATTGTATATGCTAAATATCACGGAAAATTATATACACACTTAGTAAAATCAAAAAACTCAGAACAAGGTGTTCTTATTGGTAACAATAAAGGACATATAAATGGATGGACCAAAAATGTTTATGGTAAAGTAATAAACATTTTATAAAAAATAAATAAATATAATGATGAGAGCAATATGTAAGCTAGATTACGGACAGTTTGAAAATAACAAAACCTACAATTATTCATGCACTAACGACAATAAATTCCACGTTGATGGTCAATATGGAAAAACAGAATTTAATAAAAGACAATTTAATGCATTATTTACATTAGAAAGAACAAAAAACCCAAACAAATCATTTAATTTTTAATATCTAATTTATGAAATTTAATATCGGAGATAATGTTATATTCATAAATAATTCTAAAACTATTTATGCTTGGGATCTTGTTGATTATAAAATCTATAAAATTGAGAATTTTTCAATTCGTTCGTCTGAATTTATGTATTCGGTGAGTGATAATGATAGTAATACAACTCAAAGTTGGTATTTTGAATGTGATTTTATTTCATTGCAAGAATATAGAAAAATTAAATTAAACGAAATAAAACAATTATCATGAGAAGATTTAGTAAAAAATTAAAAAATATATTTAATTCTATTAATCCATATTACGAAATTAATAAAGAATCCGATAGATTTCAAGAACTCAGAATAAAATTGAATGAAAATCGATTAGATTATATAATAAAAGAGTTTGAAAGAATAGAAAATATGAGTGATGAAGAAAGAATAGAATATAAAAAAAATTTATTGAAAGAAGAAGCAAATAATATAATTGATAAATTAGAATCAAATTCAGAATTATATAAAGAATATAATAATATTATGAGGAGAAAGAAAATTAAAAAATTAGAAAGTAATGAGTAATTTAGTAGAACATGCAAAAAGAGAATTTCTTAAATTAGGTTATAAACCAATTGATAAATGCGAAAATGATCCAAATAAATGGATACAAGAAAATATATTAGAATTACTTGAAATATTTTCTAAACAAGGTCATTCTGGATTTTCAGCATCATATGTACTTAGTTATTTTAATAAATTGGCTAATTTTGAACCAATTGCTCCGATTATGTGTACCGATGATGAATGGAATGATATAGCAGATGAATGTTATCAAAATAATCGTTGTTCTGCAGTATTTAAAGAAAAAATTGATAGTAATCCATATTATTTGGATGCTATTATTTTTGTTGATGAAAATAATTCATCTTTTACTGGTAGAGCATATAATAATAGTCATGATAGTATAACAAGTAGGCAAACAATTAAATTACCATTTACACCTAAACGTTTTTATGTTGATGTAGTTTATTATAATGATGAAAATCATATTAAAGATGAATCCCAATTAAAAGAAGTTTGGAAATATTATGAGCATCAAGAAACTAAGTCATATATTAGATTACAAAAATTAAAATCAATAGAATGAAAATTGGAGATGTTCAAGTTTATTTAGGAGATACTAATATGTATTATACTAAAAATAAAAAATATTATGTATATAGGATAAATTCTCATTTTATACCTGGAACTATTTGTGGACATATAATGAATGATATAGGAGATAGTGTTTATTTTCGTGATGATGATATCGACAGGAATTGGATAGATTTAAAAAAATATAGAAAAGAAAAAATTAATAATTTAAATAATATTTATGAAAAAAACTTTGAATGATTTTGATTATAGTTTTAAATTTCCTGATAATGATTTTAATAATTTATCGTTAGAAATGCTACAAAAATGGAAAACATTAATCAATCAAGATAAAATAAAATTAAAAAAAGAAGAAAGAATTGCTAAATTAAATGAAATAAATTCTAAATAAAATGACAATACAAAATTATAAGAAAAAATATTTAATATGTAAAGATGATTTTGGTAAAAATATTTATGTTGGAGATACTGTGGAATTATTTTGTCCACTTGAATTTTCAACTACATGGAAATCAATTGTTTATTGGAGTATGTTATCTGGAGCGTGGGTAGATTTTCCTACTATATTTATTGATACTCCAAATCCTCAAAGAATTTTATATTCATTACTTAATCAGCAAGAATATAATATTTGTGATGTAGATAGTGATATTCCAATAAAATATAAAGGATATTGTAAAAAAATAAAATCTTTTTATACAAAATAATAAAAAAAGACTGAAATAATTATTTCAGTCTTTTTATTATATAATAAATGTTATTTACTTTGAATCGTTTCCTATAGTATTAGTTTTTGTAGTATTCGTATCAGTAGTATTTTCTCCTGTATTATCATTAGTAATATTACTAGTATTTGTATCAGTAGTGTTAATTATTTTTTTACCTTTTTCTATATAATTAATAATATATCCAGCAACCGCAAATTCTATTCCAGCCCATATTGCGAAATCACCTGCTGATATTGTACTTAATGAGTGTAATAAAAAATAAATCATACCCCATTGACCAATTATAAACGCAATCGAAGATTCAATCCTTTTCTTAGAAAAAAATGATGGTTGATTTGAATAAATTTTTAATATTTCCATGACAAATCTTTTTATATTAGTCCATCCAAAAAAATATGTTTTATTCATAAATTATATTATTATTTTTTACCTTGTCTTTTTAATATGGCTTGCTGCAATGCAGTTGGTAGTTTCTTTTGGGCTGCAGAAAGACCAGTTTTTTCTTCTTTTTCATCATCGTCTTTAGAAAACTTTTTTATTGCCCCTTTTTTATCTTTACATTCTTTTTCATCATCTTTACATTTTTTTACGACTTTACCTTTTTTCTCATATTTATCATCGTCATCATCGTCATCATCTTTGATGTTTTTGAATTCTTTAAGAATATCTTTACCTACATTTGTGCGTTTAGTTGGACCAGAACTTTTAAAAAATTCTTTATCTGTAAAATTATCAAGATCACAAAGATTATTCAATTTACCAAATACGTGTTCTTCTTTACTTTTTGGTTTTTCTGTAATACATTTACCACCAGATTCTTCTTTATTTTCAAAAATATCTTTAGCAACTTCAGTTCTTTTAGTCACTTTTGCATTTTTGAAAATTTCTTTTTCTGTAAAATCATCAATACTAAGTAGATTATTTAATTTATTATCTTTCATATTATTTTATTTTTATTTTTATATTATTTTATTGTTTTGTATTCTATATATTTTTTATAAAAAATGTCGTGATATATACTATTAAAATTTTTAGCAGATTTCATGTTTTGGGTTAAATGATTATCTGTTTCAGTTCTCAAATCATTTAACATTTTTATGCCTTGTTCATTCTTTCCATTTTTAAAATAATTATTAGCAGTTTCATCTAATAGTTTAGATTGTATATTAAGATAATTAACTAATTCAGTTTCAGCATTTTTATCTTGTGTTATTCCGTTTTCTGAATATCCAGCATAATCATCATCATTATTTTCGTTGTTTTCATTAACGAACATATCAAAAATCTTTAAGTGATTCATACATTTATTTTTTTTTTATATACTATATATATTATTTTTTATTTGTTTTTTCTTCACCGCAAATATCAATTTTAATTTTTTCTAAATCTTTAGTTGCACCTTTTCCTTTTGTCCAATATTTGTTTACATTATCAAAAAATTCACTTTTCTTTTCATCTGATAATTTAGCAGGAGATTTAACATCATAACAATCAAGTATGAATTTAAAATATTCTCTATATTCTATTTGTAAATCTGATAATTTTTCATTTAATGATAAACTTTCATTATATTGTTTGAAATTTTTAATTTTATTCATTGATATTATTAGTTTTTTATATATATATTAAATAATAAAAATCATTTTTTATTATTTTAATGTAAATTGTCTTTTAATTAAATTTCCTTTTAATTTAACAGATTTTTTAGTACCATCTTCAAAATAAATTATAATCTCAAAATTATCAAAAATTAAACCAAAGTCTTGATATTCAATCATATCATAACTACTTGATAGAATGACAACATTTTTATTATGATAAAATCCTTTTCTTCCTATATAATATTCTTTAAACATTTATAAATTTAATTTATCTTGGATTAATTCTATTCGCAACTTGCATCATAGAATTATATCTTGCTTTTTCAAACATTTCTAATGATACATAATCAGTATTAGTGAAATCTACTGTTTCATTTAAACTTTGACGTTCTTGCGCTTGTTTAACTTCATTTAGTCTTTCATCATGAAGTTTTTGCATAACTTCATTTAATTTATTTTCTTTTGCTTCTTGTTTAACTTCATTAATATTAAATCCATTTACTTTTGTTTCAATGTTAAATTCATTAATGTTAAAGTCTTGTGAGTATTCTTGACGTCTTACTTCATTTATATTTTGTTGACTATAATTACTATAATTAGTATTATAATTAGTATAATCAGGAGTTTCTTTTAACATTTGTCCATTAAAAGAATTATCATTACCTCTTAATTGCTCGTATGTGTAATCTGTTGTTTCTATTTTTTTAGCATTTACTTGTTTGAATAAATCTAAATACGATTGATCATAATATTCCATAAAAATTTATTATTTTTTGTTATATATTAATAATTAAGTATATATTAATATTTACATATTGAATTTATTTGATTTATTTTTAATTTTTTGAATTTCTATTGCTTCTTTCGTAGCTAATATTAATTCATCTTCTGCTCCAGTAAAAATTTCACCTTCCCTTTTTAATCCGTTTTTTGGTTCAGATCCCATATATCTGGTAAACATAATAAGATTATTAGGTACATTATCATACTTAACATCATAATAGCATATAGTTTCTAATTTCGATGAAAAACAATGAAATCAGTTTAAAATTAAGTTAATAATTTTTGGGGTAACTACAAACCCCTCTATTCCGTCAATAAATATATTCGGAAATGCTTTTCTTAAAATGTTATAACTACCATTTACATCTGCGTTAATTATCACATTTGAATTTTTTATTTTATATAAACCTCTACTTTGACGATATCCACTGAATATTTTTTCGGTTTTGTCTCCGTAAACTGGTATTAAATCTAAATTCAAAAATGAAGATTTGCTAGTATAACTTTCTTCTTGTAATATAACTCTTATTCCTTCTTTTTCGCACTTATACGATAACATCGATATAAATCTACTATGTGGAATCTGTATGAAATTCTGGTTGTTCTGTTTTGACATGTTGCATTCTTGTTTCCAACCATCATTTTTACCAATAACTAATTTTGATATGTTATTGATAATTAATTCTTTAACTATTTGATTACTTGCTTTGTGTAGGTAATCATCTACTTTATTGTTTCGTTTATTTGTTAACTTCCTTATTCCTTTACTTGACTTCTTTTTATTAGTGATTTCAAGAACTGATTTCATTTCTGCTAAACGTTTATTGTAATATTGATTTGTAGATTTAAGTGGTCTACCATTAAAAATTAATGGTTGAAATCCTTTAATACTGGTCGTTAATGTCGCTAAATTATTTACACCTAAATCAATTGAAGCGTATCGTTTGTTGTCTCTGACTTGTTTCTTTTCATTATAGGTATAACACACTTCAATCACGTATTGATCAAGCCTTGGTATTATCCGAACGCAATCTATTGAATTAATATCAGTTAACTTGGTATAGAATTCTATTTTAGTACCTGATAACTTGATTTTGTTTGTTTTCTTGAATACTTTTCTTGATATCGCTTGATAATTATATGAAATAATAAATCTTCCTTTAATCTTATGAAGAAATCCTGGTTGCTCTGGATAACTTTTATACTTTGATTTATTTTTACCATAATCTTTACATGAATTAAAGAAACTTTTGTAATTTCGTTGAACCTGAATGATAGTTCCAGTCGCAACTTTCATTGGTAATCTCTGAAAGCACTCTTCAGACTTCATTACTTGATATAACTTATTTAAAGGATTATAATCAGTTGTTTCTAAACCTTGTCTGATTAAATAAACTGATCGATTATAGATGTTCTTTGATTTAAAACATAATTCATCACACTCTTTATAATTTGAATGTGATTTAGTAATTATATGTCTTTCCGTCAATTTCATGTATTAATACCTAATTTTAATGTATATATTAATAAAAATATATTATTTATTTATATTTTATAGAAATTAAATCATTAAAAGTTTAAATTAATTTATTATTTTTATTTAACTATTTATTTTAATTTATATGATAAATATTTACTATCTTAGTTTATTAAATCATTTGATGAAATAATTTCATTGAAATTCATTATTTTTCATTCATTTATATGAAGATTTTGAATACCTTTATCATATTCAAAGTCAGCAATGATACCTACATTATTATCTAAAAAATCAACAATAGATTCATATTTATTTTGTCTATCTTTGATGTCAATTATAACATAATCACCAATTTTAAATTTAGTATTTATATTTTCAAAAAATCTAATATATTTCATTTATAACTTATATTTATTTATATATATTAAAAAAATAAAGTTATTTTTGTATGTCAAAAAGTGAAACACCAACAGCAAAAGATTATAAAGAATCTTTTCAAGATAATATAGATAAATTAAAAAGTGAAATTGAAGATGCCCAAGAAGAATTAGATTTTGATCCAACAGAATTTTTTCCAGTAAATAATAATATTGATCTAAATTTCAAAATTGAAATGCATGATTATGAAAAAGATTTGGAAGTAATTAGAGAAGAGTCAAAAGAAACTCTTGAATGTATAGCAAATTTGTATTTATCTGAGGATATTATGTTAAATAAAAACATAAATAATATAATTAAAAATGATGCACTTGCAATTTCGGATTTAAAATTTTCAATATCATGTTCAAAAAGAGGATTGATTAATTTAATGAAGCAAATAGATAATGGTAGCTCTGATGCAGATTTGTTTCAAGCAGTATCAATGTTTCAAAGAGAGATGAAAGATTGTATTGAAACTTTATATAAATTACAAAAGAGTATGAAAGAGTTCTTTAAAGATCTTAAAGAAGAATTAAAAGAAATAAATATCGGAGATGCTGATTTAGAAATACATGATAAATATAAAGATATGAGAATTTCGGATAGAGATATAAATAAATCAATTGATGCTGCATTAGCAAATAAGAAAAAATAAAAAAATTCAGTAGATTTATACTGAATTTTTTTAAATGTTTCTGATTTAACTTTGTATATTGCTGCTATAATAATATTAACATATTGAGTTTTTTTATTATCCAACAAATTATACATTTTCTTTGTACTATCAGACAATCCTTTTAATTTATTATATTCTTATTCTGTTAAATAAACAATTTTAGAATTTTTGTTTCTAACTTCAAATTCCTGAGTTTTAGTTAATTCTCCATTTTCAGATAACTCATATATATTTCTAATTTTAGACGTATCAAATTATTCATTAATTTTTTCTATTTTCATTTAATTTTTTTAATTTTTTTTATATTTATTTAATATAGATAATATTTGTTTATTATATTTATTAGAATAAAAATAATCATTTTTATTTACAATATCAAATACATTAAGTCCATCATCATTAGGTTCTGGTTTAAAATTATAGTCTTTAGCATATAAATTTGCACCTTTCTGTAAAAGTTCATCAATAATTTTCAATCTCATATCAACATTATGATTTTCACCAGAAAGTATATGATCTTTTCTTTTTAAATTTTCGACTGCTAGTATTAATGGAGTAGATCCATCTCTACTTATAGAATTAATATCAATATTAGGCTGTTCTAATAATAGTTCAAATACCTTAAATCCTTCTTCATTTAAACGTTTCTCATACACAATACTAGATAGTGGGCTAAAATTTGCATGTCCTTTTAAATTAATATCAGCTCCTTTATCAATTAAATACTTACATACATCATAATTCTGATATGAACTTGATAAATTAAGTATATTATCACCAGCCAATTCAACATTTATTATTTCAGGATGCGCATCAATAAGACTTATAACATTATTTGTTTCTTTATTCATAAGATATGTTCTACACTCATAATAATAACTATGAATATTTTTTTCTAAATCTTTTTTCTGTTTTCTGCCGTCACTGTATTTCGTGAATGTTGATGTATAATCATCACCATAAAAATGTTCATCATTTGTAAATCCTTCAAATGATTTTAAATGTTTATTTTTCATAATATCTATTTTTTTTTATAAATTAAATTTATCTGTTGTTCTATTAAATTCAGAATCATCTTTAACTCTTAAATATTCTTCAAATTTATTTACTTTCATATATCAATTTTTATTTTTAATATATTTATCATAAATAACTTCTGCAGTATATTCTTTTCTTTTATCTTTAAGATTATTAATTTCTTTTATTATTTCTGGATTATTATCAAAAATATTTCTAATAAATAATACAGCGTCATCTGATTGCTTAAATGATTTTTCACTTATATTGTGTTCATTACAATATATGTAGTCAATATGATCAAATACATCATCAACATAATTTCTTATAGGTACTTTCCATCCAAATGAATTTATTTCATGATCTGGATTTTTATTGTACATCTCTGTTATTAATTTTATGTGATTCATTGAAATAATTTTTTTATTATATATAAAAAATTAAATAATTTAATTTTTTTATTATATATAAAAAATTAAATAATTATTTTATAAATTTTTCAACCTTTTTATTAGTATCTTCTTTTAAGTATATTTTATTCATTATATTAAATATATATTTAAAAAATTTTTTAAGTTCTTTTCGTTGAAATTTTCTTGAATCAATAAGAATATCACTATGTATATTATTTAATTCAAATTTAGTATATATTGCTTTAAATAATATACTATTTTCTATAACACTATTATTTTTGAAATATATTCTTTCTAAATCATTACATTTTATTGTTCTATTTTTTATTTCATTAAATTCAGTCTCAATATAAATTTCATAAATTTTTCTTATTGTATTATTTTTAAATTTTGAAATAATATCTTTATCTATAATATTATTAATCACAAGATAATTTAATATTTCTCTTTCATCATTTTCAATTAAAATATCATTTTCACTACTAATATTATTGATATCAAGTAGTTTTTTATTAACTTCATCAGGTGCAAATACTTTACCTTTTTCATCTGATTCATTCCATAGCATAGTTATTCCCCATTTAACTCCTGATATATCATTAATGATTTTATTTCTAAATAAATCTAAAAACTTAATATCTTTATATGATTCTAATTTACATTTATTGAATATATTAGAGCAAGAACCTATACCATCATGCCCCCCTGCAACAGTTCTATCATCATTATATCCCATATGAGTTTGAAAATTTTTTAATAAACCATCCATATATTTACCTAAATTATTAATCGGTAATCCTAATTTATCTTTTGGTAAATCTTCTTCTAACATATCTGACATTTTAGTTGTTAAATTTGCAAGTTGAAGAGTATTACCATATTGTAATAATACAAAATTTATTTTAGTATCATTAGGTATGATGCCAGATTTTACATCTTGTGCAAAAATTGCTTTTGCTCTTAGAGCATTAGACCATGTACCAGATGGAACATACATAAGATTTACAATAATTTGATATACAACTGGTTTAACTTGTAATTTTACTACATCTGAATTTATAATATTACCATCATTGTCATAATCTATATATGAAATATTTTGTGCGAATTTTTTCCAAAATTGTTCTTGTGAAGTGAATATAATTTTTTTACCATCTTCTGAGAATCCTTGATATTTTTCTCCAATACCTTTTGTTTTTATTTTCATTTGTGCTAATCTTAAATATGCATCAGATACAAAATCAGGTTCATCACCATTTTTGAAATTAGGATTGTTTTTAGGATAGAATATTTTAAATAACCTGAATATATTATAAATTGATGGCTCTTGAGATGCATTTATAACTTCAATAAATGTTTTATGATCAGAACGTTTTAACATTTGATTAAATGATGCTGCAAAATTTAATTTTGCATTAGGCCCGCTAGCAATTTTTTTTAAATCAAAATCTAATATTCCTTTGATATCAACGTTATATTCTTCATATTTAGCAGAATCAACCATATCAATCCAATCTTTAGTATCATTTGAAAACGGTATTCCTAATTGTAACGCTAAACCTTCAGCAGCAGAACCTGTATCAGTTTTTATGCTACCTTTCTTTTGAGCTATTATTTTATCTTCTTCTGAAAAAACACCGTGATGATCAACGTAATAATTAAATATTTCGTCATCTGATGCAAAATCTAAAGTTATATTAATCAACGAGTCATCAAGTTTAAATGCTGAAACACCTTCTTGATAATCAATCAATCCATATTTGATAATTTTAAAATCATGATTAATTAAATAATTTTTCATTATTATTGCGGAAACAATTCCGTCTAAATCGTTGTGTGTAATTAAACATACATTTTTTCCAGATTTTCCTTTTTTAATCCAATAATTTATATTATTTGGAAGTCTTGGCGCTGCCATATTTTTATATCTTTAATAATTAGATTACAAAGATACAAAATATTTTTTATATACAACTATTTAAGTGATTATTTTTTCTTTGATAGTAAAGATGTTATATCATTAATAAATTTCTCAGAATTTTTTGGATTCATATTTTCAATTATAGTAAAATTTTGATTCCCTTTAATTTTTATTCCTTCTGTAATTTTTCTTAATTCAGGTTTTGTTGAATAATATTTTAATAAAGTATTGACGAATTCATTAATATTCATTTTTAATTTTTCATTATATTTAACAATATGTAATTGATTATCTTTTTTTCTAATAAAGTAATCAGTATCTGAATATTTATTTTTTATAGTTTCTAATATATCAGTTATATGTCCGCTATTAAATTTTATAATTTTTTCCTCTAATATTTCAATACTCAACATAGAGTCATCTTTAGGAGCTAGTAAAACTTCTTCTTTTATAGGTTTAATAACCTTTTCAATAGTTTCATCTACTGCATTATTTGATGAAATATTATCAGATTCTATTTTTGTATCAATTATATTAAAATCTGTATATTTTTTAATAGGCATATTATATTGTTATTTTTTATTATATATTAATAAATTAAAGTCATTTTTATTTTTTATTGAATAAAAGTTAATTATATAAAAAAAGATTATTACTTTATAGTAATAATCTTTTTTTGTGTTAAATAATTAATTAAATTTCTTGTGCTGGTACTTGAGATGCAGCAGATTGAGCACTTGGTTGAATAGTTGCTTGAACTTGTCCTTGTGCTGAGCCTGCAGGTTGAGCTTGTGCAGTTCTTGGTTGAACTTGTGCTTGTGCACCTTGTGCCTGTGGTTGAGCTTGTGAATCATCATTAAATTCATCTTGTGCACCTTGAGCTTGTGGTTGAGCCTGAACTGGTCCTTTATCTGAACCTGTTACTATTTCAACAGGAAGATTTTCTATGTTCAAATAATTTTCATTTGCCCATTGTACTAATCTTTCAGCTAATCTTTTTTCACCCATTTCTGCTCTTAAATCTTTACCAGAGCTTTCTTTTACTTTTTTGATGAATGATCCAACTAAAGATTTAGGAAGATCAACATCAACACTAACTCTATAAAAATCATCAATAGCATCTACCATTTCATTTATTGCTGAATCTTGTGTAATAGATTTCTTACCTTTGAAATCGTTTAAACTTAAAATATTTTTTGTCATTTTGTTGATATTATTTTTTTTTATTTATATATTAATTTTATTTATATATTAAAATTCATATGCCTATTTTTATTCAAGTATATATATTAAATAAAAAAACTCATTTTTTGATTTTTTTATACTAAATAATTAATTAAACTTTATAAGAAAAATATTATAAATAAATCAAATTGAATAATTAAAATATGAAAATAAATATTATTGTAGCAGCATCAGAAAATTGGGTTATCGGTAATGATAATAAATTATTATGGAAACTTAGTAATGATCTTAAAAAATTTAAAGAATTAACTCTAAATAAACCTATTATAATGGGTGATAAAACATTTTACTCTTTACCAAAAGGCGCATTACCAAATAGAATAAACATTATACTGACATTAGATGAGAGTTTTAATGAACCTAATACAATTGCTGCATATTCAATAGAAGATGCTTTAAAAACAGCCGAAATGTATGGAGATGATGTTTTTATAACAGGCGGAGGTGGTATATATAAACAATTTTTAAATATTTCAGATACTGTATATTTAACTGTAGTTCATACAATTATAGATGGAGATACTAAATTTCCAGAACTTGATGATAAATGGATTTGTATATCTGAAAAATTTGAATCAAAAGATGAAAAAAATGATTACGACCATACTTATAAAATATATAATAGAAAGATATGATAATATTAAAACGTAGTAAAATAAATGCGATGATAGAATTATTAAATCATAATAATTCATACATAGAAAATGATGATACTGAATATCTAATGAGTCACATATATAAAACTTTAGAAATAAGAAAGAAAATTTCTATTAATAATAATTTTACTTCTGATGAATTTAAAGAAACTGCAAATTTTGTGAAATTATTGAACAATGAAGAATATGAAAAATTAACAAATTATTACGTTGATGAAAATCAATAAAACAAAAAAAATTAAAATTAATGGCTAAAAAAGAAAAAAGTGATAAAATATTTGTACTCGATACAAGTGTAATACTTTATGATCACAATGCAATTTACAATTTCGAAGAAAATGATGTCGCAATTCCTATTACAGTTTTTGAAGAATTAGACGATTTTAAAAAAGGTAACGATACAATTAATTACGAAGCAAGAGAATTTATTAGAAAAACAGACAAATTAGCAGCAAAAAATAATTTGAGTGATTGGATTTCTATTGGTAAAGGTAAAGGAAATTTGAAAGTTGTGATGAATGAAACTACTGGAACAACAGATGCTTGCGTAGTTTTTAAAACTACAAAACCAGATCATTTGATTTTAAATACAGCAATCTCATTATCAGAAGAATATCCTAATAAAAAGATTATACTTGTATCAAAAGATATAAATCTGAGATTAAAAGCTAAATCATTAAATATTAACGCAGAAGATTATTTAACAGGTAAAATCAAAGATACTGATAAATTATTTACAGGTAGATCAACAATAGAACTTGACGACGATGAAATAATTACAAAATTATATCAAAATAAAGTTTGTACACCTCAAGAATTAGGTATCACAGATCTATTAAATAATAAATATTTAATTATTAAATCTTCAACATCATCTGCATTAGCATATTACAATTCTTTAACTCAACAAGTAGAAAGAATTGATAAAGAAACTTGTTATAAAATAACTCCAAGAAATTCAGAACAAATTTTTGCTCTACACGCATTATTAAATCCTGATGTTAAATTAGTTTCATTACAAGGAGTCGCCGGTACAGGTAAAACATTGCTAGCATTGGCTGCAGCACTTCAGCAAAAAAGAAATTTTAAACAAATATTTTTGGCAAGACCAATTATACCTCTAAGTAACTCATCAATAGGCTATTTACCTGGCGATGTGTCGGAAAAAATATCCCCATATATGCTTGCATTGTTCGATAACTTAAAATTTATACAAAGTCAGTTTAAAGATACTGATAAAGAATATAAATTTATTCAAGATTGTGTTAAAGAAGAAAAATTAGTAATTACTCCGTTAGCATATATTCGTGGACGTAGTATTTCAAATGTATTTTTTATAGTAGACGAATCCCAAAATCTAACTCCTCACGAAATTAAGACTATTATAACTAGAGCAGGAGAAGGAACTAAAATAGTATTCACTGGAGATATAAATCAAATTGATACTCCTTATTTAGATGCACAAAGTAATGGATTATCACATATGATTGCTAAAATAAAAGGACAACCTATTTATTCTCACGTAACATTGGTAAAAGGAGAAAGATCCGAATTAGCAAATATCGCAAATGAATTATTATAAATAAAAAAGCTACTCATTTGAGTAGCTTTTTTTTATTTTTCTTTTTTAAGTTTAACAGCATCTTTAATACTAAATTTTTTAATTACTAGAGGATCATCAGGAGATTCAATATAAACATCTTTACCGTCAATTCTATTCACACGTCCATTCATAATATCATTATCTATGTATACACCAGCATTAAGAATTGATCTTTCTTTTGGTGTTTGTGGATCGATAACATTAAAGTCTGATATTTTTTTAACCCATTGTGCTTTTACTGCACCTATGCCGAAGTTTGGATCAGATTTAGGTTCTTCTTCTTGACCTAACATAGTATATTTAGGCATTTCATTTGATTCTGTTATTTCATCAATTTTTAAATAATCATACAAATCTTCAACTTCTTTATCACTAATTGAATTTAATGCATCTTCATCAATATCTGAGTTACTATTAAGTATTTCTTTTTTTAAAGTTTCAATATATTCACTATATTCGTCATATGCAGGTTTAGCTTCTACAGAATCTCTACTATAATATTCTTTTATTACATCTTTTGCTACATCAGTTCTTTTTGTCTTTGTTACATTTTCTTCTTTCCAATTATCATCAAAATCTTTAAATTTTAATACATTTTCAATATTTTTCATATTACTATAATTATTTTCTTTTATTGATTGATTTACTAATTTAGATTTGAACGCAATTGTTTGTAGTTTACTATCCTTTGCAGCAAATTCATCCCAGCTTTCTATATGATGATCAACTGCATTACCTATATATTGAAGATTTGGAATGCCTTTATTCATTCTATCATTGGTTGTTAAATCTCCGATATCTTTTCCTTTGGTCTCTGCTCTTAATTTTTTTAATTGTCGAATACTAGTTTCTCTTGGTAACATATTAAGTTGTTATTTTTTATGTATATATTAAAAACCGTTTTCCGTTTTTTTATAAAAAAATGTTGTGAAAATTAATTCACAACATTATCATTTTTCTTTTCCATTATTTTTATTAATTCAAGAATTTTTGTTTTTTCATTAAATGTTTGAATTTCTTTATCAGAAATTTCTAATGGTTTAAAATGTAAAACTATTTCACCTCCTGCTAATTTGTGTAATTTACCTTCAACAGTATGCCAATCTAAAATTCTGTGAATTCCTTCTATATGTGAAATTACATTTTCATTTTTTGATATTTTAATAGCATGTTTTTTATTTCTTTTATAAATTTCAATCGAAGGACATCCTTGATTACTAATAATACCAATCTCTTTAGAATTTTCATCAAATAATTTAGAATAAATAGTGAACTCTATGTTACAACGCTTTGTTGTATATCCAAGTGATATACATATATCTTCCATAAAATTAATATTAAATACATCATTTATGACATAGTATTCCATTATACCATATTTTTCAATTATTGGATTTTTAATATTATTATTTTTTCCTATCCATTCTTCTTTTGTCATATTTGTCATTTTACCAACAATCATAATCAGTTATATTTTCTTCTTTTTTTAAAAGATTATCAATTATAATTACTGCAGTTCCTATTCCTGTTGGAGTAAATCTATAACTAAATCTACCGCCTATTGCTGTTTTCGGTGATTTTTTCTTTTTCTCTTGTTTTTTGATCCATTCATTTGCAGATTTTTCTTCTTTTTCATTTAAATAATATGTTATCATAATTTAATATATTTTTAATTGTTCAAGTTTTTGCTTACGAATATCTTGTTTACAAAAATGATGATAATCTATTAATCTAATAGTAATTAATTTCATTCTATTTTTTGCAAGTTCTATATCAAAATATTTTACTGAATAACAAGCTAAATCATCAGTATACGTAGATAATTTTATATCTTTTATTATATTTTCACCTAATGAATTTATAGATTTTAAATAATTTTTAACTGATGTATTTTTCATTATTTTAATTTCTTAATTGTTTTAATTTTTATATCTATCATTGATATCAATCTATTTATTTCTTGAGAATGAATGCCACCCTGTGATATTTTAATTAAATATTGAATATTTATATTATATAAATCTTCTAATATGGTAATTGTATCAGAATTATTTATCAAAGTTTCAAGTTCTGTACTATCATTCCAAAAAATTTTATTTTTCCTTGTAGAATTAGTAGTAATTATTATTAATGAAGAAAATAAAAAAGATATATAAAGCGCCAATTTAAGCATAATATTAACTGAAATATCTTTATCTATAGTAATAAAATAAACCATCGAATAAATAATAATAAAATATATCACGAATGATATACCAAAAATAATCCATAAAGAACATTTACTAAAAAATTTAGTTATTGCTTTCATAATTTTATTTTTTTAAACTGAAATAATATAGAATTAACCATGATAAAACTAATATAATAAAAATAATTAACAAATAATATTTACTAAAAAAATTATTTATTGCTTTCATAATTTTATTTTTTAAATGTAAATACTAAAAAGTTTATAAACCTATGCTTATGAATAATATCAAACAATTACTTTTAAATTTATTTGAGAAAATAGAATACATATTTAAAAATATAGTAAATTCGCTAATCAATTCTTTAAATTTTATATCTGCATCTTCTTGACTCATTTTATTATCAAGTACATAATTTTTAATATCAATCATTCTATTTGATAAACTAAATACTTTTTCGACCATTTTGTCAGAAAAAACTCCAATCAAATCAAATGTTTCCATTAATTTGTTGAAAGATTTATAATTATCAATATTATTATCATTTATCCAAGAATTTTCTAAATTAAAACTATAGTCTGATTTCATTTCCATTTACATTTGTTTGTTTAATTAATAATGTACAAAGATAATAAAAATAATATGTAGTTCATTACATTTTTTATTTATTTAATTTTTTTTTAATGTTTTTTGAATTAGATATTTTTTCAAGATTTTTTAATTTTTTAATTCTTTCTTCCTTTTTCTTTCTTTTGTTTTCGTATTTTTTTAATATTTCTGCAGTTTTAAAATTAATAATTATAAAATCTCCTGATCCTGAAAGTTTTTTATTATGTATCAGATTAGATGCATCTAATAATTTTTGATAAAGTTCATTATTAATCGACATTTAATTTTTTTAATTTTTTGCTTCTTATATATTTAACAATATTAGAATTTTTATTAATTATATCATTACTAATATAACGAATACAATTTTCTTCTACTTCACAATAATTATTGTAACAATTTTTTAATTTACATGCATCATATTTATCATAAGAATCCCATTCAATTCTTTTATTCGGACAATTTTCATCAATAAAATTAATAAATTTTTTCTTATTTTCAATATTAATATATCTATTCTTTGATGTTTTTATATCTGTTTTTATTGTGAAAGTTTTTAATGCACTTGATGATATAGTTAATTCTATTTCAGCCTCATTATCTCTTATGGTGTATCCCGTTATTGAATCATAATCAATTATTGTGAATTCATGATAACAACTAAATTTACAATAACTTAAAGTTATTTCAGTTAATGATACAATTATATCTCTTACTTTAAATTCTGGATTTAAATAAATTGGAATTACCATATTATATTTTTTTCAAAGATAATAAAAAAAAATTGAATTACCTACTATTTTAAAAATATTTATATAAAAAAAGTCCCATAAAGAGACTTTTTAATTTGAGCAAGTGGTCTGATTTGAACAGAATCCTTTAACTGGAAGCTAAACGCATTAACATATGCTACCACTGCATTTTAATAATATCTATATTTTTCATTCATATTTCCTTGATCCTTAATAACTTCATTAATTATAGATAATAACTTTTTTTTATTTTTAATACATTTATTTTTAAATATATTTTCCCATTTTTTAAAATAATCTATTAATGGTAAATTTGAATCTATAAAATCTAAATTGTAATTATTTTTAATAATTTGTTCATTTAAATGATTAATTAAAACTATTAACGCTGGCTCTGATATTTTTTCTAACATATAATTATAAAATTTTTCAGCATTAAAACTATCCAATTCTTCATATTTTTTCCATGATTCACATTCTTTAATTTTTTCTAATAAAATATTTTTATCTATGCTATTAAATTTCATTAAAAAATGATACGCTTCTGAAACTCTAGCGTTTAATTCATTATCCAAAGATAAATAAATAAAATATGTAAAATCATTTAAAGGTGTCTCGATTTTGTTAAAATTTGTTATAATTTTTTGTAAATTAACATGAGTAGGTAAATCTCTTTGATTCTTAACCAAATTATAAAATTCTAAAACATGAGTCAATTCATGAGATATTTTACTTTTTATGATGTAATCATCAGTTCCAATAGGAACAAAAAAGTATAAATTTATATTTTTTAATATATTATTTGAAAAAGTATAATTTATAGGATCAAATTTAGCATAACAATCTAATCTTTTTTCAAAATTAATAGTCAATTTAATATTATATAAAGGAAATAAAATATCTTTTAAATCTAAAAAAATAATCTTATCTTCATAGTCTAAAAAATTAGTATAAATAATATCAGAATATGTTTTAATAATGTTAGAAATACCATTACCTTCATTGATAAAATTTAAATACTTTTTCATATTGGTATATTAAAATTTTCATTTAATAAATTTTTAAAAAATATAGGATCATATAAATACATTCTATTAAAATCTTTATGAAATATTGCAGATGGTATCGATGAGAACTCTAAATTACCCTCATTAATCCTATTATCAACACTTGATATTTTACTTTTTATATATTTTAACCTAATATCAAATAATTCTTTAAGATCAATTAAAAATTTATCATTATTAGTTTCTTTCCATATAGATTTATTTAATTTCTTAATATATTTCTTATTTTTTGAATAATAATAAATACTCTGATATATTTTATCTTTTAATAAATTTAATTCAATTTCTTCTATATTACTAAGCTTTTTTATATTAAATTTTTCAATATCTTTAATATTATCAAATATTTTATTGTATTTTTTACCAATCTTACTAAAATAATAATATTGATGTATTTGAGCATCGATTTCATGACTTAAAGTTTTATATAATAATTCAATTATATTATTAATATAATCTGATTTAAAATTGTTTCTAAATTGACTCAAAATAACTCCGATAGACCAAGAAGATGACCTAAATTTATTATTTTTAGAAATATTGTAATATTGAAAAATGTGTAAACATTCATGTAAAATGACAGAATCTATATAATCATTAAAATATATCTCATCTTTATCAGAAATATAAATATCTAAAACTATTTCAATATTAGATAAAATATCATTACTCATTTTAGAGTTATTAAATCTAGCAACAGAGTTGCAAACATTTTCTTTATATTTATATAAATTAAATATTACTTTAATATTATCTAATTTTAAGTCATTTTCAGATAATTCATAAGTAAACTCATTACTTAAATTAATATTATTAAAATTAATTAATATATTATGCAAATCTTTTGATATAGTCTCCTGTAAAATTTCACAAGAATCAGATATCGATTTTCTTTCTAATAAATATGTGTTGTAATTGTTTAAATAATCCATAATATAAATTTGAGCAAGTGGTCTGATTTGAACAGAATCCTTTAACTGGAAGCTAAACGCATTAACATATGCTACCACTGCATTTTAATAATATAGTAATTAAATATTAAAAAGTTTATAAATTAAATTTTTTAATATCATATTTTATTTGTATTTCTGGATCTAATTTTACATCATTTAAAACCTTAGCAGTATCTAAATAAATTTTTTTATCTAAATCACATACATTAAAATTCTCAATTAATGTATCAATATCAAAAATATCTTCAATTTCATAATCTATATCATTGTCTTTATATTCATTGCAAATATGATTTATAGTAAAATTATTTCTGCTTAATTTATCATCAAATGAATACATATCATTTATACCACAATCTGATATAGTACAAAGATAAATTATTGTTCCAGTATTATTTTCAAATAATTTTAAATGCTTCATATTATTTTTTTAAAGTATATATAAATTTTAAAAATCCAGAATCATATATGCGATATACCTTCCGTTCTAACATAATTTCATGCTCTGTTTTATTTATATCAAATCCTTCTGTTACTAATTTATTTTTACGAAAATTACATTTATTATGCCTAATATTATCAATAATATATTGATAATCTGGCTTAACTTTATCGACAAAATCAAATCCTATTTTTTTATATAAATTAATTTGACTAAAACTTCTATCAAAATAACATACTATTTCTTTCGCACTATATTTATTTATAAAATAATTTAATAACGTAATTTCACTATCAATAATATTAGTATTTATTTTATTACTAAAACTTATCATCTCATAATTATTATTCTTAATATTAAATGTCATTAAACTAATTAATTCATTACCTAAATATAAACCAATTTTTATATTAGATTTAATATATCCATGTATATCATTTTTTTCTAAATAACTTTTAATTAAATTTATATCTAAAACTTCTCTTATTTCACAATCTTTTGAATCAATTACGTTTTCAAAAATATTTAATTTACTTAATATTATAGATTTTATAATTTCATTATTATAAATCCAGTCATCTTCATAAATATGAATCAATTGAATGCCTTGTTTTTCACATTCTTCAGTTTTATTTAAATGATAATCTTTATCTTTATTTAATTCATTGTGCCACCATAAACCATTAAATTCAAATGCTAATTTCAAATTAGGTAAATAAATATCTAATTCTAAAGGATTTAAAATTTTTCTATCATTCAAAATTATCTCATCATTATAATTTTCTTTAATAAAACCTAATAATTGTAACTCTAACCCACTAACATTTTTTGAAATTGGATTGCATTCTGTACATAATATTGTTTTATTATTTATCCTATTCCACAATAATTTATAATCAATATTAAAATGATGATCTTTATGTAAATCACATTTAAATTCATATTGACCATTTGATAAATATCCAACAAATATATCTTTTCTATCTCTAATAATTTCAGATTTATATAATCCTTTATCAAAATTTTTCTTAAAACTAATAAATTGATTTTCTCTCATTTTAATAGATATTTCTGCATTTTGACTAGCATATTCTACTCCATATCTTTCTAAATTCGTTGATTTCATTTTATATGGATTTGTATAGTTAGCATCTCCATATTTTTCTAATTTACTTACATGTCCTTTTTTGTTAATTTCTTTAGATTGCTGAGGATATTCGACACCAAAATTTTTTAAACAAGTTTCTACTTTTTTATCTTTAATAATTTGAGAATTTGAAACATTTTCTACTCCATATTTTTCTAAATTTGTATTTTTTGATTTTTGTTCAGAACATTTTCTACTACAAGCATAATATGTTGTTGAATTTTTTGTGTTATAATTATATCTACTATATGAAATAATAGTTTCTTCGCCACAAACATCACATTTTGCTTTAATTTTTGATACACTTCTTGTAGGTAAATCTATTGCAAGTATAGAAATAATTTCATTTCCTCCTTTTACTTCATACCCTTTTTCTTTATAATATTTAATTTGATTATTAGATATTTTTACATCGACATACTTTGTCAAAATCATAACATTTTTTATTTTATATATAAAAATAAAAATATAAAAAAATTATATTTTTATTTATTATTTCATAAAGGAGTTCCCTCTAATTTTTTAAGCTCATTTTGTAATTTATCAAGTTCTTCATGTTTTTCCATCATCACGTTTTTCCACTTTTTTCTATCAGAATATACTTCTCTCATTACACTACTAACAACTCCTTCCTCATTCTTAAATACTGATCCATTTAAAGTTATGATATCATCAGGCTCAATTGTTAATTGATGTCCATTAAATATGGAATAATCTTTACCTTTTACTTTTTGACCTTTATATGAATCTGCAGATATGTTAAATTCTCTCATAGTAGTAGGATACAAGGAACTAAAGTCAAAACAGCATGTCCATTCTGCCATACCTCTTACAGGTTCTTTAACCCATCCTCCTTTTATAGATTCAGTTTCAGTATCTCCGTATTCACTATCTTCATTTCTAACAAGAACAATATTTTTTTGATCTCTTAATTTTTCTCTTAAAATTCCTTCTGTTAATGCAAGAGTTGAAATTGCATCTTTAATCTTAATTTTACCCAATACAGCCATGCCATAAAGTATGTCTACATATTTCATTTTTTTATGTATCTGTTGAACTAAGCAACTATCTACAGCATTATAGAATACAAATTTCTTATAGTCCTCTTTATGCAATTTTTTTAAATCTCCATCGTAATTAATTTTCTTAATTTCTTTTCCTAGTAATTTTTCAGAAGCGAAATCTAAAGATAAACTTTCCTTTACTTTAACTGATTGATCCCATTTTTTAAATAATTCCATATAATCAACTATAACCCTATGCGCTGGCATTTCTGCGTAACTTGGATTAATAGCATTAGGAGGATTAAATGGTTTATTAAGTTTTTTTGTGAATGAGGCAACCTCAGGTTCAAGTCCAATTCTTCTTGCTCTTGCAACTAAATATGTCCAGTCATAATTAATGAAATTCCAACCAGTTATTACTGGCATTTTAGGAACTAATTTGTTAAAAAAACTATGAAGCATATCATATTCAGTTTTGTACTGAACATATTTAAATTTATAATTTGTTCCAAATTTTTGAAAATGAGTATTGATATCATTACCAATTGATTCAATTTGTGCAGCATCTAAAAACTGAGTTCCAATTACCAACACTTTATCTTTATTTACTATTGATATTGTTTGTATCTCACCCTCAGCAAGTTGTGGTTGTGGTTTACCAGTATTAAGAATCTCGTTCTCAATATCAACGAAGAATATATCTGGTTCTGCATATGAATATATTTCATCTCGTTCTTCTTTATCAAAACTATCTATGAAATCATAAATGGAATACCGATTTGGGTATTTTGTATAAATCTCTTTAACATTTTCTCCTGACCATGTGACAAATCTACCACTTTTTTCTTTATCATCATCAGTAGTTTTTATAAATTTTGTTGGGCGACTCCAATTTTTATATTTTAGTTTGATCTGACCAGAACTATCTATATATGAGATAATTAGGTTATTATTTTTATATTCAGTATCTACAATCATATATTATTTTTTAATTTATTTTTTAATAAAGTTTCAATGAATTTTGATTTAGATTTTTTAATATATTTATCTAATAATTCATAAATATATGGATTTAGTGAAAAACTCACTGTAATTTTTTTTTCACTATCTAACATTTTTTTCTTCATATAATTTATATATGTTTTTATATTATTTGTTTGTTATTTTATAAATAAGATATATTCTTGTGTTATGACTTGAAATTATTTATATATAGAATAAAAATAAAAGTTATGAAAAAAGTTGAAGAAAAAAAGAGGAAAATAACAATAACATTAAGTCCTGACATACTTATATTATTAGATGATAAAACATCTAATAGATCTAATTATGTAGATAATTTATTATTAGAATATTTTAATAAATTAGGAGAAGATGTATCAAAAATAAAATTATAATAATGAGAAAATTAACTACAAATGAATTTATAGAAAAATCAAATGAGATACATAATAATAGATATGATTATTCAAATACTATTTATACTGGTTGTAAAAATGATGTCGAAATAATTTGTTCAATACACGGAAAATTTACTCAAAATGCTCAATCTCATTTAAATGGGCATGAATGTACGAAATGTTCTGGTCATTATATATATTCTAAAATAGAATTTATTGAAAAAGCTAATATTGTACATAATAAATATGACTATAGTTTAACGAATTATATAAATAGTAGAAATAAGATTAAAATAATATGTCCGATTCACGGAGAATTTATCATAAGGGCGAATAATCATTTACTTGGAATAGGATGTTCAAAATGTAGTGGAAAAAATAAAAATATATCTGAAATAATTGATGATTTTAATAAAATATATGATTATAAATATGATTATAGTTTAGTTAATAATTATAAAGATAAACATTCTATAATTAAAATAATATGTCCAATTCACGGAGAATTCGAAAAAATTGCATATGCTCATAACAATGGTCACGGATGTCCAAAATGCGGCATAAATACATTATCTACTTCTAAATTTATAGAATTATCAAAATTAAATCATAATAATAAATATGATTATAGTTTAGTTAAATATAATGGTGTTATGAATACTGTAAAAATAATATGTCCAATACATGGTATGTTTGAACAGATTAGTAGATTTCATTTAAATGGTAGTGATTGTCCAAACTGTTCAGAATCTAAAGGTGAAAAAGAAATCAGAAATTATTTAGATAATAATAATATAACTGAGAATGAATTTAATAAATTATTTAAAAAATATTATAAACAATGTTACATATATGATGCTTCTATAATGTTAGATAAATTTAATTTAAAAAATTTTAGTAGATTAAATTCTAATAA